AACGCTTCAAGGCTATCCCGGCCCTGGCTGTGCTCATGGCCTACCGTGAGCGAGTCGCAGACGCCCCCGAGTGCTGATCTCAACAAACCCTTCAACCCGAAAACGGCCCCCACCTTGCCTTATGGCGGTGGGGGCCGTTTTCGTCGTTGTGGTGCCCGTTAAAAGTGCCTCCTGCTTCCGTAAAGAGGCACAGGGCAGCACCGCCCATCAACTCTCTGCCCCGTTGGGGGCCTGGCCCACTGAGGCCCAAAGGAACCTATCTCTACTGACAAAGACCTCATCGTCCTCCCCACCGTCCCCACCAAGGAAGAACGCCAGGCGGCGATCATCCGCACCCTCCGGGTGCAGCGCCACCTTGACTGGCTCGCCGCCGGGATCACCCACGCTGCTCAAGGCACCAGCCTGAGCCACATGGTCAGCCTCCGTCGAGGTTGGGCGTCGGCCATGGACCAGGCCGTCGTGGCACTGGACCATGGTGGCCGCAACGCGGCTCTCATCTACCGACCCCAAGGAGGAGGTGAGACCCGCATCCAGGCGTGGGGTGAGGATCAAGCCTCGGCCCTGGCTGCCCTGGCCCATGACCTCATCGACTATCACCCCTACATCTGGGAACTCCACTCTGTGGAGGCCGTCCACGCCAAGTGGGTCAAGGACGGCTCGCTGCTACAGCACCCACCGCGCCCCTGATCTTCACCGTCCACCGCCCGACCCCCAGTCCTGGGGGTCGGGCGGTTTCGTGCGTCTCGGCTACCCCTCCACGGTGGCCCTCCAGGACGCGCCTCTCCCCTCGCCGAGAAATGTCAGAACCGACGACATAAATCAAGGGGGGTCCCCGGCCCGTCATGACGGGCGCATTGAAACCGCGTCCAAAATCAGATTGCTGATCCCAACCCCCCTTGCCATCCCCTTTCCCTGCGGGAATCGAACCGGCGAGTAGGCCCACAAGCCGAAGCCCGCAAGTAGGCTCTCTCACAGAGGGGGGCCTCTCTCACACGGGATCATGGGATCACGAGATCACTGACTCCCCGGCTGCGAAATAGTTTCGCGGCTGGTTTTCAGAACAGAAATCTCAACCCCCTCTCGGTGAGGGGGCAGGACCAGGGGTGCGGACCCGTACAACAGATCATGACCCCCAACGTGAGACTGAGCCATGCCCAGTGACGCCATTGACCTTCTGTTCGACTGGCAGGACGAGGAGGCAGAGGGGAATCCCGACGATCCGAGGGGCGACGATAGGGTTGGAGGATCGCGTGGGCCATTCGGTGCTCGGCTGGAGTACCATCCCTTGTATAAGAAACGGAAACAATGGCCTCCTCGACAGGTGCTTCCTTCCGAACTCGCTTGTGGCAGCACTCGGACATGCAGAGAGTGTCGGGACACCTACCCTGAAACCAACGAGTTCTTCTACATCCGACTGAGCGGCAAGCAGAAAGGAGCGGTGGACCCATACTGTTGGGGGTGCCGACGAAGCAGAGTACGGTCCAAGAAGAAGGCAAACGAACACAGGCATTCCTTTGCTTCCCGGCTGCGTCTGATCCGTGGTGCATCGAAAAGGCGGGGAATCGAGTGGGGCTTCGATGACCGTGAAGACCTCCGTGATCTCTACGACACCCCCTGCCACTACTGCGGCGGCGAGGTCATTCACCGTCTGGGGATCGACCGACTGGACAGTGACAGGGGGTATGTCCCCGGCAACGTGGTCCAGTGTTGTGGGATCTGCAACAGCATGAAAGCCACCCACTCCGTAGACGAGTGGGTGGCCCACATGGAACGGGTGCTCAATCACCTGCGCGGGACTTCTTGAAGCCCAGCCAGAAGCCCAGCGCGACCATCAGGTGCAGACCGATGCTCGCCAGGGACGCGACGTCCGCGTGGTAGTCGGTCAGGTGCAGGTGTACCTGGCCTACGACCCAGAACGGGATCGCAAACTGCTCGCTGTACCAGATCAGGCTGTACTCAACGAAGTCCTTGAGGGCCTGCCTGGGATGGGGCTCTGGTCCTGCGGCGGCTTTGGGGTCATCCGTCATGCCCCTGGCATCTCTATAGAAATCTCACCGCCGAGGGGGCGTTGATCCCCCGTTGATCTCGGTAGTAGGACCCATGACGAATGACCCGCCACGCTTGACTGTTGAACTTGTCCCGAGGGGCCAGTGGGGTGCGAACCTTCGCTCGGAGTTGTCCCGCAAGGAGTGGGACCGCCTGCGAAGGGCTTCCTACAAGGCTGCCGATTACCGCTGCGAGATCTGCGGTGGGGTCGGGCGTCGGCATCCTGTCGAGTGCCATGAACGCTGGGACTACAACGAGGCTACGAAGACCCAGACCCTCGTGGGCTTGATCTCCCTGTGCCCTGCTTGCCATCAGGTCAAGCACATCGGGCGTTCGTTCGCCATCGGGAAGGGACCCCAGGCGATGGCTCACCTGATGAAGGTCAACGGCTGGAGCGAGGACGAGGCCACCCTCTACGTCGAGGGTGCGTTTGAGGTCTGGCATCGCAGGAGCAACGAGGATTGGACCCTGGACATCTCCTGGGCCTACGCCCAGAGCGTGCCGGTCCCTACGCCGGGCCTGGAGGACTTGTAGGATGCTGTTGGGAAGCACACAGAGAGAACGGACGTCGTCCTTGAGGATGCTCATTCCCCTTTGGATGTGGGGGGACCTCGGACCAGATCGGTTCCGCTACGAGCGCAAGGGTGGCTTCAAGATCGTGCTGAACAACTTTCGCAACGGGGGTTTCGCCCGCAAGTGGACCCTCCGGGTCGTCCATGAGCCGACGAACAGCATGTGCGGTGCGGAGTGCTCCTTTGATCCCGACCTCCTGGACTGGGGTGGAAGCGAGGACGACCTCGTCCAGGCCGTCAAGGACACAGTGATTCACCTGTGTCAGACGGTCGCTCCCCGCATGTACCACCTGGACCCGCGCATTGGGACCCCATTCAGCGGCGTCAACGGCGAGCCGATGGGCCTGTCCCCCCTGTTCGACCGTCCAGACGGAGCCGGGCAGACGCAAGAGGGCGTGATGCGAACGATCCTGCCTCGCATGGGCCAGGATGGGGTGCTCCGTGAAGCCAGGATTGGAGGCATCCCCGCCAGGTGCCCCTTCTGCCAGGAAAGCCTCCACAGCCCCCTCTCGGGGAAGCCTGTGGTGTGGGCTGGTGGGTCTCTCTGCTGGGTCCACGCAGACTGCCTTCGGGACAGCGGCATCGTCGGACGACGTCCCTACGATGCCTAAGAGGATCACGGAGGTCCAGATGCGCGTGCTGCGTGCGATGGACCCGAACGACCCCGCGTATGACCCCGACCACCGACCCCGTGGTTCGCTGGAGCGTCTGGCGAAGAAAGGGCTGGTCACCGGGGGCCGAAAAGAGGGTTGGAAGTTGACGTTTACCGGGCGAGAGGCCGTCCGTCGCCGCAGCACGGAGGTGCCAGAATGACCTCATCAACGCAGTTTTCGCAAGGCTGCCCGGTAGGATCACGCTCCGTATCAGTAAGGACCCTCACCAGAGAGGTTTTTACGATGGCATCCAGCAACACCACGACGTACAAAGGCGACTCACCCGGAAAGGCATTGGTCCGCATCCGCACCTGGGGGGCTATCCGAGCAACGATGTCTCGGTTGGGCATTCCTTTCCAGGGGGCGATGGTCCTCGCAGGGGAAGGAGGCGACCTCGGTGTCCTCGACGGAATGGGCTTCGACATGTCGAAGGTCGTCGCAGTAGACCGTGATCCCTTCATGGTCGAGTGGTGTCAGCACCACTACCCGGAAGTGATCCCCGGCACGGGCGAGTTGATGGACATCGCCGCAAGCGGCATCCTCCCCTACAACGCCGCCCACATCGACCTTTGTGGTGGTATCCGCAAGGCAGACAACATCCTCACTGTGGCTCGTGTGGCTCAAGGCATCCACTCACACCCTGCTGTGGTCGCCGTGACCATGATCAAGGGTCGGGAAGGCAAAGCCGAGCAGGGCTTGATGGGGGGTGTCAAACGCGGTGTTCGACGCCGTCTTCAGTTGCTCGCCCGGAAGAAGGGCGACCCTCTGGCCGAACACGTTTACTCAGGGAAGCCCTTTCAGTCCTGGCAGATGCTGGAGACCCTCCACAAGCAGATGGGGGAGGTCATCCGGCGCGACCCGGAAGCCCACGCGGGCATCTTGAAGAAGAACGGCAAGCCGACGACCTGGGGCATGGCGATGCAACGAGCCATCATCCTTCAGCACACCGTCGAGCACCTCTGGGAAGCCTGGAACGAGAGCGGGTGCGGGGTCAAGATGAACCTGCCGCCAGGGGAGCGTCTACACATGCAGCAGGTGGGCCTCATGGCCTACCACTCAGGGACGAAGAAGGGTGGTGGCACGCCGTTCGTGACCGTGCTCTACCTCATCTACCGGACCTCCCAGAACCGAGCGGTGGTCGATTGGTTGGTCGATGGAGAACGCCGCATGAACGCGACCGGCCTCTCTGGAGGGAGCCTTCCCTACGGGGAGATCACGGCCAAGGAGGCCCTGGAGTCCTTCAACCCCACCGTGGCCGCGATGGCACGGGTCCAGGACCACAGCAAAGTGGCCCGGATGTTCGGGATCGATCCGAAGTCGATCCCCGCCATCCTCGCCCACGACACCCGAGGCACCTACAAAGGCAAGGCCCTGTGGCAAGCCCGCAAGGTGTTGGTCCCACAAGGGGCCGAGGGATCCTTCGCTACCAATGGTTGGGGCGGCCACGTCGCCACCACCGACGAACACAGCGCCGCCCATAAGGCCATGCGGGAACAGGTGGAAGCCTGGCTCGCCGCAGGGGGGACGGTCGAGACGTTCCCCGGCTTCCGCGAGATTGAACTCGCCACCTCACATTCGGAGTCGAAATGACCACCTCCACCGACACGACAGTGCAAGCCGTCTTCATCTCTGAGGAGTACACCTTCCTCTGCCACATCGTCCTCCTGGCCGAAGGCACCACCACGGCTCAGATCGAACAGTGGTGGCAGGAGTCGAAGGGGCGCTACAGCGAACCGCTTCCTGGGGAGGTCCGGCGCGACAGCATCATCTGGAAGCACGACCTGGAACCCGAGACCGGTTGGACCCCCGTGGACGAAACCTGGCCTCATCCAGGACAGGTGTTCCACCTCCTCGACCGGGAGGTTCACACCTACGACCCCACTGAGTACAAGATGCCTGAGGATTCAGCCTTCGTTCACACCCACATGGACGATGACTCGTTCCTGCGGCTCCCGGACGGCACCTGTCACCCGCACCCGGACTACGACCCGTCCGACGACGACTCGGAGGACGACCAACCCATGCTGTCCACCATGCTGCTGTGGGGCATGACCTCAGCGAGCAGCCTGCTGCCAACGTACAACAACCGTCGCAAGGAGACACGATGACCAACCGAAGCAAGGGCGAAGAGAACTTCATCGACCAGATGACACGCAAGTTGCTGGTCTTGTGGGCCGACCACCAGGTCCGCTACCCCGAAGGCGGTGCCGTGCCCTCTGACACACCCATTCCCTACCAGGACCACGCCTTGAAGAAGGGTTGGCTCACGAAGCGGGAGCCCCACAGGCTCACGGCGAAGGGCTTCCAGGTCGCTGCATCCTTCCTCAAGAGGTAATCATGGCCGTCACAGTTTTTCTGGTCGAGGAGTACGGCTACCGCACCTGGATCTGGCGCACGGGCATGACCCCGACGCGGCTGATCGCCTGGTGGAAGGCCCTGCCGACTGTCTCACCCTTCTTCTTCAACCCCAGCAAGAGCGGACTGCCTGGCGACCTGATGCAGGCGGGAGAGATCGACCATGAGCCAGGCTGGTGGAGCGCACACCTCCACATGGACGAGGACTCCTGGCTCCGCACCCCCGACGACATTGAGATCCACCACGAAGGCTACACCGGAGAAAGGCATGAAACCCCACCCTCGTGAGCGGGTCGCCCGCAACTTCATCAAGCGGTACGGCAGAGAGCAGTTTCGCTGGACCATCGAAGCCTTCGGGGAGCCCCGGTCAGGCCAGGAGGTCGCAAAGCGCCTGGGCGTGTCCCGAGAGCGCGTCCGACAGTGGCGCAACGCCTTCGGCCAGACCATCACCTTCTACCGTCTGCACCCGGAAACGAAGCGCATCCTGGACGAGCCGGAATGAGGGGGCGGTAGTGCGGCTATAGGATCAGAAGGTCAAGACTTCTGGAGTGACCCAATGGCCCGCACCCTTACTGCCACCGACCGTAGTGCCCTGATTCGCCTTGCTTCGACCCTGGAGAAGGGTTCACCCGAACGCAGGGCGATCCTCGCCGGACTGGAGAAGTCGGCGAGGATGCCTTCTATGGTGCTCAACGATCCCGAAGCCTACTTGCGGTGGGCGCGGAAGACCTGGGAATACAACGTCAACAACCCCCGCCTAAAGTTCGATGCTGCCGTCGAAAAGACGCGCAAGAAGAATCGGCTTCCAGATACTCCCGAAGGGCGTGCCGAGGCGGCATACCACGAGATCATGCTGCTCCAGGGGGGTCGGTGAAGCCGACCTACACGAACGAGCGCGGACTCAGTACTCCGCGTCCGACGTAGGGTCCGAAGGCTGACCTGACCCCACGACCGAACCGGGGCTGTGCCAGACCACGCATGTAGTGGACCGTCCGGGACTTCGCCTCGGTGAGTTTGTCCCACTGGTCCTCAGCGTTTTGCTTCATGCCTTCGTACTTGCCGGACTTCTCGATGGAGAGACTGATCCCGCCGATGCTGTAGTCGAACTCGTTGGCGATCCAGTTGTAGACGAGCGCCTGGGCGGCGTTGACCAGAGCACCCCACAGCAACGCGGCCTTCCAGGAAGGCTTCTGCTGGCAGAGCATCTCGATGTTTTTGATCTCCTCGGTCGAGGGTGGGTGCATGTTCCACTTCCAGAGGGCGATCTCCAGGTACTCGGCAAACTCCTCGTCGGTCCAGATGTAGCCGAACACCTGGTTGTAGCAGCCCACCGTGCCTTCGCCTTCGGGAGGCATGAAGCGGTAGTTGCGGTCGGGGTTGTTGTCCCTGGTCAGGAACCGCATCTTGCGGATCAGGTCCGTCAGACAGTCCGAGTAGGGGTTGGCTTCGGTCTCAACGGCGCTGGAGACGACGCCGAACTCCTGGACAGCACCTTCTTCGGCACTCGTCGCGGTCTCCCGGAAGCGCCAACGGATGCGGTAGTCCCCCGGAGCCGCACTGGAGGGCACCTGGAGGCTCGCGTAGTACTCACCCACCGTGGGGTTCACCGGAGTCCTGGTCGCGGACCCAATCAGGACCTCGGCGGTCGTGGTGGGGTCCACATAGTAGACGGCGTAGGAGATGCTGAAGGCGTTGGTGGGGTTGCCGTCCGCGTTGGACAGGTAGATGTCCAGGTCGCCGCGAGCGAGGGTCTGACCCTGAGTGAATACGACAGCCATGTGCTACCTCCTTGCCTACGAGTGCGATCCCATAGCCGCACTACCGGGTGAGGCTCCATCTCCAGAGGTCGAACACCAGCAGCGCACCGATGACGAGAGCCAGCAGCGACCAGATGATCCACGTTGGAACCTTGTCGTTCACACCCTACCGCAACCATAGGGTCGTCACCGGCATCCCACTGACCTGTCTATTCCCCGTGATGGGTGTGGCCGCCGATAGGGGCGACTCCATCGCTTTAGGATTCCCGATGCCGGAAGACCTCTTCTCTCAACTCTTTGACTTCGGTGCCCTCGGACTGTTCGCCGGGTTCCTGATCTGGCAACACCTGGGGATGCAGAAGCGGCTGGACAAGATGGTCGAGCGGTTCCAGGAGCAACTCCGAGAAATCGAGGAGAAGCATGAGGAGCGTGTCGAGATCATGCGGGGCAGGTACGACGTGGTGATCGACAAGGTGCGGGCCGAGGGTCAACAGCAACTACGCGAGTGCCTGGCTACACGGGAGGAACTGATCTCCAAACTCGGGGACCAGATCGAAGGCAACGCGAAGACGATTGGCCAGGCGCTGATCAAGCAGGACGTGGCCCTGGCGAAACTGGACGAGGGCTTGAACGAGATGAGGCTTCGACGAGAAGTCCGCAGGAGAACCGAGGACCGCTGACCCCACCGAGCCTCCTCAAAAGACTCCTCAAAAGCCTCCGGCTCCGTGATCCCACGTCCATCTCGGACTCATCTCGGACTCATCTCGGACCCTTGCGGACAGGCAAGAGATCCCATTTCAGCCTCCCACCAGGCAAAGGCCCTCCGCGAAAACCTCGGTGGGACCTATGTTTTGAACTTTTTTGAACTTTTTTGGTTTTGTTTGTCCGCCAATCGAGGCTCGAAGCGTCTCGCGCACGCGAGGCTTTGGAGGGTCACTGTTGTGTGACCCCATGACCCCAGGCGGTATCTCGGCTATCCGTGCCCAGGGGTAGAGGTTTCCCATGGCTCACGACGACGACGCACCGAAGACCGGCGAGGACCAGGCCCCGTTTGCCCTGGCCCAGAACCCTGCGCCCAACCCGCCATCGGGCCAGGCGTACCTGACGGACAAGGAATCGCTGACCCAGCAGATCATGGCGACCTTCCGTGCGGTGCTTCCAAGCAACTACGTCGCCCAGGTCAACGGCCCCTGGTACTCACTCCAGTTTCAGGCCATGGCCGAGCAGTTGGCTGAGATCCAGATCAGCACCACCGAGATCTACAAGGACTCCGGGTTCGACTTCACCCGGACGGACTTCCTGTGGCAGGTGCTCGGCACGTTGGTGTTCCCAGGAGCCACGGACCAGTCAGGCATCCCTCAGATTGACGGTGACCTGGCCTACCGCGAGTTCCTGCACAAGATGGTCTTGCTCCTGCTTCAAGGAGCAACGAAGGCCAGCATGGAAGGCGGCCTTGAAGCCCTGGACCCGAACGTGGTGGCGACCATCACCGAACGCTACCTGGAGACACCCCCGCGTGATCCCGTGGGCGCATGGACCATCGAGGACCAGTTCCTGATCGACATCTTCATCGAAGGTTCCACGGAGAACACCTTCCCGGCTGACCCCTTCGTGCTCCAGCAAAATGCAGAACTTGTGCTGGCGGCCTTGAAGCCTGCCCACGTCTTCTACGGCTACTCGTACCTGTTCCGGGACGCCTTCGACAAGGTGGCGGACGACACAGGCGGCATGAGCCTCGACCTGGACTCCTACTACTACGCCGACCTGCGGAAGTGGTGCCTGGGGGCGCAGCGCATCAGTGGCACCGGAGACACCCTCTCCACCCGGACCCTGTTCACCGACCCCGACGTGTCGTTCCAGAGCATCCGGGCAGGAGCCGTCCTGGAGATTGCCGATGGCACGAACGCAGGCCGCCACCGCGTCGTGAGCACCCGCGCCCTTCTCTATGGGGCAGAATCCACCCCCAGGTCCTACACGACCTCCACGGGCCTCGCAGGCACCCTCACGACCCTCTCCGATGACACGGTAGTGGACCCTGGGCGAGACTGGGGTGCTTTGCCGGTGGACACGACCATCACCATCGCAGACGGACCTAATGCGGGGACGTACCGGCTCGACACCGTGCTGGGAGAAACCGGCGGCCCTATCGGCACGGTTGGCATCAGCGGCACTGAGGTCAGGCTCTCTCCGAGCACCCTCCAGGTGGCGCGGCGCATGGACGTGGTTGCGACAGGACAGACCTACACGGTGAGCGTGGACCGCCTGGGTGTGCAGACCCCACGGCCTGTGTCAGGAGAGGACGTCACGCTCCAGTTTCTCCTGTGAGATCGATAGGCTGTCAATAGAGCAAGCCCGGTAGGAGAGACACCATGAACAAGACCGCTCTACGACACATCCTCGCTGCCGAAGGCTTGTTTCGTTTCGGGGCTGGGGGCGTCAAGATGACGGTCACGACCTGGAATGAGGGGGTGGTCGAGGAAGAGGACCCCATCCTCGGGAAGGAGGACGAGCCTCACCGCACCGATTACCAGAAGATCGACAAGACCTTCGGCACCGTCCGGGAAGCGATGGACTGGCTCCGAGGCTGGTCGCGCCGTCTGGGCGCAAAGGACCAGAACTGGGACCTGGACGAGGACGCTCTGTCCCAGTTTGCCGATGGCAAAGGCCCCGACGACGAGCGTGTCTTCTGGGCCTTCCTTGAGTGGAAGGGCAAGCCCTTCCCGAAGAAGCAGTACCAGAAGGCTCTTTTCTACTTGAAGACGGGACGGGCACCTGTTCCCGTGCCTCGCATCGAGGGGAAAAGCCTCGTCATCGACGCCCAGGATGGGACTGTGCTCCGGGTGACCCCAGGCAACCGTGCCGCCTGGCGTTCATGGACTCTGGACCGAGGAGGCCGGAAGAACGTGGTCGTGAACCTCGGCGACACCGAGGAAGATGCCGAGTTGAGCCGCCAGGGTCTCAACCCGACGCGGGCCAGCGAAGCCAGTGGGATCATCCAGGTCATCGACCGTTACACCGATGTGCGGGATCAGGACCTCCAGAAGATCTGGAAGGCCCTCTACGAAGGGGACCTGCGAAGGCTCCGTTTTTGATGTGATTGTGAAGCGTGATGACTACAGCGTAGAACCGATGGGGTCAGTGCGGTCCTATCTGGGGACGTACAAGAACATCATCGTCTACCACGACTACCAGCCTCTCCTGCTGTTTTGGAACATCTCGGACATCGCAAACAACCGGGTGCTCTGGGAGACCTACTGGGACTACAAGGAGATGGGGGCCGAGTCGGCCTACATTCAGTACGCCCTGTACTTCTGCGTGTCGCTGGGGATGCTCTTCAGCCTCCCGAACCTACGTTCCTGTGCTCGCTTCGTGGCGGCCTACCTGCTGCTTTACGTCTTCTCCACCGCGAAGTTCGTCGTGACCTTCCTGACGGACGAGGAGTTTGCCCAGAACCCGGACATCAAGCGGAGCCTGGTCGTGACGGGCGTCTACTTCACCCTCTGGTGCTGGATCTACCTGAAGATGCGGGTCGAGTTGGCCCATCGGAACGCCAATGGCGAATGACGCTACCACTACGGCTGCCATCGTCGCCGCTGTGACAGGGGTGATGTCCGCAGGTGCGTTCAAGTTTTACGAGTTCATCCTAAAGCAGCGCCGTGAGGTCCAGAAGGAGGAGAAGGCAGAGCAGATGCTCTACCGTGATGACCTCATTCGCCGGGTCGAGAAACTGGAGAGCGAGCGGGACGACCGGATAGAGGAAGCCATCGGATTCCGCGCTGAGATCAGCGCCATGAAGGTCCAGATCGACTTCATGAAGCAGGAGAATGACCTGCTGAAAGGGCAGATCGAACTGGTCAGGCATGAGAACCAGGTCCTCAAAGACACCCTACGGTAGTGATTCGATAGGCTGCCCCCGGTAGGAGATCACCATGAACCGAACCGCGCTCCGCAAGATCCTGGCTGAAGAAGGCTTGATCCCTTCTCGGACGGCATCTGCCCCAACTGCTCTGGCCAAGTTGATCTTGACGGTTCCGGGCTACGAGTCCTTGAGCAGCCGTGACGCGATGAATGTCGCGAAACAACTGGTCAAGGCCCTCTTCAAAGAGGTCCGGGACGAGGTGAAGCACGAGGTGGATTTCGCCACCCCTGTCGTCACGGCAGAGGGTGACGGCGAGTATGAGGAAGTCGTGGGCCAGGGCGGCGGTCCAGCGTGGGGAAGCGCCCCAGGCTGGGGCGACGAGGAGTACTACGATGTCACAGAAACCGTTGAGTTTGAGTACCCCAGCAGGATGAAGTTTGAACTGGAGGTACGCGCCGATCTCGGCGGTGCTGGCTTCCCCATGGATGACGAGGGGATCGATGAAGAAGACCTGTTTGCTGTACTCGCCAAGAGCCGGTTGTGGACGACCATCGTCAAGGACGCCATCAAGGGTATGTGGCGCAAGTGGCTCCAGAAGTACGCCGCCCATGCGTTTGGTGTTCACGCTGACGCCTTCGTGTGGGAAAACGGGCTCTCCTACGGCGATCAGAAGATCGAGGAATACAAGCCTTTCAACGTCACCTACCAAGTCACGAAAGTTGACACCGATTACAATGGTGACCTCTCGGTCGATCTCGTGTTGGTCGCAAGTTTCAACGCACCTGAGATCATCGGGTAGGAGATCCCCATGAACCGAACCGCACTACGACGCATCCTCGCCTCCGAGGGTCTGCTGCCCCAGAAGAAGGTGGCATCGAAGGCCATCGCTCGTGCCTTCACGGAGTACTACGCCGACTCGTGGCCGATCCTTGCCCGGTACAACTCCAAAATGCCCAACGCCCGGAAGGCCGCACTCAACGACATGCGCCTGGGGATAGGGAACGTCAGCGTCACTCTGGACAATGTGACGGAAGCAGCGAGTCCCGGCAGCGAGGTCGAAGAGATCCTGGACTCGGACTACGGACTTGAGGTCACACTCCAGGTGGGCTGGTTGGCCGACTTCACCGTCGAGGGTGTACTCGGACCCATCTGGGACCGGAGGACGACCTACCACCGTCTGTACCAGAAGTTCAAGAAGGGGTACTACAAGACCGAACAGGGCGACGAAGACTACAAGGCGCTCAGAGACATTCGGGACCGGTTTGCGGCGGCGCTGAAGAAGCCCGACGCTGTCCCAGCGTTGTTCAAGTCAAAGGCGATCCACGCCTTCCGTGGAAGGCTCTGGGACAAGGTGGTCGAGAGCAAGGACTTCTGGATCTCGGCTGACGACGGCTTCGTGATTGACCACACGAACCGAGGAGACTGGCGGTGGTCCGTGGAGGCGAACATCGACTACGCCCCGAACCCCCATGAGGTCGTAGTTGAAGGATTCAAGCAGAGCGGTACGGGTGTCGCAAAGGCCAACGTGAACATCGAGTTCCGCCTTGAATGGGAGGACTGGAAGACGGAAGTGACGGACTATTCGGGGATGCACGACGACTACTGATCGGTCGGCTTGATCCGGCCCATCGCTTCTTCGACAGCACCGCCGACAAACTGCTCGGCCATCTTCGCCACATGCACCCGGACACGCTCTTCCAGGTCACCAGGCGTGATCTCCTCGGGCTTCTTGCCTTGCGAGATCATCGTGATCGCCATGACGTAGGCTTCACGTCGCAGGTACTCGATGATGAACGCATGGGCGACCTGGACCAGTCCACCGGACGGCCACTCAGCAGCACGCTGGGCATCCCCAGGCGTGGCAGGACGATGCGCCGTGAACAGGGCGTCGTCTGTGACTCGGCGTCGGACCTCCAGAAGGAAGCGGACGGTGTCGAACTGATCGGTCATGGGGCTACTCTACCCAGCCCATACCTCCGACTCGGGGGCGATGCTGGGGAATCGACCGCCGCCACCCATGCCGTACAAGAGAACCGCGAGCCCTTTGTCGTCACGGGCCATCTCCTTGAGCCTTTCGGTGAGGGACTTCTCCAGGTTGTACTGGGCCTTCTCCTCGTTCATCCCGTCACGGTACTTGACGTAGAAGGTGACCCTGTTGCCTTTGTCAGTGACCTGCTCCACGTCACCCAGGCCGAGTCGTCTGCCGACATCCTTGAGATCATCAACCGCACTGTCGAAGTCGCGGCCATAAGGGTCGTCGAAGCGGCCCCAGTCCGATGCCTTCGCGTCCAGAGGGACTTCCACACTCAGGAGGTTGTCCATCCCGATGCGGCGGAAGTAGGCACGTCGCACCATCCGGTCCTGCCGGTAGGCATACTCCAGTGCGACACGGTGAGTAGATGCGGTACGGATCATGGCGGTATCTCCTGCCTCTGACGAGGCGATAGAGACCCTACCGCGCAGACTGCTGAACCGTGTCTTCTGCTGGGGTCAGGGCTTCCCAGTCGATCTCACAGGAGCCGCCGACACATGCCAGGGTCTGTGCGCCGTTGCCCATGTCTTCGGTCTCGTACTTGGAGAGCAGCGCGTAGTCGAGAGTGGGGAAGGCCCGGAGCCGGGTGCGGTACTCGTCCTCGGTGATCTCTTCGTAGGGGGCCAACTCGTACTTGCCGCCGTCGTAGGGTAGGAAGGAAAGCCCCGTGACCTCGTTGAAGTGCTCGTAGAGCCAGTCACCAACGGGACCCCACTCGTCTTCCCGGACGTAGACCGTGGCGCTCTGGTTGTGACCCCGTTCCGAGCACCAGGTCCGCATGATGTGGAGGTAGCGGCCCAACTGCTCCAGGGCGGTCTCGTCGTTCCGGGTCATGCAGCCTTCGGGAGCCTTGACCGGAAACTCGACCACCCAGGTCGGGCAGTCAGCATCGGGGCCATTCTTGTACTTCACGTCCTTGAAGACAGGAGCACCGGAGTCCCGGACCAGGTGGAACAGAGGGTCGTTGGCGCTCACCCGGACGCGCCGGATGTAGTAGTCGGCGTAGCGGGTGTGGAAGCCGCTGGCGCAGTCCACGGCCTGCGAGGAGTTCCCGCTGGGCTTGCCGCAGGTCACGGAGGCGGGCATCGCGATGCCCAGGTGTGCCGACGCTTCGGCAGCAGTCTCCAGGGCGACCTGGTTGAAGTAGGACATGGCCTCAGGGTCATTGGAGAGCGTGGGGTTGTCACAGTGGCCAGTGATGTCCACGCCGAGCAGGCGGTCTTCGTTGCAGTGCTGAGTCCAGGCAGGACGCAGGTACGGGAAGTGAGTGAACGACGCCTGGAGGGCACCGATCCATGTGGCCGTGCGAATCTTCGCAGCGAAGGATTCGCGGGTGTCTTCCTCCCTCATGACGGCAGCCGAGAGGTTGCAGAACTGTCCCCCGCCGCCCTTGCCGGTCCAGGGGCACTCGGCTCTGGAGAAGCGAAGCAGGATCTCACCGCAGGGGTTGGACCGCATCTCGCCGTTGCGCTCTTCGCGACGGCTGGAGGGGATCATGTAGAAGCCACGTTCGCCGGAACCGCTGTTCCGAAGGGCGTCCCACTCGCGGTCGAAGATGTCACGGTCTGGCTTGGTGTCCCAGAACGCCGAGATATTCGCCATGTAGCGGCACTCGGGGAACGACCCCTTGCGCCAGTCCTTTGCGTGGCGCATGTCGTCGTCCTCAGGATCGCTGAAGCAGATCAACGCTGCCCGGCGCACACCACCAGCCTTGACGATCTCACCGATCATGCAGGCGATGTCGCTCACTTCCAGCGATGTGAGCCTACGGCCAGACGCGGCGTCGATGACCTCCTGGCAGAAGTCCAACAACAGACGCAACGGCTTCGGACCAGAGGCACGACCACCCTTCGTCTTGCACCGTTCCCCTTCCTTGCGGATCTGAGAGTAGTCGAAAACAACGGTGTGCCCCTTCCACATGTGGGTCAGCCCGTCGAGCACCGCATCGGCCCAGCCGACTGTGCTGTCCGGGATGTTGTAGGGAACCACCTTGCCGGATCGAGGCGCGACTTCCGGGAGGTTGCTGACGAACTCCCGCTCGACCGAGTAGCCGACGCCGGTGCCCATCATCAGGATGTAGAGCATCTCGCTGAACGCCCGGAGGTTGTCGAGCGGCAGGAAGGAGCAGTTGTAGATCATGGAGTTGTCGCGTGCTGCCGCAGGGCCAGCGGACCACAAGGCACGCATCGAGGGAAGCACACCCATCGAAAGCATCCCCTCACGGATGTCCCTCAACACCGCAGGAGGAACGGAACGCTCACCGCCGACGAAGTCGCAGTAGCGACCCACGGCCTCCCCGTAGGTCTCCCGGCGGGCATCCGCCTCACGCCAGCGGAGGTACGAACGGGTGATGACGAACTGGGAGAGGGCGTTGGGGTAAGCCCTCTCCTTACTCCGGGGTTCAACAGGGTGCGACTCATGCCTGGTCGGGGTGCTGGTTTCAACGTCTAACATGGGCATGAGATCGGCCATCTTGGTGTCCTCGGGGATGCGGGTTCAGGTTTTTCGTAAATCAGCGGTCTGGGGTGATCTTCGGGTTCTTTTGAAGACCGTTGAACAGCCCGCGCTTATACGGGGGAGGTATCAAGACCCTACCGAGGAACAGCCCCTCAAAAGAGCCGCCTCACATGCTACCCACGGAGCGGGAACTCCCCTCAACACGCCCCTGTCTACATGAGCGAGATCGCGGACGAGGTTCGCAAGATTTCTTGTGCCCCACTTTCGCGCAGCCGGGATTGTTACGCGCTCCGTTACCCAGGAGGGTGATCCCAGCATGGCACCGATCTGTTGAGGGGTGGTGCCACGATCCAGGAGCAGGGCAGCCTGGAGCCATCGGTAGGCGAGGTCTGCCGGGCCGCCGCGTGCTCGGAGGAGGAGCATCGTCGGGTCAGTCACCGACTTACGGCGTAGGGTCACAAGGGCTTTGGCCATCTTCGCCGTGTGTCTCGACGCGAGAGCATCCCGAACGGGCTGCATGTCTACGCCGATGTGGCCCTTCACAACAGCCTTGACCTCAGCCGAGGTGATCTGCTTGCCGCCTTGCGACCGGACCAAAGCCGTGACCTTGCTCATCTCGTAAGAAAGGACACCGAGGTCCACGCCCATGACGCCGATCATGGCTTTCGCCAGGTCAGTGCTGAGAGCCTGCTGGTTGAGGGTGAGTCGATGTGCCTCCATGACGAGGAACTTGACGGCCCGCCCTTCCCTGTCCTGCTTCCGAGCAGGGATGCAGTAGGTGATTGTGTGCTTCTTCTTCACCAGGGCGACTGCTGGATGCTTCTTCGGGTCTGCGTTGCCCTCCACCTCCATGAGGATGCACACCCGCCCAGGCTTGTCAGCCTCGTGGGCACGCACAGTCTCGGGATCAACCTTTCCGCCTGGCACCAGGATCAACGTCGGCTGCCCGAAGGTAGTGCCCATGGAGAGCGCGTCGATGACCTCACCGTCCGACCCGGCATGGACAACCTCGTAGCCTGCCTGGTACGCGCCCATCATGGCGTGGTGTAGCCATCGACGGCATAGGAACCTCTCGTCCCCAGTCACGGCCAGCACGGGAGGCGGCTTGTCCCACGAGAGTTTCACATCGCCTCCAGGAGTGCCGCTGCGGCACACAGGTGCGACCCCCTGCCGTCCAGCAGAGGGCGCACATGGTTCCAGACAGCAGTGGTCTCCGGGCTGCCCAGGTCAGGGTGTTCCTCCACGATAAACTCGCAGAAACCGTGAAGCAGGGCGGCCCAGTCGCGCTGGCTGGCGTGGATCACCGACAGGCAGGTTGCCACGTCTTTTTTGGACCAGGCCCTGTAGAGAGCACGGGCATTGTCATCCATGAACGGAGAGGTCCAGCGTTCGTCGGGTGGACACCAGCGGTCCAGAGTCCTGGAGCGGATGGTGCCGATGACCCCACCGTAGAAGTCGGCCCACAGGAGGATCCTGACGGGGCCGTCTGCGAGGTCTTCAAGGGTCTTCAACAGGCCGTCCACCGCTTCTGGTGTCGCCCGGTCCAGGGGACCCACGACCAGGACGGGAGGCTTGTCGCCTACGCCAGCGTTCCCAGCAAGGCGGACAATCTCACGCGAGTCATCCACCTTCAGTCCGGTGTCCCCGATAGGGTCCCCGAGCAGACGCCCCAGACTACGGGCGTGGGCAACCGCTTCGCCTCGCGCAAGGGGGCCGTGAAACAACAGAGGGGTCATGCTCGCAACCCCTTAGAATCGTGTGCTGAAACGCTTCTTGCACTTCTGGCAGCGGTAGTGGATGGCGGTTCCTCCTCCCTGGTCAGGAGAGAGATCCTGGACCATAAGGATCACAGCCTGGTTGCCGTCACAGAGTTCACTGACCCGGCAAGAGACCCACTTGGTCTCACCGACCGTCCGCTTCACCCGGTTGCTGAACTTACTCATGGTCACCATCCTCCATGTGGAGACATACCCACATGATCCGAGAGGCGACCCCCCCTCAATAGCCTTGGGCTACAGCCTGAGCCTTGATGACCCCAGACAACTGCTGCAAGTAGGGACCAACCTCGTACTGGTACAACCCCCCGACAGCCGCAGTGCTGTGAGAAGAAGTCCCAACCACAGTGCCAGCAGGGTACTGCACCTGTCCTCCGCTTTGGGGGATCAGGACATTCGTAGGCAGGGTCAGGGTGTCTCCCGTGGAGGGATCAACACCGGCCCACCAGTTTGTTCGCAGGTCATCCACCACAGGAACCACGACACTCTGCCACTGAGTCCAGTGGACCCACACAGGAAGACTGCCCTTCAAGGTCGGAATGGTGTCAGGGATCGGTTCGATCCCGAGGATCCCCACCTTCACAGATGGGTTGGACCTGTCCGTACCAGGGAACACAGGCTTGGCGTGTCCCTTGAGCAGCAGAAAGATCGGGATGGGGAGCAGATCAGCCAACTCCGTGGCTGTCCTCACAGGGGCTATGCCCGTTCGATAGTCAGCCCGTGCCATGGTTCCTCCTACAGCGAGAGGTCCGATAGACGGACTACGGAGAGGATCACAGGATCACTCGTCGCGGGTGTCGTTGTACTACTACTTGTATGCGTATGGGGTGTCTGGTGGTTGGTGGTTGTCGTGTCATTCATCGTGTGTGTCTTATTCAATCGGTCAACCTACGGTTTCCCTACTCCTAAGAAAAAGAGAGTACTCCTTCTCTCGGTCCCTCTCCTTGTGTGTCAGCGGAGAGGGCTGAGGATGCCTGGCTGAAGAACCTGACCCTTGAACACGGCTCGCTTGTGGATCCCCCTGACTCCCTTCCCAGTTGGGTGGTCAGGTTGTGGGAAGCACAAGGCCGAGTAGGCTGGCTCCGAAGACCCGCTCCTGTAGGAGGTAGGGTCAACCCTTCATCGGTTCCGTCGTGAGAAAGATCGTGTGACTGAGGCTGTTCCTTGACCTTCGGGTTTCCCCGATCCCGCACCGAGGGACCTCAAGCGAGCACACGATCTGACGAACCGGCCCATCCTGTTTCCCCCAGCCTGAGACTGGTGTCACGGGTAGTATCTACTCGACAGCAGGGCTCCGAGCAACCCCCCTGTGTGAGGATGGCCTTGTGTACCACGTTTGGATTGTGACGAGCCGCGATCTGGAACCGATCCAGTTGAGTGCTTCCTTCACGGACGAACAGGAAGCACTGGGCTCCGCGTCAGACGCCCTCACTGCGATGGGTGCTGCCGTCCTGGCCGCACGGAACGCCTACAGGAATGGGTCGTTGACCTTGCTGGTGTACGACCCTACTGGCCTGTTGCCCTTGAGCGCCTTTGTAGAGGGCGCAGTGCTGTCGGAGAACGGTCGCAGCCTTCCCCCCGACGAGACCACCGAAACCATCGTCACGCGCCCCCTGGAGGGCGCGGTGGTCCACTGACTACCGGTTGGCTACGAAGGTGTCGCCCCACCCTTTGCGGACGAGGCCCTCACTGTCGAGGTAGGCGAGGCACCGGTCGAGTCGTGGCTGGTCCATCCGCAGCGCCTTCTTGATCTCCTTCTTGGTGGACCACGGCTCCATGCGGAGCAGCGCCAGAGTGTTTTGGGCATCCTCACGAGTCTGGATGCCTTCGCGCAAGGCCGCCCGGACCTTGCTCCGGTTGGTGAGGGCACGGGTCGTGGAGCAACCGTCCATGTCGGCAATCTCTTCGGCACTCGCTCCTGCAATCATGGCGTCGTACACAGCGGTGTACCGCTCGACTGCGCCCCGGAACGCGGAGGCGACGATCTCCCGACCGACTCGGACCATCTCCTCTCGGTCCAGGTGAGTTGCAACCTCGTCCTCAGGGGTCATGCCGGGGTCCACCAGGACATGCTCCACAACCAGGTCCCCTTCGTCGGGCTTCATTCGGATGACCTCGATGTCCCCTGCCACCAGGCTTTCAGGGGCGACATAGTCCTCCTGGCCGAGTTCAATGCGTTGGTTGATCTCATGCTGGGTGCGAGCGCCGCGCTGACGGGCAAGGGCGTCCTGGGCGGACTTGTAGATGGAAGAGGTCCGCTTGCGTTCCAATGCCCGGCACAACCACGAGAACGGGACCGCGCCCTTCTCCTTGATGACCGCATCGAACGTGCCCTTCTGTCCCCAGGTCGCCAACCACAGGCCAGCGTCTGAACGGAGGTCATCGAAGTCAGCGTGGACATCGCGCTTCGCCAACATCGCGGCAAGTCGTTTGATGAGGCCGTGCTCCGCGATCTGAACAGCCAGCCACTCCTGGGTCAGGGTGGTGTGGGCAGGTGCAGGAGCCTTCACAGGAGGTGCAGGAGCCTCGACAGGAGCCTCGACAGGAGGCTCGACAGGGGCTTCCTCGACCACAGGCTCGACAGGCTGAGGGGTGGTCTCGACGGGGGTTGCGTCGGTGTTGCTCTCCGGGAGCACGTCCAGGACGATCTCGCGGTCTCCCTCACGGAGGGTGGCGAGCAGGGTCTCGGGCTGACCTCGGAGGGCAGCGAGCAGAGCGGATGCAAAGCGGGTCTGAGCCCCAGCGCCCTTGAAGCCATTTTGGAGCACGAGGTCACGGCGGACGATGCTGCGCTTGCGGCCCTGCTCTTCGGCGGTGGCGGTGATCCAGACGCTGATCTCTCGCTCGACCGAGGCGTCGTCCTCGGGAGTGGCGGTGAAGCCGCTGATCAGGTTGGTGAGAAGGGCGAGACGGCGTGGGGTGGTCTTTGAAGACATATCGTTCCTGGGTTTGCCAGCAGGGCTGGTCATGCGATGGTTTTTGCGATCAGGTCAGGACAGGCGACGGTGCTACAAGGAGCGGGTCTTTGGTCGTGACCCTACGGTTGTAGCACGGGGGGAGCAGGAGGTCAACCTGATTGGGCCACTTTGTTCCACTTTGCTCCACGTCCCCCGATTAGCGTTGCTCGGTAGAGTGGCTATGCCCACGGACCAGTGATCTCGGTAGTCCCTCTATGGGAAGCCGGGGTGTACGACCTACGGAGACTTCCCCATGTTTCAGCCAACTGACCGCGCCCCCCTGTTGCGTCTTGCGTCGAGCCTCCCTGTAGGCTCTTCGGAGCGTAGAACCATCCTCGCCGCCTTGAAGAAAGAGGCCGGGATCATGGACGACACGTTGGCGCGGGCGGACCTGATTTCGGGTGCTCTCAAGAAGAGTAAGACCGCTGACCGTGGGCCTGTCCTGGAGGTCATGCAGGGCGGCATCGGAGGATTCTTCGACAAGTGGAATACATGGGTGAAGGAAAAGGCCCCCGAATACGGAGCCAAAGACCTCGCAGAACTCCGTGAGTCTGCCGATCTCAGCGACGAGGACCGTGATGCTCTGGAGGGTTTCGACAAGCGGCTCAAGACCTACGGCCCCATCGCATCCCAACTCCTTGACCTGCTGGGTCAGATCGGAGAGGCCGAGAAGGACACCTACGACATCCTGTCCAACCGCAAGGACTACAAGTTGCGCGAAGCCGTCATGGCAGGCGCAGCCAAGGGTATCCACGGCATGGTTTCTACGATGCCCTCGGGTCGTCGCCAGGTCACGGACATCGGACGGGGTGGGATCACCACTCCTGGGTCACATGGCGTAGACGCGGAAGACCTCGCCCAGGTCTTCCTGGGTGGCGGCATGTACTTGCCAGGCATGATCTTCGACATGAACATCAAGGACAAGACCGACATTGGTCAGGGCTACAAGGTCAAAGGCGCGTTCAAGGAGCGCAAGAAGGTCTGGTCACCTGCGGGAACGAGCGTCTACACCATCTCTGGTGCCGCACGCGGACCCTACGTCAAGCCTGCCGCCAACTACGCCCGCACTGTGGCTATGAACGCCGCTATCGACTGGAAGCGCAGCGTCCACGTCGAGTTGGAGTACATTCTCACCCCTGCGGAAGACCAGGAAAACGCAGGCACCTCAGCCATCAACATGGGAGGCAAGGCGAGCCTGGAGACTCTCATGGGAGCCGAAGAGATCGCAGGCGTCCCTGTCAGCAGGCAGATGATCCTGGCTCAGTACTACATCAGGAAGATCGAGTCGAAGTTGGACAAGATGCTCAATGAGGGGGTCGCCAAGGCTACCTGGCAGGCAGTCATGACCCTGATCAAGGACCGGAAGAACCCCTGGAAGAAGGATGGGGCTGGAGACTTCTCCATCAACGTCCCCGTCATTGTGAAGTTCCTGGAGAGCACCCGCGAAGGCCAGGAGATCATGGAAGCGAACGGCATGGAGAAGGCGAACAAGGGCATCATGCAGGCTCGCTGGAAGGATGCTGTGAAGAGCCTGAAGAAGGCGCTGACTCAGTTGTCCGACGACGATCTGCTCTCCTCTCTCCACCTCACCCTGGAAGGGTTGGTGGATGATGTCCCCGCGTACATCCGCGAGATCAAGGACGACAAGGACCTCTACCAGACATACCTCTCGGACCTGCGGAAGACCGCTTCTGAGCAGAAGGAGCAGAAGACCGCCATGAAGACCCTCACCGCATCTGAACGCTCGGCGATGGTCCGCCTGGCCGCAACCCTGCCTGTGGGATCACCGGAACGCCGTGCGATCCTTGCTGGCTGCGAGAAGTTGCCCGCTGGCGCGATGCGGGACAACTGCGAGAAGTCGAAGAAGGACGGCGTGCAGCCCGGCAAGGGCAAGTCGAAGGCGAAGTCCGACAGCAAGAAGGACGACGGCAAGATGCCCGCCGAGTTGCTGGAGAAGTTCAAGAGCAAGAAGAAGGCTGGCGAAACCACGACCCTGACCTTCGATGTCAAGTACCTCATGCCCCTCGTCAACATCCTCAACAAGGACGGCTACGAGGTGAGACAAACGAGATCGGGGATGGAGATCGTCGGCCACCGCCGCTTCGACCGCATGGCAGCCCAGGTGCCCGACGCTCTCAAGAAGCACCAGTTCACCTCCGAGGACAACCCCAACCCGAAGGGCAACGACAAGGACGGCGACGGCAAGTCCAACGAGCCGAGTCCCGTGAAGGGCAAGACGGCAGCAGCGAAACTGTCCCCCGAGCAGATCAGTGAGATCAAGGGTGAGATGGTCAAGAACGGCGTGCCTGTTCGTTTCATGAAGGGTGGCGGCAGCCTCAACATCGAGACAGGGAAGACCACCCCCCGTGGTGCCAACGTCATGCACCAGATCGTCTACTGGAACTTCACGAAGGAGACCGCGAAGAAGATCGCTGACTGGCTCGGTGCCCGTGCCTCGTTCGACAAGTCCGCCTCCTTCAAGGGCAAGAAGGCTTCTGACAAGGCTGCACTGATTCGCCTGGCTGCCACACTCCCTGTGGGATCACCGGAACGCAAGGACATCATTCGCATGGCCACTGGAGCATGACATGAACAAGCAAGCACTCCGAGAGGCGATGATCGCCGAGGGCATGATCCGAAAGGCAAGCCCCTCTCTCCCCAGGCCACGGCGCAACACCCGTGCGGGGGAGAAGTTCGTCAGCAAGGTTCGTCAGTGGATGCGTGCGGACATCCAGGCCCAGATGGAACAGGCGGGCGTACCCCAGAAGCGGATCGAGGAACTGATCTCCTACCACAACGGAATCGCCACGGCCTTCGACTGGCGCTTGAAGGACCTCTCCCAGGTAGACCTGATCGGCTGGATCGAGGGCAAGTGGACTCCTCCTGGCCCGATTGGGTACGGCTCTGCGAAGACCTACCCTCAGATCCTCAAGCAACAGGCCCAGCAGTACGGTGGTGCTTCTACCGCTGCCCGAGACCAGACCCTCTCCATCGCAAACAAGTTGAGCAAGGACCAGAAGGCCCTTGCTTTCGCAGCGATGCGCCTGGGCCTCCACTACAGCAGCATTGACGAGCCTATCGGGTCGTCAATGCAGAGGGGGAAAGCCGCGAAGGCGTTGATGGAGCACATCGGCGAAACCAGGACGGACAACCTGGCCAAGATGCTTCCCATCCTCCAGTGGGCTGCAAAGTGCCCGTCCACGATCCCGGTCATGGACTACTGAGGGCGCGGGTACAGTCCCAGACGAACCTCGGGACTGCTATGCCGACCTACGAATACAAGTGCGAGAAGTGCGACCACGGCTTTGAACGGCTGCTTCGCATCTCGCAGTACAAGGAACCCCAGGCTTGCCCTGAGTGCGGGCACGGCCCTGCCAAGAAGCAAGTCTCGATGGGGTCAGGCTTCATCCTGCGTGGCGACGGCTGGGCCGGGAAGAACAACCGGGTCAAGGGACAGATGCGCCGCAAGAACGCTCGCCTCAAGGGCAAGGAGAACGAGTGGAAGCGCGATTCCGGGCCGACCCTGGCCCCCAACGTCGGTGGTGAGCGCACGGAGTCCTGGTCGGACGCCAGCAAACTGGCCGCCTCCCAGGGCAAGGACACGAGCGGCTACGACAAGTTGGCCCGCAAGGAGAAGAAGTGACGCGGGGTGAAGACCCCCCACATCAGCCTCCCGCTCCGAGCGGGTTCAAGGACTCGTTCAACAAGTCCTTCCAGTTGACCTTCTTCGCCACCACCTTCGTCATCATCGCCTTCGCAGCCCTCGGAGTCAGGATCGCCCGACGCTTGAAGCGGGACCGTGAGCGGAACAAGAACATCATCGACGCTGACTGGTCCCCGGTCGAGGCCGAAAGCGATGAGACTGATCTCACTGTTCGTTAGGCAGCCTATCGGCCTTGTCTGGACAGGAGATCACCATGGCGACCCCTTTCCTCGTTGACCGTTACCCCGGCGTCATTTCGATGGCTGTGGCGAACCGACCCAGCGTGGCTTCGTACCGCTTCGGTGCGGCCAACACGCTCGACCTGGCGTTCGCTGGGGTCACCGCCCTGGCTGATGTCCGAAAGGACACCTCGTTCCGCTCCCCTACCCTGGTGACCTCTGCGCTCAACCGCAGCGCCGACTCCCGGAAGGGGCAGACTCGTTTCTCGGTGGACATGAACGACTACGCTTCGCTCGCCAATGTGTCGGGTGATGCCGCGACAGCCTACTTCCGGGTCCAGGAGATCGACCACTCCGGGACCGCTCGCCCTGCGGGACCCATCATGGTTGTCCCACCTGCCTACTTCAACACGTCGCCCTACCGCACTCTGTCTCTGACTGGCACCGCCCCGGACACGACCGGGACGCCGACCGGCCTGCCCCCGGCAGGGGTGATGGTGATCTCGCTGCCTGTGCATGTGGATGATCTCACCATCTACAACGACGACTCAAGCAACGAGGCCAGCCTGTTCATCGGCCTGGGGCCAGGACAGCAAGAAATCGAAGTCCCCTACAACGTGAGCAACGTGAGCGGCGCGGATATGACCCTGCCATTCGGCGGTTCCGTCATCTACATTCGGGGCGACGGCGAAGACGTACCTTTTCGACTGACCATGACTCTCGTGGCGGGTCTTCGATAGTCATTCAATACTCGCCCCAAAGGGTGAGGACCACAACCTTCCTACTGGAGAAATCTCATGGCCAACGAAGCATACATCTACCGCCTTCGCACCGATCTCGGAGCGGGCGCGTTTCAGATCACCGATCTGCTCCCCAACACCTCCCGCCGAGCCTTCTCGTACCAGTCCTACGGACAGAGCGGCTACCTGCCTGCTGCTGCTCCCGGAGTCAGTGCGACCAACCCCACCGATGATGGTGGTGGCGCTGGTGGTGTGACAACCAACGACAGCACGGGCCTCGCTGCCTACATGCTGGGCAACACCAACGACGGCACCAGTGGCCAGCAGATCACTGCTGCACAGGCTATCGCCGCTGAGACCACCCTCCTCGGCGCGTTCGCTTCGGGCACGCAGGTCACCGAGACCGAGATCGAGGCTGCACTGGTGGGCGCTGGTTGCGGTGCGGACACCCTTCCCTTCCCGTCGCAGATCCCCGGCAGCGTGTCTGGAACCGCTTCCTCCGCTGGTGGTGTGGCTTCCGTGGGAACTCGGAACGACTTCTACAAGGCGCTTTTCAGTTCCTACACGCTCCCCACGGGCTCCGTTTCGGACGCCACGGTCGCGCTGGCAGCAGCGCAGGGTTCGTTCGACGATGACGACTACCGCCAGTTGTACATGTCGGGCGCGATGAACATCTCCCTGGGCCAGGGCGACCTCGCTACCTTCTGCTCCACCACCTTCTCCTACGGTGGTGTCGCTGGCGCTGCTGCTGTGGTCTACGGACCCGGCGGACTCGTCGTCTCCTAATCTTTGGAGGGGGTGGTCCTCACCTCTCCTTTCCTGTTTGTGAGGCTCCAGGGGTATCGTGCCCCTGGAGCCTTGCTCGTTTTGGGATGGAGATGACCATGACCCCCTACCGCACCAAAGACCTCTACTACTCCGCGTACCTGCGTGTAGCAGGGGTGCCGTTCCTGGGTGCGGAACGCACGGACCACGGGAAGGTGGTCTTCCTGTTTGAGGACCAAGGGCCAGGCGCGATGCGTGATCTCAAGAGGGGTTATTTCTCGGACCAGGCCAAGGTCTCGGCCATGTCGTTCGTCCAGATGATCCGAGCCATGAAGTCGCTCACATTCTCGACCCGGTAGTAGGGGGTCCACGACGCGGCTGGACGGGTATGACAGGTCATGTCGCTACCCCTACAGGTCATCGAAGGCATCTTCATCCAGGACGCGGACGGCTTCTCTGTCCAGTCCTCCGAAGGCCACGTCTCCCTTGACCAGGTGCTCTCGGAGTTGGCAGGCCGGGACGTCGAGGTCCACCTTCACTACCTCCCACCCTCTCCCCCTGACACGTCCCTTCCGGGCGCTGGCTCCTGTCTCTGGGGTGGACACTGTCCGCACGGGCACAAGGACAACCCTGGTTGGCTGTTCCGCCAGGACGCGAGGGGGATGCTCACCGAAGAGTGCGAACACGAGTGGTCGGTAGGCGGTGATCCCTTGCGCCTGGACCTGATGCCAGGACACCGGGGTCGCCTTGTCGTCCTTGACGAGGAAGCCCTGAAAGAACCCGAGCCGGACGACCTTCAATCCCCAGACGACCTCCTTCGTGAAGCCGAGGCGATGGTCCACCTCCTGCAAGGTCTCCAAAAGGCAGTGAAGAATGACCCAGACGTATAGCGGGCGCGTGACCTCTGTTGTCTACCAGTCCGAAGACTTCCGAATCCTCAAGGCCCTCATTGACGGAGGTAAGCCCCAACCCGTGACCGTGCGGGGTCACTTCCCAGCCCAGAATGTGGTGGTGGGGTCATGGGTGTCCTTTGAGGCGAAGTGGGTGTCCCACGCTCAGTACGGCAGGCAGATGACGGTGACCCGAAGCCCGGTGAGCGTGAAGACCTGGACGGATGATCGTGTGCTCTCAGCACTGTCGGCCAACCAGGTAGGCCCGCAGTTGCGGCTCCAGTTGCAGTTGTACGCGAAGGGTGCCGGACTGACCCTGGCCGACGCTCTGGATGCAGGGCTTGACGGGATGGACCTGGAGGACTTGACCAAAATCTACGTTGTGGGTCGTTGGAAGGCTCTGCGGACCCACCTGGACGCCGCCCAGTTCCTTTCGGACGCTGGCGTACCCCCGAAGGTCATTGGCAAGGTCTGGTCTGTCCTGGGTGAGGACCTGGAGGAAAGGATCACGGAGGACCCGTGGATCCTTGTCCGCCTCGGTGGGATCTCCTTCAAGGAGGCCGACGAGGTAGCCATGCGCCTGGGTGTGGACATCAACAACAAAGGCCGCATGAACGGAGCGGTCCTCACCGCTGTTCAGGACGTGGCTTCCGAAGGACATGTCTACGCCGGGACCGGTCAGATCGTGAAGATGGTGGGCAAGATGCTCGCCAACACCCCCTCCCCCAGTGCCGTGGCTGAGGCCATCAAGGACCTCGTTGCCAGCAAGCAGTTGAACGTGAACCGCGCCTTCGGTGGCGTGTCCGTTTACGAGCCGTGGGTGGAAGAGATGGAGAGGGCCTGTGCTGACATGCTGCTCCAACGCAACGAGGATGCGGCCTCACCACTGACCCAGGATCACGTCAACGGCGAGTTGGACAAGTGGGCGCAGGGTCGTAGGGTCACCCTGACTGACACCCAGCGGCTTGCGGCGCTCCGTGCCTTGACGGACCCCATCAGCGTGCTCACCGGACTTCCCGGAACAGGCAAGACGACCACGCTCCACGCAATCGTGTCCGTGTTGAACGATGCCAATGTACCCTTCCTACTCGTGGCCCCCACGGGCATCGCAGCCAAGCGGCTGGCGACTGTCACCTACTCGGCGGCTTCGACGGTCCACCGTGCTTTCAGCGCAAAGGGCTGGAATGATGAGGAGCGAGAAGCCACCTACGTCGGGATTACGGGTGCTGCGGAAGCGAAGCGCGGCGTGGACACGAAGGGAGAGCAGTGGGGCTACGGCCCTGGCAACCCTCACCCCGCCCAGGTCGTGATCGTGGACGAGTCCTCGATGCTTGATCTCCACATGCTGTACCGACTGCTCCAGGGCACGTCCGACGAGTGCCGGTTGGTGTTCGTGGGAGATCCCTACCAGTTGCCCAGCGTTGGAGCGGGCGACGTGCTCCGTGATCTCAGGGACAGTGAGCGTTTTCCGCACACTCACCTCCACGAGATCTTCCGGCAGGACGGCACCTCAAGCATTGTCACCGCAGCGCACGCCATCCATGCAGGCAAGGCCCCGGACATGTCTGACCGGGACTTCATGTTGATCGCCACGGACGGGGACGACGACGGGCTGGAGGCTCGCAGGGTGATCCGCAAGATCTCGACCCGGCTGTTCGACAAGCGCGAGAACTTCCAGGTGCTCTCGCCACGCCACAAGGGAGAGGCTGGGGTCACGAACCTCAACGAGATCCTGCGTATGTCCATCAACCCACCTGGCCCTGGACGTGCCGAGCGGAACCTGGCTGGCGGGGTCGTCCGTGAAGGTGACCGGATCATGGTGATCAAGAACGACTACGACCAGGGCGTCTACAACGGCGACGTGGGGAAGGTCCACATGATCGACCACCGCAAGAAGCGGCTGTCGATCCGAGTGTTCGGGCCACCCGGCCAGCCGGAACAGGAGGTCACCTACGATCTCACGAAGGGGACACCACCCATCCGTTTGGCCTACGCCCAGACCATCCACAAGAGCCAGGGGCAGGAGTACGACATCATCGTGGTGCCCATGCTCAAGACCTTCGGCTGGCAGTTGCAGCGCAACCTGCTCTACACCGCCATCACCCGAGCGAAGAAGCGCGTGTTCATCGTTGGTCACGCCGACGCCGTGATGAGGGCTGTCCGAAACGACCGGGCAGATCAGCGGAACACCCACCTTTCAGACCGGCTGAAGGTCGAGGGGGGTTGATCCCTTTCCGGGTTGGGTAAGAGCAGGAACCGCCCCCAGAGGGCCGGACAACATGGACCCGGAGTGAATCATGGCTGACCAAGCCCACCTCAAGCACATCAAAGACACCGTGGACCGCGTCAAAGGCAAGATGCGGATCACGAAGGTCGTCGCCACCCGAGCCGTCAAGACGAAGCAGGGTGACTTTTTCGCTGGCATGTCTGCCGCATGGGACACTGTGCAAGACGACGCTGGCGGGATGGGGGCCGACACCGACATTTCCACGGACACCGCCGACAGCGCAGCCTCTGGTATGACCCTCGTGGAAGCACAGGTCGCCCACATCCTTCTCTCCATGGAGGCGAGCATCGGGGCTCACCGTGCCGCACTGTCGGACGGGGCCATCAGCGAGTCCCGCTTTGACGACAAGGTCAAGCACCTCAAGCGCAACGCGCTCGCCCACCTGTCCCGCATCCTTCCGAAGCCGGAAGCGCAGGCCATGGTGGATTCCGCAGCACAGGTCGCGTAGGAGGAGCCATGACGCAACCTACCCACACCCTCCCCGAGATCACCGTGAACGTGGTCGAGTCGGTGTTCCGCCGACTCTCCACTATGGAGGTCGAACTCGACGCGGACCCCTTGAAGTATGGGCCGAAGCGGCTCAACGGCAAGGTGGCCGAAGCGCGGGGGATGCTTACCGAGTGTGAAAGCATCTTCCTCGACGTCTCGCTCTGGCTCCAGAAGTACCGTGCGGCCCACCGCACGCTGGAAACAGAGATGGACCTGGCGAAGAAGCACCTCTACGCCAACGATCCTGAGGTTCGGGCAGGCCGGAACGTGGCCGACCGTGATGCTCTCGCGACCATGAAGTTGCGGGATCAAGCGCGGGGGCTCTCCTCGGTGGCCCAGTCCCAGTCGGACCTGGAGGCCATGCTCACCGTCGTGAAGGCGAAGCGGGCAGACCTCAAGGACGTGCAAGGCCGCCTGCGGGACCAGATGAAGTTGTGCCACGAGGAGATCAGCCTCGGCGGTCGTTGGGGCAGCAAGCCTGCTCCTGGCACGAAGGCACCTGACCTCGACGAAGCACCCAACGTGGACAAGAAGACCCTCAGGGATCTGCATGAGATGTTCACGGGTGACCGGGCTGCGGAGCCTGACCTCGCTGCCGTCGTCCCTCCCGTGGAGGAACCCACCCCGGCTTCGGAGCCTGTAGAGGCTGTCGAGGACCAGAGTGATCCGCCCTCCCAGGAGACCAACGGCATGGTGGATGACGAGGCCGACGAGTTCCTGGCAGCCATCGAAACCCCCGCCACTGGGCGGGATCTCAAGAACCTGGACGACCTTCTGGACGACCTGGACCTCTAATCCGGCAGCAGGGGGGTTGATCCTCCTGCGTGTTGGGTACAACCCATTGGGCGCACCAAACATCAACGCTTCATAAGCACATGAACTTTCAACCCGCGCCCTGGAGACAACATCATGACTGATGGATTCATCGACTTTTCATTCGGTTCCGGCGACGACGCTCTCAAGAAGAAGTCCTCGCGCTACAAGCCTGAGACCGGGGTCACCGACCGCGCCTCCTTCGTGTGGTTCAACGACTACACCGACGAGGGGATGCCCACCGAAGGCTCCCAGCCGAAGTTCGCCGGATGCGAGCGCACCAAGTACGACAGCCGCGTTGGAGTCGTCCTGCTCACCCCGGACAACCGGGACGAGATCCTGCGGATCCTCCGCACCGACCCCCAGCACCGCGTTGCTTCGGTGATCTGCGTCTGGCCGACCGACAAGGACGGTGAGTTGGACGTGTCCTCCTTCAAGGCGGGCAAGGGCTGGAAGGTCCAGCCGTGGGTTTTCGACCCCGGCAAGTACAACCAGATCAAGAACGTGAACAAGCGGTTCCCGCTCACTGGTCACGACCTGTCCATGACTTGCACGGACGGCACCTTCCACAAGATGACCTTCACCCCCGAGGGTGAGTCGCTTCTGGACAAGTACCTCAACGCCAAGAACGAAGACCTCCAGGCAGTTGGTCGCAAGATCATCGCTGAGGCTCGTCGTGTCGCAGACGGCATCTACCGCGACCTCGCCCGGTCCATGACCCCTGACGAGGTCCGTGAGGCCATCGGTGAGGAGGTCGCCCCCTCCGGTGGCGGCGGTTCCCACACTGACGCGAACGTGGACAACCTGCTCGACGACGTGTTGTAGGGTGAAGGTACTCGGTCTCGACCCGTCACTGACGAACTACGGTTGGGCCGTACACGAAACAAGCGCCCCTGTCGGCACGCCAGAACGGCTTGTCGCACGGGGGCGTTTTCGTACCCCGTCGAAGATGGAGTTCATCGAGCGGTACAAGGCACAGCGGGAATCCCTGCGTGCTGTGATCCGCGAGTACCGCCCCGACCGGGTGGGCATCGAGTTCCCTGTCTTCGACAACCTGTGGTCCGAAGGCATGTACGGTCTGTTCCTGTACTCCTGCGAAGCCCTCCGTGCCGAGTGCATGGATGTGGTCTTCTGGTCCCCCCTGCAAGCCAAAGCCCATGCTCGCGACACCCTCGACCGTCCGAAGGGATGGAAGATGGACAAGGTGGACATGTGCGAGGCCGCGAAGCAGGACGTGGGTGGCGGGCGCAACTGGAACCACAACGAGGCAGACGCCTACCTGGTCGCGGTCCTGGCGGGCCGTTTCTGGGACTTCTACGACGAGACGCTGGAGGAAGGGGGGTTGACCCCGACCGAAAGTCGGTACTTCACAAAGGTCCACACCTACGTCCGAGGGGCGAAGGCTGGCAAGACAATCAAGAAGGGAGTGATCTACCGAGAGTCGGATCGCTTCTTCATGTGGTCCCGACTGCGGGCCGAGGAGATTAACGATGGCACGAAAGACAAAGAAGAAAAGTGATGCGGGAGGCAGCGCGGCCCTTGCGGGAGCGGCCAGTCCGTTGTCTGCGGTCACGGCTTACCTGACCGAGAAGAAGGGTAAGGAGTTCACCGGCATCGTGGTGGCGATGGACGACAGCACGGTCCAGGAGTCCCTGCCTCACATCAGCAGTGGCAGCATCGTCATCGACTACCTGATCGGCGGCGAGCAGAACCAGTTCGGGGTCTCCCCCTGTCCGGGCTTCCCCCGAGGCCGGGTCACCCAGGTCTGGGGTCACGAGTCCGCTGGCAAGACCACCCTGTGCCTGGAGGCTGTGGCTCAGTGCTGCGCTGACGGTGGCACTGCGGTCTTCATTGACTGGGAGAACGACATCGTTCCCGACTACGCGGCAGCGTTGGGCGTCCCCATCACTGACCCAAACAAGTTCATGCTCCTTCAGCCAGACACGTTGGAGGACGGGATCAAGTACGCGATGGCTTACGCCACGGCTGGCGTGGACCTGATCATCTTCGACTCCGTGGGTGCTGCTGTGACCCGGCGCATCGCCGAGCGTGATGCTCTCGACGTAGCCGAGCAGTCGAAGGTCGCAGAACTCCAGTCTGTGTGGTCCCAAGAGTTGCCCAACATCAAGGGCACCATCGCTCGCAGCGGCACCGCTGTGGTCGGGATCAGCCAGATCCGAGCCAACATGAACACCGGCCCCGGTGCGAAGACGAAGCCTCAGGGAGGCAACGCCTGGAAGTTTTACGCCGCCGTCCGCCTGGAGTTGCGCCGCGTCCAGAACGAAAAGGCCCGTGAGTACAACGACTTGACCCACAAGACCGACGAGCGCGTGATCGGTGGGATCATCAAGGCGAAGACGGTCAAGTGCAAGGTGTCTCGGTCCCAGGGCCGCGAGGAGATCTTCTACATCCGCTGGGGTGAGGGCATCGACAACGTGCGGACGGTCATTGAGATCGCGAAGTCCCACGGGATCATCAAGGGGTCCTCCTGGTTGACCTGGGCTGACGCACCCGGAGGCCCGCTCAAGTTGCAGGGTTCCGAGAAGTTGCGGAAGCACATGCTCGCCAACCCCGATCACTTTGAGGCATTGAAGGCGAAGGTCATGCCGTTCCTCGGATCTGGTGGCGCTGATACCTTCACCGACGAGGAGGTCATCGATCCAGAGATGTCCGCATTGGACGCTCAGATGGCAGCAGCAGGGATCGACCTGTAGGGGTTTGGGTAAGACCCCACAGGAGGCCACATGGCTGTTCAAGTCCGAGTCCGAAACTTCCAGAGCATCGAGGATGCGTCCGTCACCATCGACGGACTCACCGTGGTGACTGGAGCCAATCACAGTGGGAAGACCGCGTTCATGCGAGCCATTCGTGGGGTGTTCACCAACGCCCCTCCCGGCCCGCTTGTTCGACACGGGTGTGCTCACCTGTCGGTGGCCCTCACCTTTGACGACGGCACCTCCGTGCTGTGGGAGAAGGGCTGGGAGAAACCGGGTCGCAAGGGCAAGACCATCAACCGCTACACGGTCAACGGGAAGCAGATCGCTACCGTTGGTCGTGGCGTGCCTCCCGAGGTCGAGGAGTTGGGCGTGCGCGAGATCAGTGCGGCATCCGATAGGGTGTGGCCCCAGATCGCCCAGCAGTTTGACGGCACCCTGTTCCTGGTCAACAGGCCGGGTTCCGCTATCGCAGAGGCACTGTCCGACGTGAAGCGGGTCGGTGCTCTCTCGACGGCCCTGAAGGCTTCCGAAAAGGACCGCAGGGCGACCAATGCGGAGTTGAAGATCCGCCGCAAGGACATCGAGGTCAACAAAATCTCCGTTGAGAGGTTCGACGGCCTTGATTCGGTATCCGGCCAGGTTCAACTCCTCGGAGAGGGTTTGGCCGATGTAGAGGCGTTGGTCTCGGAGATGGGTGAGATCACGAAACTCCGAGACCGACACGTCGCCGCAACCCAAGACGCAGAAGCCCTCGACGGCTTTGACCCTGCGATGATCCCGGACACAAAGGCGGTCAAGATTCAGCAGGGCATTGTGAAGGTCCGAGGGTACGCCGACCGTCTCCGCAAGGCCCGTGCTGTCCGGGACCGGCTCCAGGGCTTTGAGGAGATCACCCTCCCCAACCCCGCACGGCTGGCCGAGATCAAGTCCCAGCGGTCTGCTGTGGAGGCATTGAAGAAGCGCCTGGCCGCCGGGCGGAAGGAGGATGCTTTCCAGCAGGATGCCCTCAACGAATCGACCACCGCCCTGGCAGAAGCCGAGGCCGAGGTTCAGCGGCTTCTGGGCGAACGCGGCATCTGTCCCACCTGCAACACCATCCATGAGGGAGCACACCCATGAGTCAGAACAGTCTGTTTGCCTACCGCGAGTCCGAGCGGACCACGGGGGAGAAGCGTCGAATCGCTGTGTACCACTACATGCTCACCCAGGGGGATGAGGGGGCCACCGACGACGAGATGATCAACACGCTGGGGATCAAGCACGCAAGCATGGCAGGCACCCGCCTCCAGTTGATGCGTCTGGGCGCGGTGGTCAAGACCACGAAGCGCCGGAAGACGGCAGCAGGCAACCCTGCCGACGTCTACGTCGCCGTCCCTGGCTTCAACGTCCGCAAGGCTCCCCCGAAGACCGAGCGGGATCACATGCTCACCGCAGCCCGGAAGAAGATCAAGGAGATGTCTGACGACGAGTTGCGTGCGTTCCTGGCCGAGGGGTCCGACGAACACGAGGAGGTCGAAGACCTGCTTGATTTCTACTCGGAGTTCCGGGAGTAGGGGGTCGTGATCCCACTCCAGCCGGTATCTCAAGGAGTACCTTCACCAGGAGATGACATGCCTTCCAATCGAGTCCGCCTCTACCATTACTTCCTCACCCAGGGGAAGTCCGGCTCTACCGACGAGGAGGCTGAGGACGCCCTCGGCCTCCCCCACCAGACGGTGAGTGCTGTGCGTGGGGAACTCGTCAAGGCGGGAGCCGTGGTGGACACGGACCTGTGCCGTTGGACGCGCAGTGGCAAGAAGGCGACCGTGCGAGTCGGGGTCCCCGACGTGGACGTGTCCCGTCGTCTGCCCACGACCGTAGTCGAGGAGAAGCAGCGGTGGATCCGTGCCCAGATCCGCAACGTGAACGAGTCCGTCCTGGACGACATCATCGACACGATCCAGGAGGCACAGAAGCCGCCTGGCCACGTCGAGCAGTTGACCATCATGGACCTGTTCGGCGAACGGCTGTGAGCGGCATGGACTGGTTCGACGCGCTGACCGACGACACCCCTACCTACACCCCCTTCGCTGTACCCCCCTTCTCTCTGGTGGATGCCAGGAAGGGGCCGTGGAAGGCGCGGAAGAGGTGGTGGGTGGACAAAGGAATCCGAGGGGAGTTGGGTCGTGATACGGCTCTCCTTCCGGGGACATCCTCGATTGGACCTGACACTGTCTACGGAAGATGCTCTTCGACCGGGAAGCGTGGTGAGTACACCACCTCCGTGTTCGACCCGGTGTTGTGCGAGATTCTGTACAACTGGTTTTGCCCTCCAGAAGGCCATGTCCTCGACCCCTTCGCGGGGGGTGCTGTGCGAGGTGTGGTGGCTTCTGTCACCGGGCGCACCTACACAGGCGTGGACCTCAGTCAGAGGCAGGTCGAGTCCAACCGGAGGCTTGCCGCCAGCCTCGATACGCCGAGGGTCCGTTGGGAGGTTGGAGACTCGTCGAAGGTCCAGTCCCTGGTGGAAGGCCCTTTCGACTTCATCTTCTCCTGTCCGCCCTACTGGAACCTGGAGAAATACTCGGATGACCCCAGGGACCTTTCGACGCTGACCTACGAGGGATTCCTCGACAAGTACCGGGAGATCATCAGCGAGTCTGCTGCCCTTCTCGACGATGACGCTTTCGCTTGCTTCGTTGTGGGTGATGTTCGGGAGCGGAACTCCAACGGGGCTTACGTCGGCTTCGTTGCCGACACCATCAAAGCCTTTCAAGAGGCGGGCCTCCCCCTCTACAACGACATCCTCTACGTCTACCCGGACGGGAGCCTTCCAATGAGGGCGGGTCGGAGTCTGCGTGCTACGCGCAAGATCTCCAAGACGCACCAGAACGTGCTGGTGTTTTTGAAGGGTGACGCCAGGAGAGCGGCAGCCCGGATGGGGGTCACCGTCCCCACCCGTCCCGGTATTACAGGGGAGGAGGCACCATGAGCATCAACCTCGTCTGGAGAACCGACGTTCACTTGTCTGACCGCGCTCCGTCCAGCCGTACCGACGACTGGGCTGACGCCGTGTTCGACAAGTTGGGGCAGGTCCGTGATCTCGCCCGTGAGGTCAACGCCGCTGCCATCATCGACGGCGGTGACTACTTCCACATCAAGTCGCCCGGTCGGAACAGCCATGCGCTCGTCAACCGGACGGCAGAGCACCACAGCACCTACCCGTGTCCGGTCTACTGCACTCCGGGGAACCACGACGCGGTGTACGGTGACTACTCGTTCCTGCCCCAGCAGCCGTTGGGCGTCCTGTTCAGCACGGGCGTGTTCAAGCGGCTCTACGACGAGCACGAGGTCGTGTTCACCCAGGACGGGATCACCGTCCGTGTGGTTGGCATCCCGTACCACGGGACCACCTACGACATGGAGCGGTTCACCCGCATCGAGAAGGGCGACGAGGACATCTTGATCTGCGTGGCCCATGTGCTCGCCTCCCACAAGGGCGGCACCATGTTTGAGGGCGAGGACATCATCAAGTACGCCGACCTCGTGGACACCGCGCCCGACGTGTACTTGTTCGGCCACTGGCACAAGGACCAGGGCGTCGAGGAGATCGGCGGCAAGCAGTTTGTGAACATCGGCAGCCTGACCCGTGGGTCACTTTCGCAGGACAACCTGGACCGGATCCCCTCTGCGGCTGTGCTCCGCTGCACCGAGCAGGGTGTTGAGATCGAGGTCAAACCACTCAACGTCCGCCCTGCCGAGGAGGTATTCGACGTGGAGGGCCGCGCTCGCCAGGTCAAGCGACAGGTGGAGATGGACTCGTTCGTCGAGGCTATCCGTGAAGCCCTCCAGCCAGCCGAGGGTGAGCAGACGCTGGCTGATGCGGTGTCAGGCATGGACAACGTGCCTCACGAGGTCCGCGAGCGAGCGTTGGCGTATCTGGAGAGCGCATGAAACCAGTAACTCTGGCCCCCGGCATCGGTGACAACGCGCCCACGGCTGCCCTCTACTACGGACAGGACGTTCGGGATTCCCTTCGGCTTCTCTCCGATGCCTCTGTTCACACTGTGTGTACGAGTCCCCCCTACTTTGGGTTGCGGGACTACGGAAAGGACGGGCAGATCGGACTGGAGCCGACTCCTGACGAGTTCGTTGAATCTCTGGTCGAGGTGTTTCGTGAGATCAAACGGGTGCTCCGTCCCGATGGGACATTGTGGGTCAACCTCGGTGACTCCTACAACAACCGCTCTGTCGCTCGCCCTTCCTCCCACCAAGGTGGGCTGGGGTTCAAGAACGACAGCATCCAGACCTCATGGGCAGACCATACAAAGGGGGGTCGGACTCGTTTGAGCCTTCGGACAGAAGGGTTCAAGGAAAAGGACATTCTGGGTATCCCCTGGCGAATGGCCTTTGCCCTCCAGCAGGACGGCTGGTATCTCCGACAGGACATCGTTTGGCACAAGCCCTTTTGTATGCCCGAAAGCGTTCGCGACCGTTGTACGAAGTCCCACGAGTATGTGTTCCTGTTGGCGCATCCCGACAGTGGAGGCCGCTACTACTACGACGCAGATGCCATCCGTAGACCTACGGGAAACAAGCGTTCGGTGTGGTCGGTGAACCCGAAGCCCTACAGGGGCGCTCACTTCGCCTGCTGGCCTCCCGATCTGGTTCGTCCCATGATCCTCGCTGGGTGTCCCGTAGGAGGCACGGTCCTCGACCCCTTCTCTGGATCGGCCACTACCGGCATGGTGGCTCTCCAGGAGGCTCGCAACTACGTTGGGATCGATCTCAACTCCGACTACCTCGGTCTGGCACAGGCTCGTATTGAAGGCCGCAAGGCTCCGCAGCCTGTGGAACCGGATTCGGAGCGAGACATCTTCGACTTGTTTGGGGGGTAGGAGGCCGCCTTTCTCTCGGGTGCGGTGGAGTGTCTATTGAGCCCACCCCTGATGAGAGAGCACTATGGAGCCTTGCGACCTAAACCCTGACAGCATTTCACTTCTGGTGAAAGGCCACTTGCTTCCCAACAGCGAAGGAGAGGGCTGGCGGGAGACATGGGGCTCTGAGTGCCTGTTGCAGGAGGGGGTCACGTTGAGGATTCCCTATGACCCCAACGAGATCAACGCGACTGAGGTGTCTCCTCAATCGGAGGATGGTCCTCCACTCACAGAGGGTGATGACCCGGCTGCGGAAGTCCGCAGCCGGGAAGTGGACCCTTCAACCGACCCGGTAGCCGATGCTCCCCCCGAGGATCAGGCACCGCCCCCAAACCAAGAGGAGGCTGACATGCCTGATGAAACCCCGTCCCCAGCAGAGACCCCAGCAGAGACCCCAGCAGAGTTGGCCGCCTACGAAGCAGTAGACCCGGCACCCAATCTTGCCGGTGATCTCAACGCCCTGGCCCAAACCACGGGAGGGGATTCACTCCTCACCGTCATTCTGGCTCTCGTCGCGGTGCTCGGTGGTGGCGCTGCGTGGAAGTTTTACCGACAGCACTCCGAGCAGAAGCATGAACAGGAGATGCAGAAGATGAAGTTGGAGGCGAAAGCGAAGGGCATGGAAGGCCAATCCCCCGGTCCTTGTCAGCAGGTCCACGCACAGTTGAAGGCTGAAGTCGAAGAGATGAAGTCTCGTTTGGACAAGGTGGACAAGAAGATGTTGGTGAACGCGGACTTCGATGGGGATGACGCAGAGCGTCGGATCCGTAAGTTGGAGAAGTGGCGGAAAGCACTCGAAGAAGATGAGGATGAGTAGGCTTCTCGCCGTTGCCGCGATCTTGATCCCAACCTCCGCATGGGGGTTGGAGGTGGACTCGTCTGAGGTCACACTTCCTGCGACCACTTCAGCCACAACCGAGTTGTGGGAGAGCATCACCTTCGGGACGGCCTTCACCGACGTTCCGGTGGTCATTACCTCGCCAGGTCCGAGCACGGGAGGGCAGCCCTTCACGATCCGCATCCAGAACGTCACCACGACGGGTTTTGAGGCTCAGATCGTAGAGGCCGAAGGCACGTCCGGCCCCACCCACTACGCGGTGGACATGACCTACATCGCGATGGAGGAGGGGGTCCACGGCCTTCCTGACGGGTCCTTGATCGTCGTGGGGACCACCTCGACAACGGCTGAACAGTACGCCCCGAATCACGGGCTGACGGGCTCATGGGAGACCGTTTCGTTTGGGGCTTCCTACGCCTCTGCTCCTGTTGTCCTCACACAAGTGCAGACCACGGTGAACGAAACAGGCGCTGTGCCCGTGGACTACTCCACGCCCTTCTACACCGTTGCCGTGGAAAGCGTGACCACCACCGGATTCGATGCGGCGCTGGAGAGGTCCGAGGCCACCACCGGCACTACCGCACTCGACGAGGACATCGGTTGGATCGCGATCACGCCCAACACCGATGGCTCCCTGACAGCCACAGACGGGTCAACGGTGCTGTGGGAAAGCCTGCTGATCCCTGCTGCCTCTACGTCCATCGGCAAGGACGACGGGTGTACCACTGAATCCCTCTCTGCCAGTTTCGCCTCGACTGCCCCGGCTGTTGTCTCCCTCAACTCTCGGAACGAGAGCGACGGGGGCTGGGCGATTGTGTGCTCACTCTCCACTACTCAGATCGGCTACGCCATTGACGAGGACTGGTACTACGACAGCGAGCGGTCCCATGTGGGGGAAGAAATAGGGGCGCTCCTCTTTGAGAGTGGGATCATCGACCTCGACCTGGACGCTGACGACGACGGGATCGACGACACCGTTGAGGACTCTCTCGGCACCGACTCGGCTGATCCTGACTCCGATGGTGACGGGTGGTGCGATGGGGTTGTCGATGTCTCCCCTGATTGTGTAGCGGGAGAGGACGCCGCGTCGGGCACCGACTCTGACGGAGATGGGGTGCTGGACGCCCTTGAGACCGACTCGGACAATGACGGGGTGTTGGACTCAGCGGAGGACTTCACCACCGATGTAGATGGGGATGGTCTTCCCACCATTCAAGACCCCGACGACGATGGAGACACCGTCCTCGATGGGGTCGATGCGTGCCCCGGCTACGATGACACCGTGGACTCGGACTCCGATGGTGTGGCGGATGGTTGTGACCCATGCCCTCTCGACCCGTTGGACGACGCCGATGGGGACGGAGTGTGCGCCGACATCGATCCTTGCCCCCTGGACAACCCAGACGACTCGGATGGAGACAGTGTGTGTGACACCGACGACGTATGCCCCGGCTACGACGACCTGGTGGACACCGACGCAGACGGCGTGCCTGATGGGTGTGATCCCTGCCCCCTCGATGATCCAGACGATTCCGATGGGGATGGGATCTGCGACACCGACGATGTGTGCCCTGGATTCGACGACCTGACCGACACCGATGGCGACTCCGTCCCTGATGGCTGCGATGTATGCCCCCTGGACAACCCCGATGACTCGGACGGCGACGGGGTGTGTGACTCGGATGATCTCTGTCCGGGGTTCGATGACACCCTTGATGGCGACTCTGATGGGGTGGCTGATGGGTGTGACCCGTGCCCAGTGGACCCGCTCGATGACTCGGATGGCGACGGCTCCTGCGACTCCGACGATCTCTGTCCGGGCTTTGATGACACGGTTGATGTCGATGGGGACGCCCAGCCCGATGCGTGTGATCCGTGTCCCCTGGACAACCCCGACGATTCTGATGGGGATAGCGTCTGCGACTCAGACGACATCTGCGAGGGTGGCAGCGACTTCGACGACGAGGACGGTGATCTCGTCCCTGATTTCTGCGATGTGTGTTGGGGTCACGACTGGGCTGGCGACACGGATGGCGACGGGACGTGTGACGACCTTGACGTGTGCCCGAATGATCCGCTGGATGACGAGGACGAGGACGGGGTCTGTGGCGACGAGGATGCGTGCCCCGGCTACGACGACTCCATCGACGCCGATGGGGACGGCCAGCCGTGGGGTTGTGACCCGTGCCCCCTGGACAACCCTGATGACACGGATGGGGACGAGATCTGCGACTCCGACGACCTGTGTTGGTTGGACCCCCTCAATGACGAGGACGACGACGGCTACTGTGGGGACATCGACAACTGCCCCGAAACCCCCAACGAAGATCAAGCCGACCTGGACGAGGATGGGATCGGGGATGCGTGTGACCCAGAAGATGACCGCCCTGACACAGGTGACCCAGAAGACACTGGAGACACGGGATCGGAAGACACGTCACTCCCTCGTGATCTCGCAGGTGGTTGGGATTGCTCTGGGTGCTCTACGGGTGGAGGGAACCCCCGCACCGCGCTCTACCTGCTGCCTTGTTTGGGGGTGATTCTCCTTCGACGCCGACGCCGAACTTCTCTGTGGGGGGTTGCGGGGGCACTCCTTCTCACCGCCCCTCTCTTGATGGGGGCAGACGGCCAGACCTATCGGGTGCCGCTCGGGGACACCTACACCCTGCTCGACTCACCCATGCGTGCCGAGCAGGGATCGTTTCGGGCTGTCGGAGGCTATGCGTGGGCACCGTTGGTCTTACGCGCAGAGGAGACAGGGCTCGCAGACGACATGCTTTTGGAGCACCTGGTCCATGGTGACTTCCGGTATCAGCGCCGCATCGGCACACCGAAGGCGGGACTGGTCCTGGGAGGGGACGTTCCAATCCGCTACGCGAAGGACTACATCGGCGGCATGGCCAATCCACGGCTATCTGTCGGCTTCACCGGACACACCCCGTGGGTTGGAGCGGTGATTCGCGGTTCGGGGATCCTCCCTACTGGAACGGAGGGCAGTCCGTGGGGGGTTGAGGGAGAGGCTACGGTTGGCCTCTACCGCCCTCAATGGGGAGTGGCTGTAGGGGTTGGCGGCATCTACCGTCCTGAGGAGCCCGCCTTCCGCACCAAGGCAGGCTTCTACCTCGGTCCTGAATCCGCACGCTTTACCTCGGAGTGGGTGGGCGAGTTCGGGGTCCACTCTCCTTCCGAAGTGATCGTAGGAGGACGGTTCCAGAAGGGTCTGGTGGTCGTGTCCCCGGCTCTGGGCATCGGGGTGAACGGAGAGGCTGGGACTCCGCGCCTCCGTGGGCTCCTTTCCCTGTCCATTCAGCAACCTGCCCCTGCACCCCCTCCACCCCCGGTAGAGCCCCTTCCCGTCCCCGAGGCGCAGGTGGTGTCCCTTCCCGACTCCGTGTTCGGCAACCTCAGTCAAGTGGCTGAGGTGCTCGTGGTTTCTCCTGACTTGAAGATCCGGGTGGAGATCCACGCACAAAGCAAGTGGGAGCCCGCCGAGGCAGAGCAACGGATCTCTGCATTGGAGAGGACGGTGACGGAGTATCTTGTGGGAGAGGGCGTGGACCCGGCCCGGATCAGCGTGGAGGCTCGCGGAGTGACAGGTTCGGACTGGATCGACATCGTGGTGACCGAGTAGACCCCTACCCAGACGCCCTGGATGGGGGGCTTTGGTGTAGAGGGGGTGGGTAAAGTAAGGGAGTGTCACACGCTCACCTGAGGCCCACATGAACCTGCAATCGACTCTCTACTGGTCCACCCTCAAGATGTTTGAGGAGTGCCCACAGAAGTTTGTCTGGTCGAAGGGTTGGGATCAGTACGACTGCGGTCACGGCCCCGGAAACCGCAAACCGAAGCCTGAGCAACGGTCCCGACACCACGCTGTGTACGGCATCACGATCCAGCAGGCTGTCGAGGACATGTACAACCAGAAGTTGTACCGGGATCCGAAGACGATGGTCTCACGGATGCTGGAGATCGGGAAGAAGGAGTTTGACCGTCAGATCGACAAGCCGAAGAACAACATTTCCTACTCGGAGGCTCGCATGACCCGAGCCGAGATGTGGGACATGTGCGCCAGTGGGATCACGGGATTCGTCCAGACCATGAAGGCCCACCGATTCCTCGGCACCTACGCCAAGGCCGAGGTGGACCTGGTGGGGTGGATCGACAAGAAGAACCCCATCGGAGGCCGAGCAGACACCATCGTCAAGCGCAGCGACACCGGCATCACGATCATCGACGGCAAGAACACCAAGTACAAGATGAAGTACACCGACCCGGACCAGTTGAGGTGGTACGCCTTGCTCTACAAGTTGCTCTACAGGGTCCTTCCCGACCGTCTGGCCTACGTCTGGTACAGATTCCCCTACGACCAGGCCACAGGAGAGGAGGGTGTCGAGTGGGTTGAGTTTGACGAGGCGGATCTCCAGGGTCTTGCCCAGCGGGCGCTCGACGCGAAGACGGCCATGCGTGCCGAGAAGTTCGACCCCACCCCCTCCCCGAAGGTCTGCAACTTTTGTGACTTCCTGACGGTCTGCGATGCACGGCGCAAGCAGAAGGCCGCCAACTCTGCGAAGCGGAACAAGAAGTCCCGCATCAAGGAGATCACCGAAGCGACAACCGGGTTCGTGGACCTGACCCTGTGAGTCCGCGTAGGGGGGGTGCGTGCCGACCCGGTTGGGTATGTCCCCCCATAGGGAGAATGTGATGTCTGATCTGGACGAACGATTGAAGAAGGCCATCGCTTTGCGTGATCGCCTGAGTGCTGAATCCCAGCGGATTCAAGGCCGCAAGGATGCAGCAGACAAGGCTCTGTCCGCCGTAGAGGACGAGATCCGCTCAAAGAACCTCAGCCCGGACACCCTGCAAGAAACCCTCGATACCCTCGGGGTCGCCTACGAAAAGGAGGTCGCCTCTTTTGAGGCTGCCCTGGCGACCGCACAAACCGCCCTGTCCCCTTACCTGGAGAATGACGCATGAACATCGAAGTCGCAAAGTCGGACCTTGAGGTCGCCCTCAAGAACGCATCCCTCACGGTCGGATCGGGATCCGACCTGTCCTCCCACTACCTGTTCCGCCACCACGAAGGTCAGATGGAGGTGCTGTCCTACGACATGCGCGTCTTCAGCCGTGCTCCGTTCACCGCCACCGTCGAAGGTGGGGATGGGGATGCCTTCACGGTCGAAGCCTGGCGGCTCGACAAGTGGATCGCCTCGGTAGGTGATGGTGTGCTCACGTTGACTTGTGACGACCAGGGGCAGGTCACCGCAAAGGGACCCCGCTCCAAGATCAAGTTGCGGAGCCTGGATGCCAGCCGCTTCCCCTACTGGGATGGTCTCATGACGCAGGCCGAGGATGTGGGGGACGTTCCCCCCTCGACTCTCTACCGTGCCCTGAACCTGACCAAGCACTTCGTGTCCTCCGATGACACCAGCCGCCCTGAGATCTGTCAGGCGGAAGCCTCGGGAGGAGTCCTCAAGGCAACCAACCGTCGCGCTGTGTCGTGCGTGACGATGCGCGACCTGCCTGGCCTGGACCTACGGATTCCCGGCAAGGACCTCACGGTGGTCCTCAAGTTCCTCTCCGACAAGACCACCCAGGAGAATGACGTGGCCGTCAAGCAGGCCAGTCGTCCTGACGGATCAGGTGGGGGTGCAGCATCCATCTTCATGCGCCCTGACGGCTCCTACGTCGGGGTCAGCCGCCCCACGGTGGCGATGCCGAAACTTCCCGTGGAGGTCGAGGAGTCGGATGTCACCCTCTCCCTCTCCGTGGAAGAGTTCAACGGCGCGGTCGATGTGCTGCTCGCTGCGGCCCCGAAGGGTCATGCTGCGGTTTCCTTTTCGGCGAGCGACGAAGGCACTCTCTACCTGTCGATGCCTTCCGAGGCAGGAGGCATTGACGAGTACCCGATGATCCAGTCCACGGCTACGGGGCTCAACGACACTTCCTTCAAGATGGACTACTCCTACGTCGGCCATATCGCGGACATGTTCGACCTCGATTTCGTCACCTTCGGGGTGCATGAGCGAGGTCGTGGTGGGTATGTCTCCTTTGCCTACGAGGACGAGGGAGCCACTGAGGACTCGGGCAACCACTACTACACGGTGATCGTTTGGCACTCGTAGAGCAATACAACCAACTCACGCGGTCTTTGGCCCGAGTCGAGGCGTTGCGGGATGCGTCCCTCAAGGCCCTCTCGGAGTCGCAGACCCAGGTGGCTGTGTTGGAGGCTGAGGAGGAAACCCTCAGCCGCGTGGCAGACCTGTTTCGTGTCTTGATCGACCGAGAGGTCATGGACAACGCGAAGACGGTCGAGAGCCTCCTCACCGAGGGCTTGCAGGCCATCTTCGACGACCTGGACCTCTCCGTGCGGACGGAGATCGAGGTTCAGCGGGGCAAGGTCGCCGTCGATCTGGTGACTGTCCAGAAGCAGTCGGACGGGACCACCATCGAAGGCAGCAGTACCGACGCTTGTGGCGGCTCTGTCTCCACGGTTCAGTCAGTCCTGCTCCGCATCGTGGTCCTAAACCGGCGCGGCCTGCGCCCCCTCCTGTTGCTGGACGAGTCCCTGGGGGCTGTGGCAGAACACTACGTCCCCCGTGTCGGGCAGTTCCTTTCCGTCCTGGCTGACAGGATGGGGCTGGACGTGCTGGCTGTGAGCCACAACCCGGCACTGGTCGAGGCCGCCAACACCGCCTACCGCATTCAGAAGAAGGACGGCAAGGCGACCTTCCGCAAGATCGGGAGGAAGTGACCATGAAGGACGCCAGCGAGATCCAGCAGAAACTCAAGCAGGCCAAGTACCGGCATGTGAAGCGGATCTTGCGTCGGCGGTTTCCTTCCGGCCAGGACTGGCCGAAGGACGAGGTCGAGGAGATCAAGGCCGAGTACCGGACCTTCTTCCAGGAGGCTCCGATCCACGAGATCGCCAGAGATTTCCCCGACGTTGCAGCCCTGATGTGGGTCCTGGAAGACCAGCCGGATCAACCCCTGGCCGTCAACGGCACAATGGTTGGTGCGATGGGTGGGGTCATGCTGTGGGCTGACTCAGACGACGAAGCCGACGCGGCAAGGGCCATGATCGACAAGATCGTGGATGCTGCGGTTGTCTCCAACACCCCTGCACCTGTGAAGCAGTCGTGGTGGCAGAGGTTGTTTGGATGAACTCGCACCTGCTTGCCTCGATTGAACACCCGTTCCAGAAGCGTCCCCTGATGCTCGATGGGGTTCCTGTTCCTCCAGATGCAGGGCCGTTCCTGATCACCGCCTCCCGCAAGTTGATGTGGGTGGAACGAGCATTCGGCACCGGGTTCCTACGCCTGGCCGTGCGGCAGCAGAAAACAGACGAGTTGTACCGTGACCTCGTCACCGAGATTGCCGAGGAGGGCGTCCGTCGAGAGTGGGGGAACGTCCAACCTCCGACTGCGGAGGGTGTCCTGGAAGGGATGAACCACCTCCACTACTACGACCTCCCCGACGCCACGCTGTTGTATGGGTCGGAGTTTGACATCGGCATCGCCCCTGACATGGCGCGTGCCCCGGCGGACTGGCTTCCCCCTTCGTGGGCGGTACTTGTCCCTGACCGATCCTATGTGGGGACCGTCTACCTGTTTGGGGACGGCTACCTGGGTGCTGTCGTACACAACCCATCCCGAGGCGTTGTCGTACTGCGGGGGGTCTGATCCCTCCGTGAACGGGTAAGCCACTCCATGCGAGAGTGGTTGACCAACGCCCTACTGGACTCAGCCGAGTCTGTCCCCGAAGAAGCCGAAGGCCACGTCCTCGGACGGGGGTTGCCGTACCGGCTCATGGAGGAGATGCGTGTAGGCACCTGGCGCTGGCCGGAAGCCCCGTGTCCAGACGACACCTTCGTCAAGCGTCATGGCGACAAAGGCTTCCAGGTAGATGGCTGGCTCTCGATCCCCTTGTGGTCACCACGAGGTCGGATCGTCGGTGCCGAGTTCCGCCGCTGGGACGGCGAGAAGTCGGTGTCGAAGTACTTCCTCCCCGACACGTCCTGGTCCCCGGTGTTCGCTGGCATGACCCCATCGACGCTCAACCGCATCTGGAAGGGTGGGGACATCTGGCTCGTCGAGGGGGTGTTTGATCTCGCCTTGACCCATGCGGTGCCTCGGAAGGACGTGGTGCTCTCGTGTGGGGGTGCCAAGATCACGCCCAACCAGGTGGCCTTCATCCGCCGGTTCCTTGATCCTCGTGCGATGGTCCACGTCGCCTTCGACATGGACGAGACTGGTCGCAAGATGGCTCTCGGCTACCAGCACCCGGACACTGGACGACGGGTCTGGGGAGTGGTGGAGCGCCTGGAGCGTGAGGGCGTCCGTTGCCGCGATGTGCAGTACCGTGGCAAGGACCCTGGAGCCATCTGGGAAGCAGGAGGATCTCCGGGTCTGTGTCGTGCCTTCCGTCTTTAGGGGGGTCAGGACTGGCTGCTGACGGGTAAGGATGGGGGACTGAGAACACCTACACAGGAGGGCCACATGGCCGTAGACATCTGGAAAGCCAACGACGACGTTCACGACAAGATCAAGGAACTGATCGGACAGAACCACCCTGACCTGGCCTTGATCTCCGACGAGATCGTCATCGTCTTCCGCGAGAAGGCAGGCAAGAGCGGAGGGCAGGTTGTCCTCGGCAACAGCAAGAAGGTGGCCGCGCTCGCCAACGCCATCGGCAACACGGACTTCAAGTTCGTCATCGAGATCGCCGCCGACCAGTGGGAGCACGAGTTGACCTCCCGCCAGCAGGAGGCCCTTCTGGATCACCTGCTCACCGCGTGCCGGTGCGACGAGGATCCCAAGTCCGGTGAGTTCAAGTGTACGGTCGCCAAGCCGGACATCATGGCCTTCCGCGAGAACGTGGAACGGTATGGCATGTGGTTCCCGGTCGAGGCGAAGGAAGACGAAGGTCCGTCGCCTGTCGAGGAGATGTTTGGCGTAGATACTGAGTGATCAACACCGTCTGACGGTCTGGAGGGCGTGTGGCTCTTGATACGAAATACCGCCCCCGGACCTACGGGGATGTGCTCGGGCAGCAGGCCACGGTGTCTGTGCTCAAGCAGTTTGTGGTCGAGGGCCGGGGGTATCACCAGTCCTACGTCTTCTGTGGTCAGCACGGCTCAGGAAAGACCACGTTGGGGCGCATCCTTGCCCGTGCGTTGCTGTGCGAGGCTCCGGTTGAGGGGTCTCCCTGCGACGAGTGTTCGTCGTGCCGCACCCTGCTGGATGGGCACACACACGAGTGCTTTGTGGAACTCGACGCGGCAACGAAGTCGGGGAAACCCGACCTCGCCCGTATCCTGGAGGACATGCAGTACTCCACAGTGAGCGGCAAACGCCGCATCTACCTGTTCGATGAATCCCACCGTCTGTCGAAGCAGGCTCTGGACGCGCTCCTCAAGCCTATGGAAGACAACTCGCCGGGGTCGGAGGACAAGCGGCTCGTCTGTATCTTCTGCACCACCGAGCCTGAAAAGATGGTGGGGACGATCTTTAGCCGATGTGCGCCAGCGTTCGTGATCCGCTCTGCCCCGCAGGGTGAGATTGTGGAGAGGTTGAACGAGATCTGCGGCCAGGAGGGCATCGAAGCCGAAGCCGACGCTCTCGATCTCATTGTCGAGCAGTCTGAATCCCATATCCGGGACGCCTTGAAGATGGTTGAGGGTGTGTCGATGCTGGGCGCGATCACCAGCAAGACCGTCGCCTCCTACCTCCACCTCGACGCCAACGATGGGGTGTTGGATCTCCTGGAGGCTCTCGGTAAGGACCTGGCCACAGCAGTTGCACGAGCGACAGACCTGTCGATGGCCCTCAGCCCGTCCGCCGCCTACGAGCGGATGGCGGAAGCGTCCATGCTTGCCTACAAGGTCCACCTCGGTGTGGTCAAACGCATCCCGGCGAAGTGGGACACAGAAAGAACTCAGGCTTTGTCTTCACAGGGTCCGGCGTGGTTGAATGTGGCGACTCGTTTCGCGGCTCCCCCTCACCGCCCCACGAGGCAAACCCTTGTGCTGGATGTAGCCTCCGCGCATCACTTGTTTGGAGACTTGAGTGCGGTTGTTCAAGGGCACCCGGTTGTGGTCACCTCCCCACCTCCCTCAGAAGGGGTCGGCAAAGCCAGGATCAGGGAATCTCCAGCAACGTCAACACCTTCACCTGCACCGGTGGGTAATGTCGGACATGCTTCCGACGATCCTTCAGCACATCTCACCACCACCAACGTCTGGGTTGACCCCAGGGCTGTCGGCGGTGGACCCTCAGATCGCGCTGATCCCTCACCCAACCCCGCTGCCACAGAGTCGCACGTCCTCAATCCGAACGTCTTCCGTGAGTTGGTCCAGCATCATTTACGGGGGTTGAGGCGTGGACGAAAGGGATCAAGTCACATGGGTGGTACTGGAACTGAGCCACCACGGTGAACGCGCCGCTGAGGAGGGGATCCTCGCAGAAATCCTCCGTGATCACGCGGACCTGGACCATGACCACCCCGTCTTCGTCCCATACCTCACCTACACCCACCAGGGAAAGACCACCCTTCTCTCAGTGATGGAGGGGTACGTTTTTCTCGCGTCGGGGTTCGACGACCAGAGCCGCTCCGACCTCTCACGCTCCCCCTACATCACGAAGATCCTGTGTCGCGGGAGCGATCCTCACGCCGCCTGTGAGACCGTATCCCAGGCTTCAGTGGACCAGTTGCGCCAGCGAATGCGTGAACTGGTCGCCGTCGAAATACAGGAGGGGATGGAGGTTCGTATCGTTGACGGGACCCTCAGTGGTATAAGGGGATCCGTTGTGGGTGTGTCCGGGGGACACGCGACCCTACTGGTCCAGATGCGCTCCATCCAGGCCATTCAATATCTTCCGTGCTTCCTATTACGCCCTGTGAGTGACGAAGATGAGTAACTATTGGTGCAGCCACATTGTCTTAGACCCCTCGGACATCGAGAGGATGTTTTCCAACGAGGATGGCCTTTCCTCGTTCCCCAGCACGACCGAAGAACTCTCCGACGAGAGCAAGGTCGAACTGGATCTGGTCAAGAGTGTGCTGGACCAGATCCCACCCCGCGAAGCCGACTTCGTGGAGTTGTACTTCTTCCAGCGGATTCGACAGACTACCATCGCCTCGCTGTTCAACATCAGCCAGCCGACCGTCTGCTACCGTCTACAACGGGCCGCATCCCGAATCCGTTACCTCCTCGACATGCCTACCCACGATGCGTGGCTCATGGAACAGGACCTCCGAGGGGTGCTCACGGACCCGAAGGACATCCAGATCATGATGGGCATGGTCGCCACGACCTGCCAGAGCGAGGTCGCCAAAGAACTCGGGGTCACACAAGGCTTCGTGCGGCACAGGTACTTCCGCACCATCGAACGCCTCAAGAAGATGCGGGGGATGGAGCAGTACGTCCGGGTCTTTGAGCACGTCGCTGCGAACCTGAACATCCTCAAAGAGACCCACCGTTCAAAGTGGGCCGAGCCGGTGATCTACGTCGTCGCGGAGACCCCAGCCCAGGCGTGAGTCGGTAGTCGCTCTATTGGGGAGGACTGGTAGTCCTGGAGTGACCGGCATGAGAGATAAGACCCCATCAGTCCGTCGCGTTTTGATGGCGAAGCGCGTGGCCCGCAACTGGCTTCAGGACCACGCCGAGCCAGAGTACCGGTTGACTGTTTACCGGGGGGCCTCCCGAGAGTCGCGCAACCTGCCCGGCCTGCTCCGGTCCTTCCGGGACGGCAGGATCAAGTTTGGCAACACCGACCGTGTGCCTGACCTGGGCATCAAGGTGGCTTTCGACTCCATCACAGTCTGGTCGAAAGACAAGAGCCGCCTGCAAGGTCTGGAGGCAGCCCTTCAGAAGATGGGCTGCGAGACCACGGGAGTTTTCTGATGGCCGCCTCCCTCGCCCAGTCCGAGTTCGTCTACAGGTCGGGCACGAGCCCCGACATCTACACGTTCACCATCACTTCCGATTCCCAGGGGAACCTGTCGGTGCGGGACATCGAAGACCCTTATGGGTTCGTGATCTCGCCGTACACCCAGATCCCCCAGAGCGTGACCGCCGACATCTCGTCCGCCATGTCAGCAGTGGAGACTATTTTGGCACTCACATCAGCCGTCAACGGCACCCTGACCTTCACCGCTGAAACATCGAAGTCCGTGACCTTCGCCGAGGCGTTTGCCGACACCTCGTACCGGGTCCAGACGACCTCCGACATCTTTGCCCCCTTCCGTATCACAAACAAGACCGTCCTGGGGTTCACCATCCAGGCTGGTGCTACCGTCACAGCGAACGTCGGGTACGACGTCTTCGTGTGATCCACGGTAGCGAGCCTATGCCCCCGTGGGGGTGACTGGAGATTTCAATGACCACACTCCCCATCGAACGATTCGCATCCGAGCGCGAGGCCGAGAAGTTTGAAGCCGAGGCCGAAGCCGCCAACGCGCAGGCCGAAGCCGACCGCCAGAAGGCCGACGCCTCCCGCTTGAAGGAAGGAGCCGGTGGCCTCTACGGCTACACGAAGGGCACCCAGCGGGACGTGGAAGCGTCTGTCCGCAAGGCACAGCGCCGGGCCGCCTCCGTCGCGAAGGCTCTCTACGCGAAGGACGAGCGGAGCGTGGACTTCTTGAAGGCACATGTGAAGCGGGCCAACAGCAAGACTGCCCGCCTGATCCTGGCTGCCATGAAGAACCTCGGACCCCGCGTGGCATCCGAGATGCTTCCCAGCGAGCGTCACGTCGCCCGAGTGGCTGCCGAGGAGAAGGTCGCTGGTGGCCTCTACGGCTACCCTACGAAGACCGCCCGGCTCGCCCTGGTCGCTTGCTCCGATCTCCGTGCCTACGTTGGGGAGGTTGCCTACAACCTCCACAGCCGCCGCACCGCGAAGTACGCGAAGATGACCGGCTTCCTCAAGGAGCACGGCAAGACCGCCAAGTGCGCTTACTCCCGCATGATCCTGGACTGCTACCCCGACGCCCCGGTGTCGAAGGAAGCGAAGGAGAAGTACCCCTGGCCCGAGTGCATCAAGGACCAGGAGAAGGAGTACGGCAGCAAGGAGATCGCCGAGAAGGTCTGCGGCAAGATCAAGTCACAGTCCCAAGGCAAGAGCGCAGCGGACCAGATGCTCCGCAAGGCTTTTGTGCCTGACTCGGTGGATGCCTGGCTGGAGTGGGAGGACGGCACCCGCACGGCTGCCACTCGCCGCCGTGCTTGACAGGATGGCGAGGAGCGGTCGCTCCCTCACACCCATCCCCACCCCGAAGACATTGACGAGTGGAACCCCGTGATCAACCAGGACGACACATGAGCCAGAACACCACAGACAAGCAGGCGTACCTGAACGCCACTCCCATGCAGAGGGAAGTGGTGCGTCGGCTGCTGTGCGATGTGTTGGGGTGTCTCCGAGCGCAGTATCTCTCGTACCAGACGAGCCATTGGCAGGTCGTTGGGCAGTCCTTCTACGGCAACCACCTCCTTTTCAACCGGCTCTACGAGTCTGTCATGCTCCAGATCGACTCTCTCGCCGAGAAGTTGGTGGGCTACCTCGGACGTGAGGTCGTTGATCTCAACCACCAGATGCGGCACATCACGGGCTACACGATGGCCTGGTCCCAGATCGACTGCCACCACAAGCGAGGCATCCGGTCAGAACAGGACCTCCAGGCTGCACTCCGGCGAGCCTACGATGGGATCAAGCAGGCACAAGCCATGACCCTGGGCCTCGATGACTGGATCATGGCTACAGCCAACGCTCACGAGGAGAACGAGTACCTCCTCCAGCAGGCGCTGACCCCAGTGCCCGGACAGAAGCAGGCTGGAACCTACGACCGCTACCCTTCCATCCGCGTACCACGAGGATGGCGTCCTTCCGCAGACCAGAGCGAGGGTTGCACCGAAGAGTACATGGACGAAGTCTCTGAGGACTTCACCAAAACCTCCGAGACCTTCATCAAGCGGGCGATTCTCCCAGCCCTCAAAAAGCGCGGCTGGGGCGCGGAGTCCCATGGGGTCACGGAACCTCTCTACTCGGAGGACGGGGCCACTGTGGAGGTAGAAGTCTGGGGGAGAGCCGGACAGAAGATCGGTCTCGGAGGTCGGAAGTACATCGTCCTTGACCGGGATGTGTCCAGGGTCGTCGAGATCATGATGATCCCGAAGTTGGCGGACGAGACCTTTGAAGGGTCCGAGCAGTTCGACGTAGACGAGTTCGCTGAATGGTCATGGGAGGCAGAGTGCCCCACGGACGAGATCCGCGCACTGGGGTACTCCGGTTCCGAGTTTGCTCCCACGCCCAAAGGGGTCGAGGAGTTGCTGGGAGCCTTTGATCGCGACTGGATTCGCTCCAGCCGGGTCCGCTCCAAGATCCAGAAGCGGGCCAAGTTCAACCCGAGCAAGCGGGAAGACCTCATTGGCTACTTCTTTGCCCTGCATGACCAACTGGAGCGGGAGTTCACCGCTACCCCAGACGAGATCAAGGGCATGTCCAATGCCTTGCTCCGTCGTCGGACCATGCAGATGGCCGAGCAACTGGCCGACTCGCATGTCAGGGGGATGACGGGTGAGGAGGCCGTGGAGGCTGCCAAACGCGCTGCTCCAAAAGCCTACCGCTGGATGCTGCGCGTATTGGGAGAGCGGAAGTTGGCATCGACCGATGAAGCCTACTTCTACAAGGCCCCCGACCAGCGTGCCGTCCTGGAGTTTGCTCGGAGCAACGCCATCTCCAACGATGTGGCCGTTGCAGAAGACGCAGCCAAAGAGGACCACCTGGACATTCCCGAATCCCAGGCCATCGCTGAAGCCGAAGAAGCCCCGCCGCTCCCCACGGAGATCGCGAAGGAGCCTGGCGGTGCAGCGGTGTCCACACTGAACCAGTACGTCATAAAGTCAGAAGACCCCGTGGCTGAGGAAGCCGTTCCCATGAACGAGTCCCGCATGGCAGCCTGGCTCCAGGAGTTGACCTGATGCCTCCCCGTCCCTCCATGGCCACGATGGCTCTCTCTGATCGCGCCTTCACCCAGTACCTTCGGACGTTTGGGCGCAACCCGAAGATCGTGGACATGGTTCAGATCTACAAGGACCTCAAGGATTCCTTCGATGGGGTCACCATCGAAGGAGAGGTTGAGACCGATGACGAGGAGGACAACGTCGCACGCGACGACTGGTTCCGTCGTTTCCAACGCGCCCTGCTCCAGATGGAGATGGAGGTGGACAGTGAACCTTCGATCAACGCCATCGACGACAAAGGCAACGAGATCAAACCCCTCCTGCGCCGACTGGGGAGCCAAGGAAAACTCAGCCCGAACCTTTGGCGGCGACTGATCCCGGCCTACTCCGACCTGTTGCGGACCCTGGTTGCCGATAAGGACCTCTACTGGGCACCCCGAGCCATTCCCGGACGGGACGGTGTGCGGTGGGTTCAGTTGCGGAACGCCAGCCCGAAGCAACGGGTCGTCGAGCAAGTCCGCCGTGATGATCCTTCGTTGTTTGAGCGCCTTCAGGTGTCGAAAGAGCAGCGCAGCAGCATGGACGACAAGATCAACAAGCGCATCGGGAAGATGGGCCTGGAGACAGGCCGCCAGCGCATCCGTGGTCGTTTCATCCAGGTCGGAGTTGACCCTGCCTTGATCGACAACGAGGTCGTCGTCCGCGAGACCTACCGCGAGCCTGACCCCAGAAACCCCCGCAAGAAGATCCGCAAGTCCCGGACGTACACGCTCTCCCGAGAGGAGGCCCTGGAGCGTCTGGATGACCCCAGTGTGGTCGCGTCCCTTCCGTCTGAGGCTGTCATGGTCTTCGACGATGACGGCTCCGTGGCCTCCCGTGAGGACTTCACGGTCAAAGTGGACCAGGTGAACGAAGCCTACAAGGGGTTGTCCAAGATCAACCAGTTGGTCCGCAAGAAGCGTGGCGGCAAAGGCTACGCCTACATTGACCCGGAAGAACTCCGCAGCGTCAGCCGCGCCGAGTTTGAGGAAGCCTTCGGGAACAACCCAAAGCCCGATGAGTACGTCGCCCTCACTGATGACCCTTACAAGAGCACCGCGCTCACGAAGATCTACCCGGTCAAGGAGTACCGGGGGAAGCAGATCATCACCGCCGGACGGTTCAAGGGCTACTACGTTTCGGACCTGGTGAACCGAGCAGGCCGCCTCATTGAGGGTTCCAGCACCTACTACAACCCCGCGACCGGCGAACTCGACCGCCGCGAGGTCGTCAACGATGATGGCTCCGTGAACGTCCGCAAGATCACCGAGCCTTACGTCACCGTGGATCAGGGTAAACTTCTCCTCACTCTGGAGGGGGGCACAGGCAGCAGCGCCTTGCTGCGTCAGTCGGTGCGCCAACTCACGAAGGTGGTGCCGAGCATCACCTACGACGAGGGGACGAAGAATCGGGTCTTCCGCTTTGACCCCAAGGACTTCGCTGCCATCCGAGAAGCCATCGGTGCCATGGCCCTGTCCAACGCCGCGTCCCGGATGCTCCAGAAGTACTTCGACAAGTTGGCGAAGGCCGAGCGGGCTACCTCCAAGCAGAGCATCAAGCGGTACAGCAAGGAGAAGTTGGGCCTGACGGTCAACCTCCGTGAGCAGCAGGCACAGGCTGTCGCCTGGCTGGACGCCAACGACAACACCGGCATCTGCGCCCTGGACACAGGTGTGGGCAAGACCGGCGTGGCTGTCGCCACCATGCAGAACCTCCGTCGCAAGCCTGACGTGATGAAGGAAGGCAACGGGCGCTTCCTGTTCGTCTGCAAGCGGGCGCTTGCAGGGAACCTCCCGAAGGAGATCTTCAAGTTTGTGGCTGGCGACGTGGAGGCGAAGGAGTTGGTCGATATGACCGACATCGTGACCTACTTCGGGTTCAGCAAGAATCGAGACAAAGACGAGAAGTGGGGTGACGACTACGTCGCCATCTTCTTCGACGAGGCCCACGAGCGGTTGAAGAAGAAGGAGAGCGCCTTCTACAAGAAGATCAGCGCGTGCAAAGCGAAGCGCAAGATCCTCCTGACCGCCTCTCCGATGGTGCGGTCCCCGAAGGAGGTCTTCACCCTCGCATCCGTCGCCAACGGCGTGGACCTCAACACGAAGGAAGGCCGTTCCGCTCTGCGGAAGTTCAACAACCGCTTCTCCGAGACAGTCGGAGGTCGCGTGGTTGGGATCAAGCGAGTGGACGATAGCCTGTTCGCCTACAAGAACTACGTCAAGGCCGAAGAAGAAGCCGGGCGGGTCCCCCTCTCCCGAGATGAGTGGCCGGGTCAGGTTGACCCCATCGTGACGCGAGACTTCAACTCATGGGTCAAGTCCAACCTCTTCTACGCGGACAAGCGCGACGTGGCCGATGAAAAAGGCAAGAAGTTGGATGAGTTGAACGTCATGGAACCTGAGGCCGTCAACATGACCCCGGAGGTAGAGAAGATCTACCGCCGGACCATGAAGGACGTGATCAAGGCACTCCGCGACGTCACAAAGAAGAAGTACAAGGGCGACCAAGCCCTCGCCATTGAGGCTGCGAAGGTCAAGTTGCGTCGGGAACTCGCGCTCCTTACCCGGTTGAGTGATGTCCCGAACCTGGTGATCCCAGGCCAGCCCAACCCGAAGATCGACCGGGCTGAGGAGATCCTTGACCAGGTGTCGGGCCGCACCATCCTGTTCACCGACTCCCCGGACATGGCGAAGTCCACCTTCGACCAGTTGGCAACGAAGCCAGGCAAAGGCACCGCCATGGCCCTGTCTGACGGCATCTTTATGAAGCCTGCTGTTGGGGACACCATTCGCTTCACCGCGAAGAAGTACCCCGACTTCGACAAGAAGGCGGGCCGGGGGCGTGGCTTCTTGCTCAAGTACGAGAACGGGACGGCGAAGGTCTTCCGCAACGAGAACCCCCGAGTAGTTGGGTTCCACCGAGCCAAGAAGGACGCCTGGAAGGTCATCGTCCTCCAGAAGATCATCCAGCGTGACCCCACCATCAACACCCTGACCTTGACTGGCACCTATGCCGTGGGTCAGAACCTTCAGTCCTTCACCAACGTCATTCATCTCGACCGTGACGACTGGTCCAACGAGACCATGAAGCAGCGGTCGGCTCGCGCCTGGCGTGCTGGTCAGAGTGAGATCGTCAACGAGTACACGCTTGACACGACGTACCCTGACGCCGTGTCGAACGACGACGCGGACAAGACCCTCGACGAGATCCGCAGGATCATCCAAAGCATGGACGCCGATCTGTTCAACGAGGTTGTCCTGGAGTCACAGACCGCCCGACTGGGTGAGGAGTGGGCCGAGGTCAAGAAGCAGCGGTCCATGCTCCACCAGGTTGACCGCAAGATGATGGAACGCGCTCTCTCGCCTTACGCCAGCCAGATGGGCCGACAGGAGAAACCATGAACATTACCGATCCGGTCACCGTCGAGGAATGGGGCCAGTACATCAGCAACCTGAGTGGGGCGAAGTTGTTTTCGCAAGCCATCGCAGCGAACACCCTCAACTTCGTGGGGATGCTTCAGAGCGAGGGTTTCAGCAGTGACGAGGTCACCGATGTCTTGCTGATGTTCGCCATGCGTTTCCGTGACACCAAACTCGACATGCCCAACGGTATCCCTGGCGAGTACATCTCCTACCCGGATCTTCTGGATTCGGTAGGCCGCCTATCGGACGCACAGGTATAGGAGCCTCCCATGTCTTTCAAAGCCCACCTACGTTCCATCCTTGCTTCCGAAGGGCTGCTTCCCTCAGATCGTGTTGCGGGCAGGTCCATGCCACGCCTCGACTGGATGATCCCGACCGCTGAGAAGGGAGGGGCGCGTGAGGAGAAGATGTCTGACGGGATGCTTCGCGTCTGGCGGTGGGACACAGACCACGTCCACAAGCGCACCGGCAACCCCTACACTCGCTACCACCTGCTGGTGGGGTCAGCCTCCAAGCGGGCGAAGAACGCCCTGGCCTGGGAATACCACACCTCAAAGGCCGCTCGGGACAAGGCAATCGACTCCTGGGTTTCCTACTACGACCGGAAGGCTCAAGAGAAGGCTGACCGGCAGGAGGCCGCCAAAAACTTCCAGCATGGCCTCCAGGTCGGAGACATCCTCTCCGCGTCCTGGGGCTACAACCAGACCAACGTGAACTTCTACGAGGTCACGCGAGTCGTTGGGAAGGCAACCGTGGAGGTCCGAGAGGTTCAGTCGAAGGTCGTCCGCGAGTCCGGCCATGCCCTCTACGTCGTGCCTCGCAAAGGCAAGTGGACGGCTCGCAGCACCACCATGAAGAAGCGCGTCAGCCCCAGCGGGCACGTCAAGATCAACAGTTCCATTTCCGCCTCCGAGTGGAGCGGCAAACCCATGTACGAAACGTCACCCTACGCAGGCCATTAGGAGAACCCCATGAAGTCCCTGACAGCATCCGACCGCAAGACCCTCATTCGCCTGGCCTCATCCCTCCCCGTAGGTGACGAGACCCGCAAGGCCCTTATCAACGGACTCGCCCAGACCCGTGAAGCGGGCCGCCCCTGGGGCGGCGACGGCTACGCGGCGAAGGCCGAGGACTACGACATCCCTCCCGCACAGGGGGGCAGCGGCTCCCCGCCGTGCCAGCCGAAGGGTGACGGACCCTGCTACCGCAAGCATCACGAGTACGGCGCGGCCAACAGCGGTGCCAACGGCTCTGCCGCCCGGCGCAAGTACAACGAGTGGTATCGCGAAAACGCGATGTAGTCGCCTGACGGTCCTGCCGTTGGCGGTATCTCGCCTATGGAGCCTCCCACGGTAGAGTGCATCTGCACCCTTCCACTGGGAGGCTTTCGCCTTGTTCGCTACCCTTACCGAAGCCCTCAAGCGGCGCATGATCGAGGAGATCCGGTACTACTGGGGCCAAGACCCCCAGTATCGGGACTCGCTTGTGCCCAACATTCAGGGTCGGTTTTCTTTCCAGGAGCGACCACAGCAGGCCATCATCCTCAAGAGTCAGTCGGCCAGCCCCTACCAGATGGCGGCGGACCACTACCAGGGAGCGATTGTCTCCTACTGCTACCTCACGAAGGTGTACGGGCAGCGAGGCACGAGCATCGAGTGGGTGCGGGAGAACGCCGTCGCGATCCAGGCGAACAACGGGGTGTTCCCAACCCCTGCCGGGGTCTACTACATCGAGGTCCGCTCCGAAGTCATCGACGTTCGCGGTGTCCCGAAGGAAAAACTGGTCTTCTATGTGGACCCCCTCCTGGAGGTCATCGACCAGCGAGCCACGATGCTTGATCCCAGGCTCTACGAAGTAGGCGCGGGGTCGTTCCATCCAGGATCACTCCGGGTCTATGAGATGCCTGGCAGTGTCCCGTACTATGAGAACGTCAACTACACGGCTGACTCCACCACAGGCAGGATCACACTCGCCAGCCCCCTCGCTCCCAACACCTACCTGTCGGTGGACTATCGCTACGCGGGCACCAGCAGCGGGCCGTTCCCCCTGCCCATGAACGGGGCCAACGTCGAAGCCATTCCAGGCGTCGTCCTGGCCTTCGGTCGTCAAGCCTACGATGGGGACATCATGGCAGTCGTGGTGGGCACGACTCGGGAGACAGTGGCGAAGGAGTTCGGCGGGCGGTGGGAGATGAACATCGACTTCGACATCATGGCGCGGGACGTCTACGCCCAGGGTGAGATCACCGACCGCACGTTGATGTACCTCTACACCGATGCGAGGGACCGGCTCTCTACGGAGGGCATTGAGATCACGATGGTCACCATGGGCGGCGAGGCTGAGGAGATCTACGACGATGTGGGCGATGACTACTTCTACACCGCCAACATCTCGATGACGATCATGACCGACTGGGCGATCCATGTGCCCATCGGACGCACGCTGATCCGAGCCGAGGCGAACACGGTGTCTGAGACTGAGATGGTCGCCGGGCTCACGGACGACCAGTTGATCGAGATGGGGTCACCGACCGGCCTGCACTACGCGGAGACCCTGAACCTCATTGAGATCCGTGATCCCTACTTCCGGGGGCGCACGAAGACCTACGACCTGATCCGGTAGTGATCCTATGGCCTCGACAGAGGTACTTCCCATTGGAGAGACGCTATGCCCCGCAACCTTACTGCCGCCGACCGGTCCACCCTCATTCGTCTTGCCTCGACGCTTCCTGTGGGGAGCGAGGAGCGGAAGGCCATCCTCGCCGGGCTCGCTGCCGAAGGTCTGCTTTCCGACAAGCAAGCCTCTCGCCCCCCTCTGGACAAGGAGCAGATCGCCGAGATCGAGAAGGAGGGCTGGCCCGACATGATGTCGCAGGCTGAGGCGTCCGACTGGGCCGTGAACACGATCCGGCAGGCATGGCGGGAGCGAGGCATGGTCGGAAAGCCCGAACAGATGATGCGCGAGGAGTTCGACCGCATCCGTAAGGGGAACCTCGACTATCTCAAGTACCTCCGGGTGAGCCGTGCTGGGTCGAAGTTCCGTATCGACCGGGCGATGCGTCGTGCGATCTACATCCAGTACCTCGCCAAAAACAAGAAGGTGAAGTCCGAGTTGTGGCGCAGGCTCCGGTAGCGTGCCTATGGGCCGCCTCCAGGCAAAGGAGTCCCCCATGGGCAACCTACGCAACATCCTTTCCGAAGAGGGCCTGCTTTCCGACAGGTTGAAGACCGCTGGAGGCACCGGATGGCCTCTCACCCCGAAGGACATCAAGGTCGGGCTGCGCCGCATCAAGAAGGTCTGCTACGACTCTGGGGCGTTCCGAGAGGCTTTCCTCGATGGAATGGATTGGGGGAGGGTCGAGTTCGACAAGCCCGAGAAGAACCCCTACCGATCCAGCGGAACGCTTGTGTGGTGGCGGGTGTACCCAATGGGCAAGGTCGGAGACAAGAAGAGTGACTACATCTACGGCTATGTGATGACCGAATGGGTCAGCGGACCCAAGGGCATCGAGATCTCTGGCACGGTGACCGTCAAGCACTGATCTCCGGTAGCGTGCCTATGGGTAGGGTCTGGCGAGCCTTTAGCCGGAGAAACCTCTCATGCCATCAACCATCCGAAAGGGATCACGCGGAAGCGATGTGATCCTCTGCCAAGACAGCCTCACCAAGAAGGGCTACCCCTGCACCGCTGACGGGATCTTCGGGTCCGGCACCGAGTCGAAGGTCAAGCGGTTCCAGGCCGCCAACGGCCTTGTGGCTGACGGCATCGTCGGCAACGGGACCTGGGGCAAGTTGCTCGCCGAGAACCCGGATGATGTGGGCATCGCTGCCCCCTCCCCTCTCCCTCCCGTGATCGCCCATGCTCAGAGCCTCGGCTACGAGACCTGGGGTGATCCCTGGCGTCTGTTCCTGTTTGGAGTCCGCTCCGCAGAGCGGAAGGCTGACGCCTTCGACGACATGCTGGGATGCGCCTACGTCAATGACGACGGCCTGTGGGAAGCCTTCTACTGGCCAGGAACCACGGACCCCGGTGCGTACTACCTGGAGCATCCGATGAACAGTGCGGGCTGCGCCATCCTCGTGAAGGGCCAGTACCTCGACACCTGGACCATCGACCTCCACGGCGGCAAGTATGAGGCTCTGTGCCAGAGGGCGGGCGAGGTGTCTGTTTTTCGTGATGATTCGATGGACGACAAGTTGGACCTCGACCCCAGCACCATCGCTACCGGCTACTTTGGGATCAACCTCCATGCCGCAACAAGGACCGAGCACCAGACTTCTACGGTCGTTGGCAAGTGGTCCGCAGGCTGCCAGGTCCATGCCTCGGCTGATGGGTTCGCCAAGATGATGGAGTTGGCCCACCAGCAGCAGGACAAGACGGGCCGCAAGACCTTCTCGTACACCCTCATGGACAAGTGGTGGTGAGGTGAACCGTGCTGGATGCCTTCATCATCGAACGCATCCGTCGCAGGGAGAAGCGTGAGAAGAGGGAGCGAGAGCGCCCTCGTCTACGCATCCCCCCTCCTGATCCCCCTCGGCCTCCGATCCCGGAGGTTCAGGAGGACAAGGACTCAGGACGTGGGGTCACCATCATCGACTTTGGGCTCTGAACAGAGCCCTCGGCGGATCAGGTGCATCGCCTCCCGCCCGAACCAGCCCTGGAGACTCCACGCCAACCCGGTGTCGATCAACTCCTGCCAGGCGGCGTAGTACGCATCCATCTGCTCCTCCGGGGTGTCTCCAGGAGGGCGTTCCACCCCTTCGCAGATCAGGATGGTTTTGGAGGATGGCAGAGGCTTGCTCATGGGGGGACCTTACCCGCTGGGTAGGGTGAGCGCACAGAGAGGTCACCAATGCCCATCTACGAGTTCACCTGTCAGTCCTGCGGCCTGCGCTTTGAGAAACTGTTCCGGCGCGTGTCGGACCAACCCACACACCCATGCCCCAACTGCGAGGGTGAAGGCATCAAGCAGGTCTCAGCGGCCAGTTTTGCGTTCAAGCACCCGGCCAGCCAACGCAACGGACCTCTCCCACCCAGCACCGGAACGAGCGACGACTGGAACTTCGACAAGGCCATCGGCCATGACGCTGCTGAGAAGTGGGGCAAGATTCACGAGAACAACGCCCGCAAAGACAAGATGGTGGCCGAGGCGGCGAAGGAAGGCCGTGGGATCAGCCGTGACCACCTGGTCCGAAAGCGGGAGGGGGGCTACCGTGAGGTCACCGAGGGCGAGCGCAAGTACATCAACCAGAACCGCGAAGCCGCTCACGCTGTCTCCCAGGCAGCCACAAAGCAAGCCAAAGAGAAGAAGTAGAGCCCGGTTCGATACCCCGTCTATACTCGGCACCAGGTGTAACACTGGCCTTCGTCGGTCGGGATCCCGCGCTTGCACCCTCTCAGCGCCGCTGAGTCAAGATCACGAGGTTCATCATGTCCTTTCCAGGCTCCATTTACGCCCCTCCGGGCGTCTACACCCAGACTCTCTTTGAAGACCCCCTCCAGAGCATCGCGGGCAGCGTCCGCATCCCCCTGCTCATGGGTACGGGGTCCGAGATCCTGACCCAGAGCGGCCTGGAGTTGGTGCGCGGTTCGTCCTCGTCGGTTGACCAGCGCGTCGTCCAGGAAGACGAGACTGCTCGCGCTGTCGTGTCCATCACGGATGCTGGGGCTGTGACCCTGGGAGCCTTCGACGGCGTCTGGGACCGCATCCAGACGAAGCACTTCCCCATCGTGAACGGCAACGGCACGGGCACCACGGCGACTGACTCCGCTTCGGTCAACGTCACCATCAACGGTGAGCCGGTTGTGGTCCTCGCCATTGACGGTGCGAAGGGCATCCTCACCCTGTCGAGCAGCCCCGATCTGGGCGACGAAGTGAAGGTGACCTACTACTTCAACCGCACCGACACCCTGATCACCGACACTCTCAGTGACCAGATTTCTCCCGACGCCCCCGAGATCATCGGTGCGGTCGGTGAGTCCTACGTCGTCATTGAAGGTGTCAACGACACGCTTTCCTTCACGGTGGACAGCGCGACCGTCGTGGACGTGACCATCACTCCTTCCGCCCCCGGCGGGTGGACCGCTGCACAGGTGGCCTCGTTCATCAACGCTGCGGCTGCTGGGACGAGCCTCACGGCTTCGACCACGGTGGACAACCTCGGCAACACGGTCCTCTACATGACCGCTGACCGCGACATTGTGGTGGGCAACGGACTGGCGAACACCACCCTCGGTCTGAACCTCGGTGCCGACACGGGCCGAAACAAGACCTTCTACACCTTCCAGCGCCCCATCGTGGACGGCTCCAACGGTGGTGTGACTACCACTGACCCGGCTGACGTGACGGTCAAGGTGGACGGCACCCAGGTGATCCCGACTGCTGTGGACGGGGCTTCCGGTGCTGTGGTCCTTCCCTTCGCGCCAGAAATCGGCGCTGTGGTCACCTGCCAGTACTACTTCAACTCGTGGCAGGACACGTTCGACTACCTCCAGCACCGCTCCGTTGTCGAGATTACCCAGTGCGGGATCACCCCCGACCGGAACGACTACATCGACGGCGCGGACTTCGTGCTCAAGGATGACAAGATCCTCTGGGGCACCGCAGCCACCGTCGAGGCAGGCGTCTACACCACAGGTGGGGTCTACCTCGATGACGTTCAGGTCTCCGAGACCCTGGTGGACACCCGCCAGTACCTCGCCGCCTGCTCTGCCGTGGTCAACACGAGCGTGAACCCGCCCGTCGAGAACCGCCTTGACTTCAAGTTGCCCCTCCAGCCAACCACCGGAAACGGTCGCTCCACCCCGCTGGGTGCCGAGACCTACGCCAAGGTGGCCAACGGACGGGTTGACCTTCCCACTGACCGTCCTGACCTCGTGTGGGCCTACTGGGGATACTCCCTGGAAGACGCTCTCGACCGTGGTCGCGTCGAGGTCACGAAGGTCGAATCTTCAACCAGCACCCTGACGCTGCGCGAGCCGGTTCCGGTCGGCGCAACTGTCTACGCTACCTTCTACTACAACACCCTCGTGGACCAGGCATACAGTGTTGCCTGTGACTCCGCTGGCGCAAGCGGCGTGGGCACCTACTCGGTGACCAACGAGGACGGCGTGGCACTCATGACCCCGCAGTTCGGCTCCAAGAGCGCCGCACTCGCTACGGTCACCGTCGAGTTCCCGAGCGGTTCCGAGCGCACGCCGGACTGCCGCTTTGAGGTCCCCTTCACCTCGACTTCCTTTGTCGGACCTGTCGAGGAGGATGTGACCGTCACGTTCGCTTCCCAGGACGCAACCCTGGCGAAGTACGCGCTCCCCGGTGCTGGCCCCTACTACATGGTCCAGAACGCCAGTGACCAGTTGTCCATCAACATGCAGAACACTGGATTTCCGGGCGACATCGACCTGTCCACGGCCAGCCGTGCATGGGTTGTCGGTGACGAGGTTGTCTACAGCCCCGATGGCACCAACGAGTACGAGGACGGTGTGGCGACGACCAACAACGAGGTCGATCTGATGATCGACGGCGTGTTGATCCAGTCACGGGCCGACACGGGCGACCGTACTGCCGTCGTCGCAACGGACTTCCAGGACATCGGACGCTACGCGCAGTCCATCAACCGCGCAGCCTTCGGTGACTACGCCGATGCTGCGGGAGTCGCGCTCGCTCTGGCGGGGTCAACGGATGCGAACAACTTCCAACTGTCCGCCGAGGCTTCCAACATTGACGACTACTACGTCGGCTGGACCGTCCGCATCACCAGTGGTGGTGAAGCAGGTAGCGAGGCCACCGTCACGTCCTACAACGGCACCACCAACGCGGTGGTCGTCGGTGCGGGGCTCGGTGGTGATCCTGGTTTGGCCGACTACGTCCTCTACAACCCGGACACGCTTCCGGTGTTGAAGGCGTCCACGCGCTTCCTGTCCACGACGACCATCGCAGCGGGCGAGTTCGACATCATCAACTTCCGAATCGTTGGTTCGGCTGTCAGCCTGGGCACTCTGACCACGCTGACCGGCGACCTCACGGGTGGTTCGCCCTACACTTCGGCTACCGATCTGGCTGCGGCTGTGCAGACCGCGATGCAGAACGCTATCGATCTGGTTGCGGGTGCAGTGCCTCAGCAGGTGCTCGTCACGGCGGACTCCGATGGGCGGCTCACCTTCAAGTTGGTCCCCGATGGGACTGACCTCACGGGTGCCTACCTGGAGTTCGTCGCCGATGCAGCCCCCGCCCAGGACTTCTGTGTCCTCGCCGGTCTGGACACCGACACGGCTGGCGGCACCCAGACTCAACTTCACAACAGTGCCATCGCCAGCACCTTTGAGTTCGCGGGTGCTACCACCACCCTGCGCCTCAACGACCGCCTGTTCCTCCAGAACCGCATCCAGCCTGGTGCGGGAACGGCCAACATGGACACCCAGTTTGTGCTCGACCAGTGCCAGTTGAAGGTGATGGGAGGTACGGGCCTCGCCCAGGCCGCCCTGACCGCCAACGAGCAGGGTCAGGCTGCCATCCGGGCCACCATCATGCCCCCCACCGCCTACGGTGAGGTCGGCTTCGCGGATGGTCAGGACGCTGCTGGACAGCCTGTCGTGACCTTCTTCGCGGCTGGCGGCACCACCGACCAGAACAACGTCTTCCAGATGACCTACGAAGGCACTCCGGTCACTGTCGAGTTCGTCCAGGCGGACGGCGTGACCCCGATTGCTGCTGGCGGTTCGGCAGATGTTCCGCTGGGACCGTTGACCGACGCAGGGAGTATCCTGGGTCAGATCAACGCAGCCATGGCCACCGCTGGGGTCACGGGGATTTCTCAGGAGGGTGCGGGCATTCGCTTCCGTGGTTCCTCCTCGGCATCCTCGGCCAGCATCGTCATTGGCAGCGCCAGCGCCAACACCGACCTGGGCTTCGACGACGGCGACATCGTGTACCGCACGGCTGTCCCTGTGGAGTCCCTGGTCAGTGTCCTCAACTCCAGCGACCTTTGGGACGACGGTGCTGGACGCGGCTTCGCCAAGACCGTCCGGGACGACACCAACGCCGCCTTCCTGTTCCTTCAGGACACGGGTACGGCAGGTGCCGGTACGACCTCCTCCATCGCCATCGAGGATGCAGCAACGGACAACGCGCTGCGCCCCGGCAGCGGTCTGGGGGCTACGGACGGTGACGGCAACGTGGGTGAAGCAGCCATCGACGGCTACTACGTTACCTCGTCTGACCCTGTGTCCGGCTCTGGTACTGCCAACACCTCCATCCTCAACTCGGGAACGGGTCAGGACGGAAACGTCGGTGAGACCTACCGTGACCTGGTGACCGGATTGACCTTCACCATCCTGCCTCGTGCGGGCGGTGCGGCCTACCCGGCTACCGCGACCCTGACCTTCACGGTTCGGGCGAGCGTCACGACGGATGCCAACCTCCCGGTCAATACCATCCCTGGTATTGAACTCTATGTCTCCAACACTTCTGGGGTCGTCGTTGGCGACACCGCTGTGGTGCAGACCTACGAGAAGGGTGGCAACCAGCCTTCCGTGGGCGACATCTACTATGTCTCCTACGACTACCAGAAGCAGGACTACTCCACGGCGCTGTTCACGAAGCAGTCTGCTGTCGAGGCGACCTACGGCGCAGCCAGCCCCAACAACCCGGTCTCGCTGGGCGGTTACCTGGCCATCCTCAATGGTGCGGTGCTCATCGCCATCAAGCAGGTGAAGAAGGACACTGACACCGACGCTGACGGTGCGAAGGACACGGCGTCCACGGATGCCTACCTCGCTGCCATCGACGAGGTGGAAGGCACCCTTCCAGGAGGTTCCTACCCGGACATGATCATTCCGCTGAAGGGTGATTCCCTGGAGTTGTTCCAGTACCTTGCACGGTCCTGCGACATCCAGTCGAGCATCCGCTACCGCGCCGAGCGCACTGCCATCTGTGGACTCTCCGCAGGTACGCAGCCGCGTGAAGCCGGTGAGACGGCGGAAGCCATCGCCCGGACCCGGATGCGCCTCGTGTACCCGGACATCTGCACCCTGAGCCTGTCACGGGCTGACGGGTCCACGGACTCCTACCTGCTCGACGGCACCTACATCGCCGCCGCGTGGTCCGGGAACCGTGCCTCGCCGACCATCGACGTGGCGACCCCGTGGACGCGGGGCCGTATCTTCGGGTTCGATGAGATCGCTCGGAAGTTGGATGCAGTCCAGGAGAACCAGGTCGCTACTCGTGGGGTCACGGTGTTCAGCCAGCGCCAGTCCATCATCGAGTGCCGCCAGGGTCTGTCCACCGACATGACCAACGTGCTGACCAAGACCCCGACCGTGATCACCATCGCGGACGAGGTCCAGCGCCAGGCTCGTGCCACCCTGGACAAGTTCATCGGGATCAAGTTCCTGTCGAACGTCACCACGACCATTGAGGGTCAGTTGTCCAAGACCCTCAAGCAGTTGGTCGCGGCTCAGATCATCAACGCCTTCACGGGCGTCACCGCCAACGTGTCGCCTGATGATCCGACCGCAGCCGAAGTGGAGGCGTACTACCAGCCCGTCTTCCCGCTGCTCTACATCGTCGTGACGTTCAACCTGCGTTCCAGTCTGTAGCCCTCAGCGGCACACAGCAGGTAGAAGCCCCCAGTCCGAAGCCCTCGGCTGGGGGCTTCGTTCGTCGGTAGGTAACCTATGGACTCACCACAGTATCATCGTAGGAGTGGTCCCATCATGCCCCGCACCATCACCGCAGCCGACCGTAGTGCCCTGATTCGCCTTGCCTCCACCATGGAGAAGGGCTCCCCTGAGCGGAAGGCCATCCTCGCCGGACTGTCGAAGCAAGCCGAAGCCCCCATGCCAGACGACGTGGGCGCGGAGGTTTGGCAGCAGTTCAGCGGGAAAGTAAACAAGTCGGTGGCCTTGCTGGAAAGGGCAGGAGCACGGCTGGTCAAGTACAACCCCCGCCGAGGGCCGTTTGACTACGCACACTTTACTGCGGGGCCGTACAAGTTTGCGCTTTCCGCAGAGGACTTAGCGAATGACTCTGCGGTGGCTTCGGCCACCCGCCAGTGGCGCAAGATCATGGAGGTTGCTGATTCCTTCGACAATGTTTCCGATCCCTTCCACGACTCTATTTACTCCAAACTCAAGAACGCCATGGGCAGTAGCAAGGGGCGTTCCATCGCTTACCACATCGTCGCGGATGCGATCAAAAGCACCGGGAAAAAGGTGTGGTCGTGAGCAAACTACGCAATATCCTCGCCTCCGAGGGCCTTGTCGCCGGACTGGAGAAGTCGGCCAGGGTCACCACGAAGAAGGTGACCTTCCAACACCACCGTGGCCGGGAGACTGTGACCATTTCGGGGGACGCCAAAGCCGTAGGTCTTGCAGAAACGTACCTGAAGAACTCCTGGCAGAACGCCATGGCGGCTGAGGAGTGCCAGTTGGAACTCTGGAAGTGCCAGGACGAGTGACGTTGGTGGCACGGTAGCCTCTCTATGGACTCCCTGTGAGCAGGAGAGCCCATGTCTCGCAAGACCGCCAAAGCAGATGTGATCCCGGTTCGACAGCAGAACCAGTACAACTGCATGACTACCTCACTGGCCATGGCGCTTCGCGCCCTCGGCGTGCCGGACGAGGAGTGTGCGGTGCAACGGGTGAACAAGGTCGTGGGTGCGATGCCTCTCCGTGGTGCTGCCTGGGAGCCGTTGCTCGCAGCAGCAAACCACTACGGGATGAGGGCTACCCTGACCCTGCCTTCCACAGTGCGGCAGTTGAAGCAGTGGACCGATGCAGGCACCCCTGTCGTCATCGCATGGAACCCGGAGAACCGGGAGTGGTCCCATGCCTCACTGGTGTTCGATGTGGACGACGACCTGAATGTCTACGTCGCTGACCCCAACATCCCGGACCCCGACGAGACTGTGCGAGTGGTTCCGAAGGCTGAGTTTTACGGCAAGTGGTACGAGAAGTCCCCCCAGGGGTTCCTGATCCGACGCCCGGCCTGTGCCATCCAGCGGGAGATCACCGCTGACGGGAGACAGGTCATGGCATCATCAAACAAACGCCCCAACCCGCCCATAGAGTTCCTGGACGGCGGCGATGACCTCATGGTCATGGTGGCCGCAGAGCCGGTTGAGGAGGACGTCAAGGACCGCGACCTCCCAGAGCCCCCCGACGAGGAGATGCTGGCTGACGGTATTCCCCACCTGGTGGACGCCTACTACAGGGATATGGAGTTGTGGGAGAAGTGGCAGCGCCAGGGATGGTGGCCGCGACCTGTCAAGGTGTGGAAGTGGAAGGTTGTCGTCCTCCACCGCCCTACGAACAAGCACTTTGAGAGCGATCCCTTCGACACGAAAAGGGAGGCCACTCGCATGGCCATGGCGGCTATCCCCAAAGTGTTGGCCCACCGCCGCCCGCGATGGCTGAAGCCTGCCAACCCCAACGAATACAAGGGCCACCGGAGAACGGCATCTGCCAAGCGTGTGGCTTCTCGGAAGACCGCCCAGTGGAAGCCCCTGTTCGACGGAAAGGGCAAGAAGTACATCACCGATGATCTCCGGGTCTATGTGTCCCCAGAGGACGTTTGGGAAACCGTGAGGGACCGTGACGTCCCCGACCTCTACGAGGTTGCTGACCCAGAGATGCTGGCTGACGGTATTCCCGAGTTGATGGATGCCTACGAGAACGCCGAACGCGACCACGCGAAGTGGGTCCGTCAAGGCTGGTGGCCGCGACCGGAGAAGGTCCAGAAGTGGCGGATCTACGTCACGCACCGTCCCACGAAGAAGAACTTTGAGAGCAAAGGGCTCTACGACTCCGAGCGCGAAGCCCTCCGCATGGCGGACATCGCCATCCCCAAGATTCAAGCACGTCGGCGTCCGCGCTGGCTCGTACCAGACTCCGACAATGAGGCGGCTACCATGAGATCAGCGAAGAAAACCAAACGCAAGGACCGCACTACCGAGATCCGCGAGAAGAAGGACAAGAGCAAGGTCAAGGTCAAGTTCACCCCCGGTGGAGGTCGCAACCCTCACGCCGAGGACGCCTTGAGCCGTAAGCCGACTCGCGGCCACAAACGCAAGGAGCGTGCTCGCGCTGTCGGCAAGGGTCACAGTCGGAAGCAGAAGCACAAGGGGCAACGCGCCTACGCTTCTGCTGCTCGCGTGGCGACTATGTTCATGCTCAAGGACAAGGAGTAGCCCATGGCCAAAGTCATCTCAGCACAGCGCCCGTTCACGATGCTGTTGGGCACCTTGCGTCAAGGGAGTGATCCCAGCCTCGGACCCGCAGGGAACCCCGAGGTGACTCGTGCAACAGCCACCGTCCAGTACATGCCCGAAGTGGCTGTCAAGAATGGACCTGACGCTGTCTCGCTCAACAACGATACTCGCGGCCTGACCACCTACCGGGGGAACCTCCTGGAGCCTTCGGGCCTGGGTCCTCAGAACGCTACTGGCACGGTCACTGTAGGGTCGGCCATCTTCTCCGGGCCTACCAGCCTGATTCTGGGTCAGTACACGCTGACTACGGACCTCGACTTCGTCGTGGACCCGCTCAGTATCCCCAACACCACCGCAGCCCTCACGGCTGCCCTCGACGCGCTGCCTGGGTATTCAGCGGTGGATGACGGGGTGAGCGAGATCACCATCACCGGCCCTGTGGGTCTGATGGGTAATGTAGTTGAGTTCCGGGTCGGCGGCGTGACCCCCAACAACTTCACGTTGGATCCGGCTGATGGATCACTCGACGGTGCCGAGCCGACGATTGGACCCTGGACCTTCACCTCGTAGGAGAGAACATGTCCGCACCGAAGCGTCAGTCGAAGGAGGACCGGGAGTACATCCTCGCCAACCTTCCAGGCGGGGTGAGGCGTGTACAGGTCATTGAGCCCAGCGGAAAGCAGACGTACAAGCGCCCGGACGACGTGGACGTGGTCCGGGATCAGATCATGCTTGCCCGCGACGGCACCCCCATCTGCATGAGGGGCAAGCCTGGCCGCAAGGCGAAGGCTCAGTTGAACGCTGTGACCCCCCAGATCGCAGAAGTCGAACAGGCTCGTCAGGACCACATCAGTCAGGACTCTCTACGCAACGCTGCAAGGCAGGACGCCGAAAGCGATTCGGTGCTCAACGGCATCATCGCTGCGATGGCGGACGAAGCCGCTGCCATCGAGTTTGAGCGGTCTGAGGCCGCACGGCACGGGCAAGACACCACCAACCATTCCTCCAAGAGGGCACGGGTCCTCAAAGGCATGGCCGATACCTGGCTCAAGCGGAAGCAGCAGTTGGACGGTGGGATCATCGACCTTGACTCCCCAGCGTTCGCCGCCTTGTTCAGCATGATCCTGGAGACCTTCAAGGGAGCGATGGCCGACGCCGGTACTCGCCCGGAGCACATCGAGACCATCTTCGCCAAACTGGTGAAGGAACTCGACGAGGAATCGTGGCGTGAGGAGGCGAAGGCCCGCATGAAGGAAAAGGTGCGCTGATGCCTACGAACGTGGTCAAGACCCCCGAAGACGAACGCCTGTGGCAGAAAGCCAAGACCCGAGCGAAGGAGCAGGGTAAGGCCGACAACTACGGCTACATCATGGGCATCTACAAGCAGATGAACCCAGACCGCTTCAAGAAGTCTGCTCGACGGGTCGCGCAGCGGTACGCCGCCAAGGCTGGGTGACCAATGGGTCTTGCCGACATCGCCGCCGCAGTCGGGCGGCGGTCGTCCACCAGTGCGGTCGATGTGGTGGATGTCATCACCTTCATCGAGTCGGCGTGGGGGCTACACCTACGCCTGTACCCTGTTCAACGGATCATCCTCAAGGCCCACTACGGCATGGCGCTGGATGACAACCCGCTGGACATCCCCCTGGACATCCCGATTGACCAGACACACCCCCAGTGGAACGACTCGTGGGCCGAGCACCTGGACGACGAGGGCTTCTACAAGTGGCGCATCGTGGTCACCGACTTCCGCCGCGAGAACGTCCAGTACACGACAGAGGCGGGCTACCTCCGCTTCCTCCACGACGAGGGCCGGTGCAACATCCGGGAAGTCGTCCCTGGCAAGCAGCGTCGGGAAATGGTCCTGTCTGTGGGGCGTCGTTCGGGCAAGACCCTCATAACGTCCTGCATCGTGGCTTATGAGAACTACAAACTGCTGCTGCTGGGCAATCCCCAGAAGCACTACGGGTCTTCTCAGTCCAACGTGATCCAGTTGATCTCGGTGGCAACCGACCGAGATCAGGCCGGGCTCCTGTACCGGGAAGCCTCAGGCCACTTTACGAAGTGCGACTTCTTCAAACCCTACGCCGCCAACGCCACCCAATCCTTCGCGACGTTCCAGACCCCGTTCGACATCGAGCGGTACGGCTCCTACGCCGACAACCAGAAGGCCCGGTTCAGCATCAACGTGACCTTCCGGTCCTGTGTGGCGAAGGGGCTTCGCGGTGGTGCCAACATCCTTGTGGCTCTGGACGAGGTTGCCCACTTCGGCGACAAGGGTCAGGCGTCTGCTGACGAGGTGTACCAGGCAGTCGAGCCGAGTACCCGTACCTTCAGCCCCAAAGACCCAAGAAACCCAACCCGCCCCATTGGGGAGAACGAGGGTCGGATCATCCTGATCTCATCGCCCCTGGGCAAGCAGGGGTTGTTTTTCAAGCAGTACCGACTGGGCTTCGGGAGCAACAAAGCAGCCGACAATCTGCTGTGCATCCAGGCTCCGACCTGGGAGGTCAACCCGACTGTTCCCGCCGAGACGTTCGTGGCGTCGTACCTCAAAGACCCCAACGTCTTCTTCACTGAGTTCGGGGCCGAGTTTTCCGACCGGACCCGTGGCTGGATCACCGACAAGGCCGACCTCATGGCTTGTGTGGACCCCAACCTGCGCCCGAAGCCTCGCGCCCCCTCCCGGATGCCGCACTTCATGGGCCTCGATGTCGCGTTGGTAGGCGACTACACTTCCGTTGCCATCGGCCACAACGACGCCAACGGCAACGTGGTCCTCGACTACATCGACAGGATCAAGGCGGGTGAAGGGGACTACGAGCACCTGGACCGGCTGGAGTTCGACGACGTGGCCGACTGGGTCTATGACCTCAGCCGCAGGTTTTACATCAGCGAGGGCATGTTCGACCAATGGTCCGGCATCCCCATGGAGCAGGCGTTGAAGAAGCGGGGTCTGTCTACGCTCAAGTCGGTCCACCACACCCGGAACCTGTCGAGCCAGATGTTCCAGAACTTCAAGAACCTGATGCTCGACAAGAAGATGACCCTGTTCGACTGGCCCATCCCGGACGGGGACGACCACTCAGCCCACATCACGGAGTTGCTGGAACTCCAGGGTGAGTTCATCAGCAAGTACATCATCAAGGTTGAGGCTCCTAAGATCGAAGGCAAACACGACGACCTCTCCGATGCGTTGATCCGCATGGTCTGGACCGCCACGAACAACTCAGCGAAGCGGGTGATCCTGTCAGGACACCGGGCAGGCGGGGCGCGTCCTTCTGTAGGGGGCGCGGGATCACGGTTCGGACGGGTCCCCACATCGCTCAAAGGGCGCACTGGCTCCCACCCTTCCCGGCAGATTCCGAAGAAGGGTCGCGGTGGTGGTGGCGGTCGCGGTGGTGGGCGGCGGTAGCGTGCCTATCCTTCCGGGCGGTTAGGAGACACACATGGCCACCTTCATTCAGAACTCAAACGAAGACGACGCTGGCGACGTCCAGTTGATGTTCCCCGGCGACCGTTTTCCGGTGATCGCCGGGCCTACCCTCCGTACCAACGGTTGGAGAGGAGGCATCTGGGTGCAATACGTCGCGGCCAATGATGACTTCACTGTGGAGATCAGCGACGGCAACGACTCATGTGGGTTCATCTTGTTCCAGGCTGAGGATTACGACCTCAGCCCGCCCACGGGAACAGGGCCAGGGTCACCCCAGAACTTTTTGGCGGCTCAGTACCGCAACCCTGTAGGGGGGAACAACGTCGTCACCATGATCAACGGAGGCACCCGCGCCTACTTCCGCATGTTTGAGACTGTGGCACTCGACGCGCTGGGGAACAGGGCTGGCGGTGCGATCACCTACACCCTGAACGAAGACCTCAAAATCAGCGAGAATGGCCTCCTGTGCAACGACACGGATGTAAACCTGGCTGCGGCTGGAGTCACAACACCCATCGTCGTCGGTATTGTGTCGGCAGTGCCCTCGGCTGCCAACAGCAACCGGCTGTGCATCGACATGAAGTACTGAGGTTCCTTTGTCCCGTCTGCGTGCCACATTGTCTCCCACCGAGACAGACCGAGAGATTCAACTGGCCCTTGACCGAGCGGCCCGTGAGATTGAGTCTGCGTTGCGCGTGGTTGCGGCTTCACCGCTGGATAGGTATCGCAAGCGCGGGACGGTGGGCGATCTCCAGGGAGCATTGGACCAGGTCACGCGGGTTCGATACCTTGCCCCACCTCGTCGCGAGCAGGAGTCCTATGAGGACTGGAAGGCTCGACAGGACAAGCGGGATCAAGAGCGCCGTGAGCGCCGTGCGTTGAGGGAGCAGGCCGATGTCGGATAAGAACGAAGGCAAGCCCGTCAGCAAGGTCCGTAACGGTGACGGGAAGAAGAAGGCGAAGACAGGCAAGCCCCGTAAGATCACGTCCAGCAGTATGCGGGCGAAGACCGCCAACTTTGGGTCCATCGGCAACGGTGGGTCCTCGGAAGGCATCGGCGGAAACTTCTACTCACCGGAGTTGTCCACCGACTTCCTGGAGTTGCCTCAGAGCCTCCACGAACAGTGGAACTACTACCGATTCTTCTACCGCACCGAACCATTCGTCGGCCAGGCCATCGATCTCCACACCGAGTTGCCGATCAGCAAGGTCCGCATCGGCATGGCGAAGGCGAAGAGCCGCGACCTTGCGGTCAAGGCGACTCGATTCTGCGAGCGTTGGGCGCAGCGCATCAACCTCCTCGACCGGCTGCTGTGCATCACCCACGAACGCAACCTGATTGGGGTGGTGAACATCTGGTGCGAGGACGCCAACGAGGAGATGCCCCGCGACGTCCGGGAAGAAGAGGTCCGCATCCTCAAGGAGGACGGCGAGGCCATTGAGGAATGGCAACTCCGTGGGGACGCCGACGAACGCGCCGTGGCATGGCTGAAGAAGAACTACAAGGGCTGGACCAGCGTGCGTGTGCTTCCGCCCGAGCAGATCAAGATGCAGTCGTTCAACTTCACGGACGAGCGCATCTTTGAGTTGATCCCGGACAGCAAGACGAAGGCCATCATCGAGAAGTACCAGGCCGGGGACAAGGACGCGAAGCGCATCGTGGAGTCCATGCCTCCTGCTGTGGTCAAGGCGGTCGTCGAGGGGTCCAACATCCCGCTCAACACTGACCCCATGGCCGGGTCATACATCTACTGCCTGGTGAACCGGAAGTCCGACTACGACCCGGAGGGTCGCTCCATCCTGGGTCGGTGCATGAGGATCCTGGTGTACCGGGACAAGTTGCGCCAGGCGCAGACAAGCATCGCCTCCCGGCACATGACACCGATCCGCATCGTCTACGGGGAAGACCTCGACATCGCGGACGTGGAAGCCTTGCGCGAGCAGGTGGACATGGCGTTGCAGGACCCTGACTACAGCATCATCGCCAACTTCCAGGTCAACTGGGACGAGATGGGGGCCGACCAGCGGCTCCTGGACCTAAATGGCGAGTACGACCTCACCGACCGTCAGTTGTACGCTGGCCTCGGGGTCACCGAAGGTCTGCTCTCGGGCGAGTCCTCCTACAGCGGAGACAGGATCAACCTGGAGGTCATCAACACCCGGTACATGCTGCTGCGCGAGCAGTTGCAGGACTTCGTGGAGAATCACTTGTTTGAGCCGATGTGCCGCCGGATGGGCTTCATCGAGGAAGACGAGGACGGCGAGGAACGGGTCATCGTGCCTACGCTGTCGTTCACTCGACTGGCTCTGCGGGACAACCGAGACACCTTCGACGCCCTGTACAACCTGTACCAGAAGGGCAGCCTGGACGTGGACACCATCCTTGAACTGCTCAACCTCGACCCTGTTGCGGTGCGGGAGCGCATCGAGCGTGATCTCTTCACGGTCAATGACCCCACGTTCAACGAGGTCCTTCGGGGCATCTACGGTGACACGGGCCGGGCGATTGCCGAGAACTCCGATGCAGCCGAGAAGATTGCGAAGGTCCTGGGCCTCAAGTTTGAGAAGCCTGCCGAAGAGGGAGGGGGCCGCTTCTGATCTCGGTAGCGTGCCTATCCCCCCGACCCCTCCAAGGAGACCCCCATGTTCAAGACAAGCACACTTCGCCGCATCCTTGCCTCCGAGGGCCTGCTCAAGACAGCATACGCCAACACCCTGTCCTACAAGGTGCAGTTGGGAAGTGATGCCGCGAACTACGGTGCGATCACGCGAAGTGAGGACGACCTACCCAACTACCGCGACACTGCCATGCAGGTCGAGCGTCTTCTGCGGAAGGCAGTCCGCAACATTGAGGACATCACCTTCGAGCCCCGGAAGGGGCACTTCCGGGTGTACTTGACGTTCGATTCTGGGGCCGACGAGGAGAAGTCCTTGTACAAGGCCGAGGCCGATCTGGAGAGGGCCTTCAAGGGGATCGGCAAGGGGCACGACCATCACCGCTACTTCCTCTACGGGAGCATCGACGGCGATTACTCCGACTTCAAGATCGAGGACGGTGAAGTCGAGTCCTGGTCTGATTGACGTTAGGCGTGCGCCCGAGCCTTTGAGTGGGTGGGGTACACCCCGATCCATTCACCAGCACGGTTCCACACATGGAACCCGTCAAGCATCAGCCCGGTCGGTGAAGGCCACGTTCCGATCCAGATCAATGGGGTGGGGTACTGCATAGCGACATCTCCTTCACTACGACGCTTCCATAGACACAGTAGGGAGGGTCGGTAGTGACGCTATACCCCTGGGGGCTGTAGACACTCACCGGGAGAAATCAGCACATGGCCCAGCCTCCCTTCCTTGTAGACGAACTCCAGATCGAACCTGGCAGCGGTGACACCATCACTCTGTCGCGGGACTCGACAGACGGGGCGATGAAGTTCGTCGATGCCGTGCTCACCTCTGGCGTGCTGCTCCCTGACCTCGTTGGCCTACGGAATGTCACCGGGGTCTACGTCGTGGGTCGGGCTGGCGATGGCGCGGCCTACACGAGCATCCAGGATGCTCTCGACGCTGTGCCCGACTCGTCCAGCGCAGCGGCCCCCTCACTGATCATGATCCTGCCGGGCGTCTACACGGAGAACGTGACCATCCAGAAGGACGGCGCGTATCTCGTAGGTCTCGGTGGGGTCACACTCACCAACAACGGCGTGAGCGACACTGTCGAGATCAGCGCCGCCATCACCACGACCCCACAGGACGTCCTGCTCCGAGGGCTCAAGATCCAGAACACCTCTGGAGGACGGTCCTGCGTGAGGATCCTCGGTGCGGATTCGTTCGCTTCCGGGACGGTCACGGTGAACGCTGCCCCCCTGGCTACCGGGGACACCATCACCATCAACGGCACAGCCCTCACGGGAACCGCTGGGGTCAGGACATCCGGGAGCAACGACTTTTCGGTCAGCAGCATGACCTCGGACGGCATCGCTGCCGAGATTGTCGCGGCCATCAACGACACAGCCAACTCGTTCGCCACCCTGGTCGAAGCAGAAGCCGCGTTCAACGTGGTCACCCTCACCGCTGTCACAGCAGGGTCAGCAGGCAACGCCATCACGCTCGTGTCTGCCACAACCCCACCTGGGGGCATGACGGCTCCCGTAAGCGGTCTGCTCGCGGGAGGTGGTTCAGCAGGATCACTCGTCGGGAATGGCGTCATCACCATTGACGACTGCGAACTTCTCGCTGCTGGAGCCGCTGGCTACCAGGTCCGGGCAGACACGTCGGGCCACATTCGGGTCCGAGGCGGCACCTGGCGCGGTGGCGACAACGCCAGCCTCTCCACAGCCTCCAACTGCGCTCTCTTCTCCGTGGCAGGGGTCGAGTGGGCCAACGACTTTGAGGTCGCTTACGACACCACTCTCGACCGCCCAGCCGACACTACCTGCGAGTACGAGATCCTGAGCGTGGGTCGCATCAACGGAGTCCTGTCCAACCTCTCGGGTGCAGGATCACTGGCCATCAAGAACTGCCCTGTGATGGCGACCATGAGCCAGGACGGCGACCAGGCGTTCAACGCCTACCTCTCCAACCTGGGAGCACTGACCCTCAACGGCACGACCGCCGCTACGCTCTACGGCAGCACGCGGACTACCGCGACCCAGGCTGGCGGCAGCCCTACGCTGGCCGAGCCGCACATCCGAAGCGAGGTCGTGTTCACCGCCTCAACTTCCGAGACCATCACTTTCGACGTTCCAGGACCGGACGTCAACTACACGGTGCTGGTGGAGAACCCATCACCCACTGGCACCCTGGCGATTCGGAACAAGACAGCCACGGAGTTTCGCATTGAGGCCACCCCGGCTCTCACGGAAACCGTTGGCTACTCTATTGTCCGCAGCCTGTAGGAGATCACATGAGCAACGACGACTTCTGGACCAGCCTCGCTACGAGCCACACCAACACGGTGCTGGCTGGAGCGATGGACTCTCACCTGTCAGGCAAGAGCATTGACGAGTCGTTCGGCTCCGTTCGGACCCTGACCGACATTCACCGACAGGCCAACGCGCTCTCCCTCCCTGTGGAGGCTGGTACGAAGGTCGTGTTCGCTGGCGGCCTGGGTGCAGTCATGTCCTACGACGACGTGCCTGCTGATGGGATCACTGGCGAGGTCGTCACGGTCAAGTCTGCCACGGGTGAGATCACTCACCACGATGGCAAGGTCTTCGTGAAGTGGGCAGACGGCAAGTTCCGTCCCACCCACGCCGAGCATCTGCGGCTCGCTTCTGGCAAGACCGCCAGCGGTGAGATGGCCGTCAAGCAGGTGGCCGGTAAGTTGCTCAACGACCGCACCGTCAAGAAGCACCTCAACTTTTCCAAGGACCTGGAAGGCGGGAAGGTCAAGAAGATCCGCCTGGATGATGGGATGCGTATGCTTGTCATCACCCTTGCCGATCAGTACCCCGGCATCAGTTTCTTCGTCGAGGGTAACAAAGGTGGCAGGAGGAACCAGATCCTCGCGCAGAGCCGAGGGGGCATCCCTGCACATGGATCCATCAGCAAGGTCTTCTCGCCCATCATGAAGGCTGTGGAGGAATGGCTTGAAGAAGGCGAGACCGACCTGCTCAAGGCCGCTTCCGTGCCTCGCAAGAAGATGGAGAACGCCATCGCTGGGAAGATGCCACCTGACTCCAAGAGGGGTCGCGGTGCGAACCGGGTGATCATGCTGACCGGAAACGCTGCCAAAGCCATTGGCAAAGACAACTATTCGACGCACAAGATGGCCGACCTGTCCGACGAGGACATCACCACCCTCTACAACCTCCTCGTGCTTCGCAAGCGGGCCTCTGACATCAAGGCGCAGTTTGAGAAGATCAAGGCCATGGCCGAGAAGCGCCCGGACAGCAAGTTCCTCAAGTCGCTCTTGAAGCAGATGGCCGACAAGGGCTTCGCCCCGACCGAGAAGCAGATGGCTGTGGTCAAGAAGATCGAGGAAGAGATCAAGCAGCAGTCCGAGATGAAGAAGGAGTTGAAGGGCCTCGACAAGGGCGCTGGCTTCGACGCGAGCACCATCGGTGAACGCAAGGGCAAGCCGGTCCAGATGGACGACGAAGACAAGGACACCGTAGGCAACTTCGGCCAGGGTGAGCACCACGACATGACTGATGCAGCCCGAGGCAAGAAGGCAACCTTCCGGGTCGCCAGCCTCGGTGATCTCAGTGAGTTCCTGAAGGTCGCCAACGGCGCTCTGGTTCACAAGAGCACGAAGGACCTGTGGTCCTACAGCAAGGACGCGGACGGCAACTTCCTGGTCTCCCGGCTGTTCGACGACGAGGGTGAGCCCCTGAAGGTGTGACCTTGCTTGCTTCGTCCCCATCACCGCTACGGGTGGCTTCTCTTTTCTCCGACCAGCACGAGTTGGCGAGTCGGGTTGCTGCCAGGCACCAGGTTCGGCGGGTGGCTCGCCAGGCCGCTTCGGATCTGGGTTTGGCTACGACAACGAAAACTGCCGCCGTTGACGGACATAGCCCCTGTCGTGGGATCACGGCTGAGGCATTGTCAGCGTTTGCCGAGGCTTTCTGGCTGCCACAACAGAGTGGGATCAGACGAGCCTCACTCAGGGGGCTGGCCAAGCGGCTCAAGCAACTCGGCCAGTTGTTCAAGAAGGCCCCCCGCCTCTGGGAGCAGTTCAAACGCCTGGTGGGTGTAGAGTCCATGACCGACCTTCCTCGACGGCTCAAGGATCTGGCCGCACAAGGGAAGAAGACCCTGGCCCGTTTTCTCGGTAAGGCGTTCAACACCTTCCCTCTCCAGATCTTCACCATCAAGGGGGCCAACCTCAACGCTTTCCTCGGTCAACTGACCCAGCAGGTCCCAGGGCTCGACAAGGCCCTGGCTCGTGTCCGGGCGGGGGCCGACGTGCTGGGTGACTGGCTCAGGAAGCACGCACCCCGCTTGTCGAAGGTGCTGATCGTCGCCACGTTCATCTTCATCTGGATGAACGTGGTCGAGTTTGAGTGGAACCTCTCGGACCTGGCCGACGCCCTGGTGGGGAACATCGGTTTCGGTGATCTCCTGGCAAGCCTGCCGGGCAGCGCACTCGGATTCCTGATGAACGGTCTGGGTCTGGGCACCTTTACCTTGCTTCCCGCTGCTCTCGTTGCCCGTGTTGTGTGGTTGATGCACAAGGGCTACGTCGTTTGGGACGGTCGTTGGTTCGATCTGAACCGGACGGCCCTCCTGCGTGACGGCTACGAGGTGGCTCCTGCTGGGGTTCGGTAGACCGCCTATCGCCCCCCACCCCGTAGGAGAGACATCCATGCGTCCTGATCCCACCCGCGTTGCTGCCCGATACGCTTCGCAGTCGAAGACTGCGGGCATGGTCCGTACTGCGGGCGAGGTTCGCTTCATCAAGGACCGTAGCGGTGACGCTGGGGAGTGGGCTTTCGGTCCTCCTGGTCCCAACGAGCGGGACATTGAGCAGGACTTCGTGTTCAACGCGAAGTACCTCAAGCCCCTGGCAGCCACTCTCCGGTCTGCCCTCATGGCTCTCGGTCACACAACCAGCGCCTACAACCGCTTCGTCAAGATCAAGAGCCGCAACGTGTCCCCGGACGGGTCACTGGGCGGCAAGGGGTACATTCAGAAGATCCCTGACATGCGGAGGCAACTGATGAACTGTGTGGAAGCCCTCTCTGCCCTGACCGATACGGTCTACGACGAGATGAAGGCCCCGCACTGGAACCCCACCGAGGACACTCTCGACCCCCGCGACCGTGAAGAGGTCAAGGAGATCATCGAGGACGCGGAGGAGATCAAGGACGATCCCGAAGCATGGGCGTCCGGCCAGGAAGAAGAAATGGACGCGGAGAACGAGGAGGCGATGGGCAAGACTGCCCGCCGCGTGATGTTCCGCTACGCGAACAGGAGGCTCGCATGAGCAACGACAAGAACGCTGAACTCGACATCCTCGCAGAAGCCTTCCTACCCTCCGACCTTTTGACCCCTTCGCTGGGGTCCAACTACGGCATGGATGGTTACCCCGACATGGAGTACAACATGGGTGTGCTCGATGCCGTGGTGAACCCCGAGTACCATGAAGCCCCCGCTCTCCCCTCAGGCATTCGCATGACTGCCGCTGCGGAGTTGGATGTTCAGGACATCCTGGATGGGCAACCCCTCGCTGACCTGGATTGGCTCGACCCGAGCCAGATGCAGGATGAGGACCGTCTTCCTGAAAACCCTGTGGATCTCGGAATCCCAGAACTCATTGAGGCATGGGGTGTGAACCGCCGTACTGACGGCACACACCTCACAGCGCACCATCGAGACCTCACCCGTGCTCGCTACGAGCAGTCCCTTGAGGGGCAGGGTGAATCGAAGCGCGTCAACGCTCGCACCATGGAAAAGGTGATCACACACGCTATGCGCCGGTCCATTGAGGGACAGCACATTGACCGTGTGGTGCGCGAAGCCGCCGAGAGTCTGGGAACCGAGTTCAAGCGCATCGTCCCCCACCTCCGTGCCGTCAAGGCGGATCACGGACTCGCAGGGAACGTCTTCATCCGAGCCTCTGCCTACCCCGGATGGGGTGCAGGCAAAGGCAAGGTACACGCGAAGAAGCACGCCAAGCAGGCCCGCTACCTCATTGTCTCCGAGCGGGACATGGAGCAGGCTACCTGGATTCAGAACGGTCGCTGCGCCTACACGGGCAAGGTGGCTGTGACCCAGGTTCCCTGGAAGCAGGCTCTTGCTTTCTATGCGCCTCGGCTGGAAGCCACAGGCCGGAAGGTTGCATCGGGTGATCCGAAAGCAGCACTCCGGGCAGCCTTCCTGACCAACCAAGTCCAGCGTGTCGCCCACGGTGAGCATCTCCCTGTCTACAAGGCAGCGGGCGATGATCTCACTGCTGCGGAGGCACGCCTCGCCGTGGACCAGGCCGACACCACCCGCAAGGTGGTCGAGGTCACGGAAGCCCACGTCCGGCAGCGCCTTGCTGCCTGGCGTCAGGCCCACATGCTCGACGACATGCAAGTGCGATCCATCATCGACAGCGCGGCCTCACCCAACGACAAGTTGGCCGCAGCGGTCGAGATGGTCACAGCAACCCGACACGGCTCCTTCACCGGGGCCGTGAACCGTGGGGAGGATGCGGCGCAGGAGCGCCAAGAACGCACCCTCGCTGCGAAGCGGGAACGTCGCCAGGCCCACAGCGAGCGGTTGGCTGCTCTTTCCGAGCAGCGCCGTCAGGAAGACATCAAGGCCCGTGTGGCTACGGTGATCAAGCACATCGAGCGTGGTGCTCGTGGTTCATACCTGCGGAAGATCATCGCGAAGACGATCCCACAGGAGTACGCCGCCACCGCCACCTCGATGCTGCTGCCCACCCTCAAGAAGACGGGCGCTCTCCGCGACTCCGTGGCAAAGGTCGCCTCCTACGACGGGCCGACCTTTGAGGCCGCCCAGCCAGAACGCGAGTCGGTCACGCTGACTGCCCACGAGAAGTCTCTCGTCAAGGCGGCGTCGGCTGGGGACACCAGTGTTGGGGTCATCCGAAACACCCTCCAGACCATCCGCAGGGCGATGTCCGAAGGTATGGCTGGCAAGGACTTGTCCGGGTTCATCAACCTGCGGTTTACCGAGCGGGTCCTGACTGCCTCCTCAGACCTCATCGCTGAGGTCCGGGGCCGCCATGAAGGGGCTTCCGGTCACCTGTATGTCGATGCCGAAGCATACGCCTCCCCCACGGGATCAGGCGGTTGCGAAAAGGCGGCGTCGAAGCACCGCGCCAATCAGGTCCCCTCGGTGGCTGCGATGCCCCGATGTGGCTCCTGCACAAAGGCGCGTGCTCTGGAAGACGGCACCATGAAGTGTGGCGTCTACAACAAGGCACTCCTGGAGGACACCACAGGAGCCGAGATCGACCAGATCCGGGCAGCCAACATCAAGGGCGCGGACATGAACGATGCTGAGGTCACGGCTTCGATGTTCGCACCGACCTACGACCCCTCAGAGTTCAACCTTCACAACGCGAACCTGGAAGGCATCAGCACACCCCTCCCTGAGACCGAGAAGTTGTCTGAGATTCTGTTCGGTGGTTGGTCGCTGTAAGGAGGGTGCTATGGCTCTTTCCAGGGCATCAGTCCATAGGGTAGCCCGCCGCAAGCAGGCTGAGATGGAAACGGAGGGGGCCAAGGCACTGATGAAGTGGTTGGCTCGCCACGTCCGTGGGGCGAAGCATATCTATGTCGTGGGCGGCGCGGTTCGGAACTACAAGATCGACCAGCCCGTCAAGGACATCGACATGGTGGTGGACTCGCTCAATCTGGGCAAGGACGCCGCCTGGGTAGCGGAACACATCGCTCACAAGATCCCTGCTCAGACGAGGATCGAAGGGCCTGACAACCTCCGGGTCACCAAAGTCCACATCAAGAGCCCCTGGAGCATCGACGGCTACGAGATGGAGGGTGAAACCCTCGACATCGTTGACGCTCGCACAGAGGAGTACGCCAGGGACCCGGAGACAGGGGACTACGTCGGCCACAAGCCGATCCGGGTGGACCCCACCACAATGGAAGACGACGTGACTCGACGGGAGTTCACGTTCAACACTCTGATGTGGCGACTCAGCGAACTCGCCAACGGCCCGGACAAGGCCGAGATCATCGACATCACCGGCTGCGGGGTCAAGGATCTGGAGAACCGTGAGATGCGGTGCCCAGGGGATCCCGACGAGGTGTTCGCGATTGACCCCACCCGCATCATCCGCATCATCAAGTTTGCCTTCAAGTACGGCTTCAAGTTGCCCCCCGACGTGAAGGCGGCAGCGAAGCGCCAGGTGAAGGGGCTCAAGCGCATCCCGACGAAGGCGTTTGAGGCGATCAGGAAGATCGCGTTGGACAACCCGGACTACAAGAAGGCCATCGGTGTCATGGAAGACCTCGGCGTGATCGACGTCATGGCCGAGATGATGGAGTCCGATAAGCAGTTTCGGTCGTCCATGACCAACTACGCCGAGAAGCGGGGCATCGCCTACCTGTTTTACATGATGGACAAGGGCCTGCCGGTCGGGGCCTCGTTGAAGTTCCTGGACCGAGCGCAGCAGCAACGGTTTCGGGAGATCACCGCTCCCATGGACCGTGACGAGGCGTTGGACTTCCGTGCGGCTGTGAGCAATCCCGGCAACGTCTACGACAAGAAGTTCATCCCCACCCTCGCCGCGACCCTCGGTTTCAGCAAGAAGCAGATGCGGGACCTCATGCAGGTGGTCCTTCCGATTGGCCGAGAGGCCCTGTTGCGTGACCCCAGCCTCAAGGACAAGCCATCGGCGTTGATGCGCCAGGTCGAGCAGGCCGCAAAGCGAGCCATCCCTACTCGGGTAGCCATGCGCTGGGCTGCGACCGGTAAGGAATCCAGGCTCCAACGCATCCAGATGAAGCGGGAAGCCTCGGCACGTCTCCGTGCTGCGTGGCGGGGCGAAGATGGCTGACCCGAAGCGCATCGCAGCCCTCCACAAGCAGGGGGGCATCTACAAGCCTATGTCGGAGATCACTCCCGGCACTCAGGACTTGCTCGACTCGCCGACCCCAGCGTGGCTGGATCGCGACTACCCCTACGTCGCACCCCCAGGAGAAGACCACACACTCCAGGAACTCGACTACCTGGTCTCGCTGATCCCCCTACGGGAGAAATGGGCCTCGTTCATCAAGGCAGCCGACGAGGACATGACCCCTCTGTTCGTCACGCTGTGTTCCGAGTTGGGCGCACCGTGCGATGTGGACGCCCTCAATGAGATGGCCTCCGAAGCGTCCATCCTGATCACGAAGTTGAAGTGGCTCTACAACAGGCCGCGCCCCTACCAGGTCGCCGCCAAGCATCTACGCCTGTCGGGTCAAGGAGGAGTCTTCAAGAAGGGGGACTTCTCGGTCATGGGCACCACGAGTGCCCACTCCCCGGCGTACCCGAGCGGCCACACCATTCAGGCTCACCTGATGGCCTCACGGTTGAGCGAGACCTCTCCACAGCACCGTAGGGCGTTCATGGATCTCGCCGAGAAGGTGTCCTTCTCCCGAGCCGTTGCGGGCTACCACTGGCCGAGTGATCTCGCGTTCGGACAGGACATCTTCCGCCACATCGTCATGCCCCTGATGCCCTCGGCTGTCCGTGTTGCCAAGACCTTCACGGTGAACAAAGGCGACCTGGTTTGGTATGGCAAGTACAAGAACCAGCGCGGCAAGGTCAAGAACTTCGGCATGAGCGACAAGGGTGATCCCACGGTCACCGTCGAGCAACTACCGAGCCCGTCCGCCCGGAAGCCGAAGAAGAAGTCTCCGAAGACCATGAACCTGTTCAAGATCCGCCCTCGCAAGAAGGACGAGCACGACGAGGCTGCGGACAAGACTGCTGGTGGATCACGGACGCTCTACCACGTCGGCAAGCGCCCAGCGCAGCCTCAACCAAAGCGTGCCGAGTGGCGTCAGCGGGGACAACCGGAGCCTGACTGGGTGCGCCCATGGCTCGATGCACCTGTGTCGAAGGGTGTCTTCCTGACCCCCAACCCGTTCCTGGTTGCTCCAAAGCACGGTGTGTTCGGTCACGTCTATGCCTACCAGGTGCCCAACTGGGTCATCAAGCAGGCCAAGGGCATCAACCGCAAGGATGGGGTCAGCGAGGTCTTGATCCCCGAGCCGTTGTGGGAGCATGTGAAGTTCAAGGGCAAGTCCATGGACCGAGAGGACTTCCTGAACCAGGTTTACAGGAGCGAGGACGCCGCCTTCACCGGATCACGGGCGAACAAGTACCGCACCAAGTCGGACTGGGAGGCGCTTCGCAGCACCAGGCTGGCCGCATCGAAGGCTCTCTCCAAGAAGAAGGTCCCGAAGGCAGACGGGTCGGGCACCACGACCGTCTACGAGTACGGCCCGCGCCAGGTGGCTCAGAGAAATAAGGAGAAGGCTGTTCGCATCGAAACCCTCCGCAAGAAGATGGGGGACCTGCGCAAGAAGGCACAGAGTGACCTCACTGCAAGTGATCCTGAGACCAGGCTTGCGGCCCTGGCTGTGTGCTTGATGGACGAGACTTATGCACGGGTAGGAAACGAGAAGTCCGCCGAGGAGGGCCATCATGGGGTCACCAACTGGTTGGCCGACCATGTGACCCTGGGGGACAAGGCAGCGACCATCCGCTACACCGGCAAGTCCGGGGTCAAGCAGGAGAAGAAGATCACCAACTCCCGTGTCCTTGCGGCGCTCCGAAAGGCCCTGGAAGGCAAGGGCAAGGGCGACAAGGTGCTTTGTGACGGGGACGAGTGCTCGGTCCTGGCGAAGGACGTGAACGCCTACCTCAAGCCTTTCAGCATCACCGCGAAGGACATCAGAGGTCTACATGCCAACGAGGAAATGAAACGTCACCTCAGGGACCAACGCAAGGCTGGCCCGGACCTCCCTCGCTCCAGGAAGGAGAAGGACAAGATATTGAAGGCTGAGTTCAAGGCCGCGCTGGAACTCGCTTCCGATGCCGTGGGGCACAAGGACTCCACGCTACGCAGTCAATACCTGGTCCCCAGCATGGAAGAAGCCTACGTCCACGACGGCACCGTGTTGGACCGCCTCGACAAGAAGGCCACCCTTTCCGACTCCGAGAAGGAGGAGCGAGAGGCCGAGCGCCTGGTCCGCCAGTCTCCGAAGTTGAAGCCGCCCCGCCGCGACAAGGAGCGAGGCAGGATCAAAGACACTGATCCCGACACCGACCCAGACGAGAAGCAGGATCGGAAGGACCGGTCGAACAACTACAAGGATGCCGCAGTGGCGAAGGCCATGCGGAAGTACCTGGCCCTGACCGCAGGTACAGCGAGGTCGAAACGCCGCCGGAAGAGGCAACCATCATCCCGTGAAGTCGCTCGCCGGAAGCAGCAGTCCGACACTGCGAAAGGGTCGAAGCCTAAGGCCCCACCGAAACTCAAGGAGGCCCCCGCACCGGGCAGCGGGCGTAAGAAGCCGAATGTTGGGGATACCTGGAAACCCGAGGGTAGTGACAAGTGGTCCGCAAAGAGCAAGGATGGCACTGAGTCAGGCTTTGCTTCCCAGGAGGCCGCGAAGGCGTGGTTGACTGGAGGGCCTGGGCCTGGTGCGTCCGGTGACACTGCTACTGATTCCTCCCCCGCTGCCGACACGGCCCCGAAGCCTCCTGACAAGAAGCCTTCCGCAAAAGGGCGGCTGACTCGTAAGCAGAAGCGCGAGATGGTGGACGCCCTCGTTGCAGATCTGGCGAAGGGTGCAGCAGCCGTCCTGAGCAACCTCCCGGAAGACCTCCTCAAGGAAGTCGGGGACGCCCTCGGTGAACCCGCACGGGCCGTCGTGGACGCCCTGTTGGGTATTGGTACGGAGGCTCTTCAGGAACGGGCGACCTTCGCCAGAGCCACGTTGAAGCGTGTACCCACCAGCAAACGCCCGACCGCCGAGCAGGTTGCCGCTGCTGAGACCCTTGTGGAGGAGGATGAGGACGGCCTGGAGTCCCTACAAGATCAGTTGGATGATCTGGAGGGATCTGCTCCTGACAGTTCCAGTGAGGATTCCAAGGCACACAAGGCCAAGGTCACGGCCCTCAAGGCGAAGATCAAGAAGATCGTAGCCGCCGAAAAGACCATCCAGGCCGCTGAGGAGTGGGCCAACGCACCCTCTCCCGCAGAAATCGCAGAGTCTCTCGTGGCTCTCAGGTCAGTCGAGGTCCGCAACGACCCTCTCTTGCTGGACCTTTCTAACCCCATCACCAATCTCTCCACGGACCCCCTGAACCTGGAGGGTGGTCCTCAAAAGCAGTTCATGGGCGAGATGGGCGACCTCACGGTGTCAACCGCCTCCGAGTACCGGGCGTTGTCCAAGAAGGACCGTGACTCACACAGGCAAGGGTTGGCCGACCACATGCAGGCGTTGGAGGACAAGGGTCAGACTGACACGAAGCAGTACCATCACACCCTCGCTCAGATGCGGGGCCTCCAGATGGCATCCGCACTGGAAGATGGTGACGATGCCACTGGAGTCTCAGCGGAGTTTCAGACCTTCCTCAAGGCCGCCCAGTCTCAAGGCGCAGAGGTGCTGGACAAGTTCATCAAACTCAATGTCACCGGAGCCGCCGAAGGGGACGTAGATGCCCAACAGCAGTTTCGGGATGTCCTTCGCGGAGTACCTCCTGCGGAACTCAGGACGATGGTCCCCCAAGACAACCCGGCAGCCGAAACCCTCGACATGATCACGGGGGCGCACCTCACAGGCAAGAGGAAGGAACTGTGGTTGGGCAGCATGGACGATGAGACCCGACAGTTGCTCCAGGAGCACGCCGAGGACATGATCATGGATGAGATCATGTTCACGGACATGGATCTCGTCCGGGCCGGGAAGTCGGTGGGCCAGCAGAAGAAGAAAAGCGGCAAGCAGAAGAAGCAGACCGCCGAGCGGGCAACGCGGAGAGGCAGGAGGCACAAGTCCGTCCTCGATGAACTACGCAAGAAGTGGGCGAAGATGCGTAACCAAACCCTCCACTCTCTTTCTTCGGCCCTCTTCGGCACACCCCCATCCACAGCAAAGACCTCTGACCTCAACGCCCTCCAGGCGTATGACTTTCACCCCTGGGGGACCCTTTGACCCCTCAGAGTAGAAATCCTCCCCGGTAGGGTTTCTATAGTGCTGCCCTATGGGTAGGACTTGTTGTGCAAGCCCTTACCGGGAATCCACCTCTTTCGGAGAACACCATGGCCAAACTGACCCGACAGGGAGCACGCAATCTGACTGCTACCCTCGACCGCATCGCTTCCGCAGTACAGGAAAACCCTGCACTGCTCGGCATTGACATCAAAATCGCAAAGGACTTCGCGTACCGTTGTGATCTCATCTCGGACGCTGTTGAGCGTACCGCTGTCACCAACTTTCCGAAGCAGGCTGACATCAACAGTGCTGTTCCCAGTGCAGGCGGCGAGTACGACACCGCGAAGCCTGGCATCGAGAAGGAAATCGGCGCTGAGGTCAAGGGTCCCATCTATGAGGAAGACCCCTCGGACGATCAGGACATCAAAGGCCACTTCACCCAGGCTGACTTTCACCAGTTGACCGAACTGGCCGAGAAGTTGAAGACCGCCGCCCGCAACGGCACGGTCGTCAGCGACCACGGATTCAACCTCACCAAGTAGGAGGCACCGTGCGTCGGTTTGCCGAAAACTACGTCAACTACCAAGAGCGGGCCACCGAGTTTTCTGTCGGAGACGTCGTGGTGCCGTTTGGCCTGTGGGATTCCCAGAGCGGTCGTGTCACGGCTGTGTGGCCTGCTATTGGTATGGTGGATGTAGAGTTCCCATCCGGCAACGCACGCTTCCCCGTCGAGGAACTTCAGCGCATGGGCGCTGATGGGCAGGCCGAACCGCCCAGAACGGACTCCGCTCCGGGCGGGGGTGGGTCTGTTTCTGTGCCGGGTGGTCCGTACCCAGACAAGAAGAAGGCAGCCAATCGTGTGGCGCGGGCGTTCGTCAAGCAGTCCCTTTACTGGGCGCAGAAGGACCGCCAGTACCGCATGACAGGACCAGAGAGCGTGGAGGGGAAACCCAACTGCCCAAAGTGTCCTGAGATCCCTCTCCAGAAGGCGATCTACAAACGCCGCGACGGATCCAGCGAACGGCTCCAGGGCTGCCCTGGTTGCATGTTCCTCATCAAGGACGCGGACATTGTGAACTTCGGCCCTGTTAGTGCCGAGGAGATTGAGATCGAGGGGCAGGGCTGATGGCTTTCCTCAAACGTGCCAATGCTATGGTCGTCCATCCCCGCATCTCTGGACGCGGTTGGGGTGGGATCCGCAAAACGGCTTCGGCAGGGTCCTCCCGGAACCTGACTGACCAGGCGCGGGAAATCCTCGGAGGATCGCTGTCGTCCGACGACTACCTGGTCACGCACTGCACCATCGTGGCGTCTGTAGACACCGACAAGGCCCCCAACGTGAAGTTGGGCAACGTCAAGGTCGGCACCCAGACGGTCAACAGACAGTGGGACGACTACCTGATCAAGCCCTCGTCCTCCCAGTTTGTGAACAACAACGGCGACTCGTGGAGCCGCCCGGTGCTGAGGATGGCGTACCCGACCTTTATTGGGGCGCACAACTTCCGTGAGCACGTCCAGATCGAGGACCAGTCGAAGGGCCGGATCATCGACGCCTGTGCTCGTGACATTGGTGACTCCCTCTATGTGGACATCCTGGTTGCCACGAACAAGAAGCACGCGGCGCTCGTCCAGGACATCCAGTCAGGCAAGATGGCGACCCTCTCCATGGGTTGCACAACTGACTTCACGACTTGCTCTAAGTGCGGTCACTTCGCTGTGGACGAGACCCAGTTGTGTGATCACATCAAGTACGCGAAACTCAACACCTTCATGGACGATTCCGGCCAGAAGCGTGTGATCGCAGAACTCTGTGGACACCAGTCCTACGACGAGAACCCGGACGCCCCTGGTGGGGTCAGGTTCATCGAGGCTTCCTGGGTCGCGGTTCCTGCGTTCCCCGGTGCCGTGATGCGGAACATCCTTGATCCCAGCGCGGCGTCCGACGACCAGGTTCGCAAAGTGCTCGCCTCCCCTCCCCCTCAGTGGTCAGACCACGCGGTCGCAAAGGCCGCGTCCATGTCGGCCCTTGCCTTCGACTTCGGTGGTGGCGGGGATGATGAGGACGACGCCCCTGCAAAGGACGAGAAGCCATCGCCCCCGTTTCAGGGGATCGAAGATGCGGTGTACGAAGCCCTCAAGGTCCGAGTCAGGGAGCGCCTGGAGCGCGATCTCGCCCAGAAGGCTGTTGAGGATTCTGAGCCGGAACCTGATGGCACAATGGAGCCGAACGACTCCATCATCAAGGAAGGTCGAGCACACTCGACTTCAGTCAAAGCACTTGTTCGTGTAGCCTCCTCCGAGGTCGCTCTTGTAGACGGTATTGCTTCCGTTGACGCCGCGCATGGTGTCAAGGTTGCACGCCACCTCTACAGAGTCGCCCTGGCGGCGGGGGTTCCCACCGAACACCCTTCTCTTGACCGTTACCTGTTTGCCTGTAAGAAGGCGGCGGGACGGGATCTGAGTACTGCCGAAATCCGGGTTGTTGTCCGGGTCGGCACCCTGTTGGCCCAATGGGCTGACAATAACAACCCCAAACCCCACTATCCTATGAGGAGACTGCCATGAGCCGTCAACGAATGACTTGGACAGACGCTGGGGTGTCTCGGCACGCCTCCGAGCACCCTGCAACCCCCGACGAGGGACCCGCTTCCCCCGCCCACAAGGCCCAGCCCGGCCCCGACGCCTACAAGAGTGGAGACACTTCTTCCTGGGCTGAGGACGTGCATCCTGGCCCCTACGCGAACGGTGAGCATCCTGCCACCCCCGACGAGGGACCTGCCAGCCCTGCCTACAAGGCTGCCGCCCTGGAACGCAAGGCTGCAAAGTGCATCCGTCTCGCTACCGCCATGCTCGGTGAGGGTGCTACCGTCGCCGCCATCGAGAACCAGGCCCTGGAACTGATGGACCTTCCTGACCGTTCGATCAAGGCCAGCCTCTCCCGGCTCGCTGAGGACGCCGACGAAGCCATCGACGATGACGACGCCGCCGAAGCCGAGGCCGATCTCGCTGAGGAAGGCAAGAAGAAGGCTTCTGTCTCCGACCGCATCGCTCGTCTGGAGCGCGTGCTCATCAAGTTGGCTGAATCCGAAGACCCTGAAGGTGACGGCGACGACTCCGAGTCCGAAGACCCCGAGGGTGACGACGACGACGACGGCAGCGAAGACCCCGGCGAAGACGAGGACATGAAGAAGTCCGCGTCCGACGACGAGGACGACGAGGACGACGACGAGTCCATGCAGAAGAAGTCGGCCCTTGAGCGCCGCATGGACCGCATCGAGCGCGTCCTGCATCGCCTGGCTGCTGGCAAGAAGGACGACGGTGAGTCGAAGGGCGACCAGTCCAAGACCCACATCGACTATGCCGACGCGAAGGACGGCGACAAGGAGACTGGCCACGGCGAGTCTGCTGGCGATCAGTCCAAGTCCCACGAGGACTACGAAGGCAAGAAGGCTTCCGACCACGACGACGACGAGTCCATGGATGACGAAGAGTCGAAGAAGAAGGCTGGCTGGGAGCCGGGTCACCGTGCTGAAGGTGGCTGGGACCCCGGTCACATGGAGTCCATGAGCGACGAGGAGTCCATGCTGGAAGAGATGATGCTGGAAGAGATGCTTGCCGAGGAGAGCATGGATCAGAATGATCCCGAGGCTTTCTACGGTGATGATCCTTCCGGTGATGGTGTTCCTGAGGTCATCGAGGCCGAAGGCGTCGTTGAGTCCATGATGGACCCCATGGGTCTGGACGACGAGATCGTGGAGGAGGATGACATGATGATCCTCGCTTCCCTTTTCGGCAAGGAAGCCGACCTCAAGGATGAGGACAAGAAGGAGAAGGAAGACCACGACAAGGGTGCCATCGCCGACGACAAGGACCACATCGAGAAGTTGGAGAAGGACGAAGACGAGGACGCTGAGGATCTGGAGAAGGAGGAGTCGAAGAAGAAGGCTTCCCTCCGTCCCCAGCCGAAGCGTGCCAGCAAGGGTGCAAAGACCCTCGGTGGTGTGTCGAAGGAAGCGGCTTCTGAGGTCGGTGATCTCAGCAAGTTGTGGGACTCGGCTCCTGACGTGTCTCGCTTCTTCTAAGAAGTACGGCCAACAGGCCAAAACGCCCTGCCGGGATCCCTCCCGGCAGGGCGTTTGCTCGTTCCGGTCCTGACTTTGCATCACAGGGGGTCAGACTTTTCGCCCTGGGTTTCAATAGCCCTCCTATATCAACCCGTAAGGGTAGGACGTTCGCGTTCTACTGCTTCGGAAGCACCCTGCTCTCGGAGCGTTGAAACAACCCCGCCCCTGTAAACAGGGAGCATAGGCCCGGAGATAATCATGGCTTTGCTTGGACAGGCGAGTGGTGGATGGACTGAAAGTTCCTCGGCCCTGCGTCTTTTGCACGTTGGGATTCGGAACACGGTCGGAATCCTCACCACCGATGCTTTCACCCAGACCAACCCCCCCGACGCGGCGACGTTCACGACCAGCACCAGTGCTGGCATGGACACCGCAACCCTCGGAGTCCTCAGCGGCTCTGTGGCGTTCACCCGTGGCGATGCCGCTGGTGGTTCCAACGAGATTGGCGGCCCCGGTGCTGTTGCTCCCGGAACCGCTGGAGTCGTCGAACTGGGCGTCTTCATCAACACCGCAGTCGGAAACGCCTACGAGAACACCCCCGGCCCCGCAAGTGGCAAGGGTCCGTACATGTCCGGCCAGGGCACCTACGCGAACAGCCTCTATGAGACCAGCAACACTGCTGGAGCCGTCACCTACACGACTGGTGATTCTCTGGCTGCCTCGATCAACGGCTACCTGATCTCGTCCAGCGCGACCTCCGGGTCGGCTGTTGGTGACTACTTCTGTGGTGCGACCGCAGTGCTCATGGGCATTCTCAAGATGCCTGCTGACGCTGTGCAGCCCGAAATCGTCTACGACCAGCGCATCTGACGCTGATTCAACAACCCCTTCAACTCTTAGGAGACATCCCATGTCTGTGAACAACAGCGTAAAGGCGAAGTTGATCAGCGAGTACATCGGCACTGCTGCCGGTCGTGCGAAGTTGGCTGCTTCAATGACTCAACCCCTGCGACTCCGTCGCGATTACATGGCCGTAGGCCGAAAGACATTTCTCGTCGAACAGTTGCCTGATGGGGCACTTCCGATTTACGACAAGGATGCGGACGTCACCGCTTACGTCGTTGGTGAAGAAGGTGAGAACATCATCGCCGTCACCAAGCCTCGTCGTGTGATCTTCCCGCTCTTTGAGATCGCGTCGAACCCCGAGATCCCGCTCACGCAGATCAAGGAACGTCGTTTCGACCTCATCGAGCGTGCCCAGGACCTGGCTCGTGCCCAGATCCAGGCTGCGGAAGACGAGCGTGTCTTCGCCGTCCTCGATGCCATCGCCACCAACGGCTTCGACAGCGTGGGAGCCGTCAACGCGGACATCCCCGTCGTCGCTCCCCTCAGTGGTGATGTCCTGGCCGACGCATTCAGCCTGATCGAACGTCATGACCTGCGAGTTGCTCGCGTGTTCATGAACGCTCGTGACTACGCTGACCTGCGTAAGTTCGGACGCGACATCCTGGACATCGAGACCCAGCGTGACCTGCTCAAGACTGGTCTGATGGCTACCCTTTGGGGCGCTCAGATCATCGTCAGCCGCCTGGTCCCTGTCGGAACCGTCTACGTCTGCTGCGAGCCCGAGATGTTTGGCCGGATGCCTGTCCGCACCGAACTGACCGTCCTCAGCGCCGACGATCCGAAGGCCCGCACCATCGGCTTCTCGTGCTTTGAGAACCTGGGTATCGGCGCGTTCAACCCTCGCGGTCTGGCCCGTCTGACCATCACTCGTCCGTAGTCTCTGACTCCTGACGGGGGTCGATGATCCCTTGAAGCCCTCCGATCTTCGGATCGGGGGGCTTCTTCGTTTTGGGATTGACGGGTCTCCGTCATCCTCGTAGCCTGCATGGGCCGCTGCCCCTTCCCCCCACTCCGCAGCGGCACCCCGAGACCCTTCGACCCGCGAGCAGTCTGCCGTAGTAGCGCCGTGAGACGAAGGGGGGACCGCTGGGCCGATCCCCCGGCGGTCCCTCTCTCGTGGGCACCGCCCGCTATGACAGTGAACAACCATGAGAGGGGGGTGCCGCTTCTTCTTCTGAAATGGTCCATAGTGACCTCCTTCAGTAAGCAAGACGGCGTGATCCTTCGTCGGCGGACAGATCCGGCGCAAAAAAACTTCAAGCCCACCTGACAGCACCCCTTCGATGGGTACTGTCACGGGTGTAGGAGTTGCCGTGCGAATCGCTGTCTCAGGAACCATTGGAGCAGGGAAGTCCACCCTGTGTGCCCATCTCTCAACTGCCCTCAAGTACGAGGTCTTTGAGGAACCTGTGGCGGACAATCCGTACCTGGAGGACTTCTACGCCGACCCTCACCGCTGGGCCTTCGACGCCCAGGTGTTCATGATCTCGCATCGGTTCCGGCGGCAGATGGAGGCTGTTCATGCAGCCGAGAACAAGGGCTTCCTGCTGGATCGCTGCTTCCACGAGGACCGGGTGTTCGCAGAGGTCAACCACGAGATCGGTCACATCAGCGACCGTGATTGGAACACCTACCTGCACTTGTACGAGTCCTTCTGCCGGATCGTCCCACCCCCGGAGGTCATCGTCTACCTCCAGACTGACCCCACGGTCGCCATGGGGCGCATCCAAAGCCGGGGTCGGGGATCAGAGCAGGAGATCCCCATGGACTACATGGCTCGGCTTCACGCGGCCTACGAACGCTGGGCTGAGGATATGGACAGCAAGACGAAGGTGATCTCGGTCCCTTGGAACGACTACAGCACACCAGGGTGGCAAGGCGTCTACGACCGGCTGGTCACTCCAGCGTCTTGAGGCGTTCGTAGACCTGGTAGAAGTCCATGTAGTGCTCTGGGGTCGCCTCCCCGCAGAAGGGGCAGTGGATGGACGCAGGGATGTCGTCCTCGCCCAGGTACGCCGCCCATATCGCATCGCAGTTGGGGCATTGGGGCGCGAGCCAGGGCTGGACCAAACCCTCCTGGACCAAAACCTCTACTATAGCCTCGGCTTGGACAACCTCGATACCGACCTCTTTGGCCAGGCTGGCGGTCGTGAAGAAGTACTCCCCTGACATGCGCTTCAACGCCTGAGGCCAGATCGGCTCCCCGACTGTGTCGTCTGGCGTTGGCATTTCATCCTCATCCTCGACTCCCATGAAGGATAGGAAAGCCACCGCCTATCCTCCAGTAGCGCGGGTGCGTGCGAGCATCGCTGTTGCGCGTTGGAGGTCCTCCGGGGTGGCCGTACCCTCTTCGATGCGAGACTCAATCTCGGCCAACTCGATGTCGTCCAGATCACTGTCTTCTGGACCGGGCTCGTCCAGATCATCATCCACCGAAAGAAGGTCTCCCTCGTCGGCTTCGGTGAGGGAGGCAAACCAATGCCCCTTTTCTACTGGGAGGGGTTCCTTGTCGTCTACCACAGCATCGACGGCTTCGGTGGTCCAGTTGTCGCCCCAGTCGGGATCACCCCCGAGAGCAGTGATCATCTCTTTCCAGTCGTCGGCCTCTTGCCCGTGCATGACCTTGAGGCGGGTCTCGGGGTCGATGGAGGCCAACTCGATCCCGTACTGGTGGGTCACACCTTCGGGGATGGGGGCCAGGTGGAACTGCTTGTGGATCTCTTCCAGCATGTTGATCCGGCCTGACAGTAGATCGGCCTGCTGCTGGATCTGCTTCTGGATCACAATCAAGGCGTCCCGCTCTCCCTGGACCGCACCCATGATCCCAGCCTGCTCGCACAACGCATCGATCTTTCGGTCACTTGCCCGCTGGGCTGCCGCAAACTGGTCCGGGAGCGTGTTCAGGGATTCGCGGTACTGCTTCAAAGCAGCCGTGATGAAATCGGCTTCGGTCATGGGAAGTCTCCTTTCGGGGACTGTACCCACAAAAACGAAAAAACTTCGCCTGATGCTGTCCGCCAACCGGGGTGGGGTGCGTCTGTACTGGTGTGACCACAAGGAGAGTCCCCCATGCACGTTTCCATCCGCCCCCTCACCCGCCAGGACGTAGAGTCCGTCCTCTCTGCTCGCCGCGCTGACCGCGTCCGCACGCTCGCATTCGCTCGACGGGTGGGGATTACGCAAGTGATCAGGTGGCACGACTCTGGCCGCGCAGCAAAGGTCCACGCCCGCAAGGACAACATCTTGGTGGACCTGCTCTCATCGCCTCCTGAGGGCCGCCTTCGGGATGCTCTCGCCTTCTACATCCCCATCGAGAAGGCCGAAAAGCAGGCGGGAGGCCCCGACTACTCCTCCGAGTACAGCCTGTTGCCCTGGCTGCTGCGTGTCGAGGCTCACCTGGAAGAGGGCCGCCTGGACCTTGCTTTCCTGGAACTGCACACCATGACCACGACGTTGGGTGATGCGGTCGTTCCAGACGGCTTGAACCCGGCCAGTGACGAGTACATCGACGTGGAGGTCACGGCCAGCCCTTCGGCTTGATGAACGTGGCCCGGAGCCGGGCGGTGCCACTTGATCCCGACTCGGCCTCGATGATGCGTCCTTGCTCGTCCACAGTGATGGTGGCGTTGGTGTATGTCGCCGCTGTGACCCCGGTGTCCGTGAGTTTGACCTCCACCGTTGCGCCTGCACCACCGTCGTCGATCTCAATGCCCGTGCCTGCCTCCAGCGTCCGGGCATTGGGGAGGCTCGCGTCCGCCGACAAGGTGACGTACTCGGCGGTGTCTGGCGCACCCGCCCCATCCCCAGCCGTCTTGCCGATGTACCGGAAGCCGACGATCCAGGGATCAAAGGCCGCCGCGACGAGGCCCGTCACGGTGTAGAAGTCCGACGAGATCAGCAGCAGTCCGTTGGCGTAGTTGAACGTCCACCCCACCGTCTTGTTCGCCCCTGTGCCAGTCTGGCCTTCGGTCGTCGTGACCAGGATGCCTCCTGCATTGGGGTCACCGTTGTACAACTGGACGGCGTATCCGTTGCTCGGAGCGCCCGACGCCTGAGGGATCAACTGCGGCAGGAGCCAGTTTTTCATCTGGTCCGAGGAGGTGTCCCCTGGGGTCTCGTAGGTGGCATAGGTCGAGAAGTTCGTGCCGGGCACCAGGGTCATCTGGGTCGCCGCCGCTGTGTCGGAGAGGTCCTGGATCAGCGTCGGGTTCGCAGCGGCGTTGCTCCGGGCGGTGGCCAGGTTGGAGGCAGGTAGCCCACGGAGGGTCGCCATCTCCGTCCATACCTGCTCGGAAGACAAGATGAAGGTGAACGGGAAGAAGACCTCGTACCAGACGCTGTTCGGGTTGGCGTCAACGACACCTGCCTGGAGGGCCTTCGCCGCGATGTTGATCCGTTCCAGTTGCGAGAAACCCATCACTCACCCCCTGTTTCGGCCATGTACTGCCCGAGGACAGGCATGACCTCATGCTCCGCGAGCCGGTAGACGCTGCGGGTGTGCATCCCGGTCTGGACGGAAAGGGAGAAGAACCCTCCCGATGCCTTGAACCTGGCTCGCATGGTCATGCACCCGGCGTACTCAGGCACCTTCTCCCACATGGCTTCAGCGACGTACCTGAAGTCGTGATCCGACAGGGTGATCTCGTCCACCCGCCCCTCGGAGGTGGCAATCGAGAGCCGGACGGTCTGGACTTCTGTGTCTCTGGAAATGTGAAGGGTCTGGGTGAAGCGGGACATGGGGACCTCTCAGATGAACGAAACGACGATGGAGTCAACTTGAATGGCGGGGTTCGCGATCTCAATCTCCATGAAGATACCGTCCTCGCAAGAGAAGCCTCCGAAGGTGATGTTGACGGTGTTGCCACTGCTTGTGGCTTCCCGGATGTAGGACCCCGCCACGGTCGCGCCGTCATCGAACACAGCGAAGTTGTAGAGCCCCCCGTGAACCCGGAGAGGGTTCGCCCCTGGTCCGGTGCTTCCACCTGTGGCTGAGGCCACACGACGGACGTAGACCCGAAGGTCTTCGGCTGCCAGGTCGGTGGTGGCCGTCCCCAGGAAGGACCCTGCGAAGTTCAAGGTCATGGAGGAACGGTTCAACCCGCTCGTGTCCACGAAGGCCCGGTAGTAGGACACCGTGCCGCCCAGGGCCGTGTAGTCAGGCCCCCCTGCGGGGTTGTAGGTGGTCCAATCCACTACGGGAGCCTGGTTGGGCACACATAGTTTCCCGTCGCAGACCATCGCCTCGCCGGGCACCAGGGTCGTGACACTGTTCCAGTTGCCTGTCGTGGTGCCTCCGTTGTAGCCAGAGTCTTGTCGTCGAGCCTCGTCGTTGAAGTACTCAGCGGTGTTTGTGCTGCTCGTCCCGTAGGTATCGGCCACCAGGGGGAACGCAGGGCTCGCGACTGAACCTCCCGAGGCCCAGGTGTCCCTGGCCTGGGCGGTCGCGACGAGGTTGTTCGCCAGAAGCCGGTAGTTGCTTCCGGTGAGTGCCCAGTCCGTCTTGGAGTAGGTGACCCCATCAACGGTGTTCACGTTCGTCCAGCCCGCGAAGTTGGCGGCCCCGGCCCCGAAGGGACATTGGTTCAATGTGGGGAGTCTGCCTCCAACCCCGGACGGGGTGATGCTGAGGTTGTTCGACGTCCGGGCTGTGTTCCGCATCAACTGGTCGATGCCTGTGACCCCAGTCGTGAATCGGCTCGCGGTCTGGTAGTAGACGACCCCGGACAAGTACCGGGTCACGGTCTGGCCTACAGTTTCTCCAATGGAGGTGAGCCCCCCGATGGAGGGTGTCGTCGGGTTCGCGTCGATGAACACGTCGCTCTGCGTGTAGGTGTACGGCCCCGTGCCATCGGTCACGGTGTCTGGGGTCATGGAGGCTTCGATGTGGTAGCGACCTCCTTGTAGCCCCAGCCCTGTGAGGATGTCGTTGGCGAACACGGTGATGGACATCCGTGCTTTTTGGCGGGCCGGGTAGTTGGGATCATCGACCCCGTAGTTAGAAATCGTGAAGACGATGAACCCTGACGGAGACGTGTGAGTGGCGTCTCCGGTCAATGCGGGGGTCGTGTAGGTGTCAAGGACCGTGACCCCATCGGCGTCATAGACCGTGGCTGTGGCCGTGGCGTCCCCGCCGTAACCAGTGGTGTCCCCAGCGGTTGACAGGAGAGCCGCAGCCGCCAGCGTGGTGCTCTGGTTACTTCCAGCCCAGCCGCCCGTCTTGAAGGGCGTTCCCTCTCCCCCGGACGGCGTGGAGATGCGCGTGGTAGACCGGGAGATGCCGTCAGACACGGCCTGGTTACCGGTGTCTCCGTCGCTGGTGTTCCAGTGGGAGGCGTAGGTGGGCGGTGGCGGTGGTGGGAGTGGTGGAATGTAGACGGTAGCCACACCGCCCACATCGAGAACTTCGACATCGGCTCCGACGAAGTTGACGACGGTGAAGGTGCCGAGTGACACCCCCTCGTCCTGGATCTCGATAGCACCACTCCCAGAATCAAAAGGGTCAACCTCCTGCTCGACCACGATGTCCATGCCGGTCGCTGGATCAACGCCGGTCATGACTCCGTAGATCTGGTCCGCTGGGGTCAGGGCTCCGGGGATGGTGAACGTGTAGGCGTACCTGCCTGGATCACCGCCCACGGCAGACATAGCGGTGCCTGCCACAGCAAGGGTCTGCTTTGCCCCTGTGCTGTCGAAGTAGAAGACCTCGATGGTGGACGAGGTCGGGGTGATGGGATCACCGTTCGCGTCCACATAGAGAACTGTGAACGTGAACGGCTGCCCGATGATGCCTTTGGCCATCGGCTACCCCTCCTTCATGCGCTGGGCTTTCCACTCGTCTTCGGTCACCCACTTCTCCCCGTCCCACACCTTGTCATCCTTCATGTCCCCGACTTCGGGGGACAAGGGGGGTGGGGTAACGGTTTGGGGCCGGGTCAAGCCGAGACTGGTCTTTGAGAACGCCATGGTCACCTCCGTACTACAGGGCGGCGATAGGGGGGCCACCGAAAAAACTCCTTCCGGTGGCCGGTGGTGTGTCTATTCCGCCTCCATAGGAACGAGAGGTTGTCCTGTCTGTAGGGCCACCGTTCGTCCGGGCTTGTTTCCTTCGCTTAACGGGGCCTCTGTGCCCGCCGTGCTTTCACACACCTTCGTACAGGAGCCTCTACCATGGCACTTCAAGACAATAACCTCATGCTGCTGGACCTCTCTGATGGGTTCCCGCGCACCATCGACAACGCCAACGACACCATCGGTATCGGCGTTGACACCTCCTTCGCTCAGGACGTTTCGGTCGGCGGAACCCTGACAGTCACGGGAGACATTATCTCCGGTGGCACGATGGACGTCGTCGTCACCGACAACTTCATCGACCTCTCCAACGGCCAGGTCAACGGCTCGAACAAGGCTGGTGGTCTGACGGTCAACGTCCAGTCCTCCATCGCTCGCGTCGGCGCACAGAACGCTGTGTTCCAGAGCCAGGCTCAGGCCACTGGTGCATTCGCTACTCTCAGCATCCCCGGCTTTGACCCCTCGACCGGTGGTGTCGGTGGTGCTTCCCTCGCAGACGGCGACGTCATCGAAATCTCTGGCGCTGCTGACCTCGCAGGCAACAACGGCCTGTTCATCATCGAAGCCATCACCGCTGGTGCTGGTGGTCTGATCGAGATCAAGAACGCCCCCCAGACCCAGTCCCCCTGGGCGCAGACCAACTTTGAGGGCGGCACCGAGACGGCTGCTGGAGCCTCGTTCGCTCCCGCTGTGGACCTCGGCGTCTTCTGTATCTCCGATGGCAATCTGCTCGACATCGGCGGCAACACGATCCCTGTCGGCCAGTTCGTGTCGGCCTTCAAGGACGAAGCCAAGTTGAGCACCCTCGTCTACGAGGCTGCTGCCAACGTGTCCCTCCAGGAAGCGTACAACGTCGGACAGCAGATCCTTCTGGCCGATGCTTCGGGCAACCTGGACATCCGCACGGACGACACTGGCCCTCGTGCAGACTTCCTGCTCCAGAACCAGGCGGCTGCTGCGTCCTACCTCGCTACCTCCAGCGGCAGCCTCAAGGTTGGTGACGGCTCGACCATCAAGGTCAACATGGCCGGTCAGGTCAGCAGCGACGTCGTCTTCGACGGTGTTGGTGCTCGGACCATCAGCCAGGCTGGTCAGAACCTCACCATGTCTGTTTCGGGCGCGGCGAACCTGTCCCTCGCTTCGGCTGCCGGTCAGGTCAACCTCGACAGTGCTGATGCCAGCCGTTTCGCCATGGCTGCCAACGACGCCAACAACAAGGCTCTCGCGCTCATCGCTCAGAACGGTGGCGGTGGTGAAGGCAACCTGGCTCTCCAGGCTGACGACATCATCTCCTCTGCTTGTACGAACCTCAACCTCGGTGCGAGCGCCAAGATTGATCTCAACTCGCAGGGCGCTGCTGCTGATGCCCTCGTGCTCCAGGCCCCCAACGGCTCCGCGCAGTTGAACGCTGCCAACGGCATCAACGTGACGGCGACCGGCGCTGCTGCTGCGGTGCAGATCGCCTCGCAGCAGGCTGGTGTGAGCATCACGTCCAACAACGCCGACGTGGACGTTGCGTCGTCGGGTACGGGCAAGGTGGACATCGACGGTGCGAACGGTGTGACCGTGAACGCCGCCGCTGGCGGTTTCCAGATCGAAGGCGCGGGTGCTCAGTGTGATGTTCAGGCTGATTCTCAGAACCTCCGGGTTCGGACGTTCAACTCGGGCAACCTGCTCCTTGACGCTGCTGGCAACGTGGCCTCGACGGCTGCTACCAACTGGGGCGCTACCGCCACTGCTGGTGACATGACCCTCGGTGCCGGTGCTGCTGGTTCGTTTACGGCTGCCACCACCATGACCGTTCAGGGCGGCGGCAAGTTGACGCTGACCTCGACCGCTACCGATGTTGACATCAACGCGGGCACCAGCCTCACCATGGATTCCGCCACCTCGATGGGCATCACCGCAGGCAACGGCCTGACGGCGACCGCTACCACTGGTGACGCCCAGGTGATCGCCTCGGCTGCTGCGGCCAAGGCTGTCCTCCAGGCGAGTCAGGGTGAAGCGGAAGTCCTGGCCGCACAGGCTGTTCAGATCGGTTGTTCCGGGGGATCGATTGATCTCGTGGCGCAGAACGCTGCCAGCAAGATCATCCTCACCTCAAGCGGTACGGCTGCCGATGCGATCCACCTCAACGCCTCCGCTGGTGGTCTGGACATGGAGGCCAACAACGCGGTGTCGCTTGTGTCCGCTACGGGCAGCATCAACCTGGCTGCTTCTGCTGCCGGGCAGGATGTCGAGATCGACGCCAACGGCTCGTCGCACTTCAAGTTGGCGGGCGCTGCTGCGGTCCTGACTCTGGAGTCCACCAACGGTGGGCTGGCACTGAAGTCGGCGGCCAACGGCAAGATCGGGATCGACGGCTTCGTCGAAGTGGTCAACACCGAGTACGGTGCTGGCTACGAAGGTGTCGCCAAGATCACCATCCCCGCTGGCTCGGTCGTCATGGCCGAGGTTGGTGGTGCTGACCTTGAGGTCAACCTCGCGGCTCGCACCAGTGCTGGTATCCCGGTCGGCTTCTCCGCTGCCGGTGCTGCCAACCCCAACGACCCGATCATGATCCACACGCTCCAGGGATACCCGGTCAAGACCGGCCTGGCTGTGAACGCGGGCGACGTCGGCAAGTTCCTGTACCTGGACGCCGCTGGTGCCATGACGCTCACCGTGCCTGTGGCTTCCGGTGACTACGTCTGGCGCATGGGTGCCATCGTTGGTCGCGCTGGCGGAAACGCTGTGCTCCTGTGGGCACCGCAGTTCATCGCCAAGCGTCCGTAGTGATCTGAGGGTCTGACCCTCACTGTCACGATGGCCTCCACCAGAATCCTGGTGGAGGCCATCTTCGTTTTGCGGTCATTTCTCTATGCGGCGGGTAGGGTACGAACGGAGCAAAAACATGGCACGAAAGCAAGAAGCCCTACAGGATCAGACCACCACTGTTGAGCGGCGTGTGTTCCTGGGCATCGGTGACGCCGTGCTTCGGCTGATCCACGTTGAGCGCATGTACGCGGACGGCGTGGATCCCACACCTGAGTTGATCGCGGAGCGTAATCTCATCGTCCAGGCCCTGAACCAGCAGTACCAGTTGGACCTCGGTATGGACTGCGACATGGATGGCGTCCCAGACGTCATCGACCAGGATGTCTCGATGATCACCCATGCAGCGCAGACCTCCTGCTGCCGTATCCTTCCCGATGGGGACAAGGGAGGATCACGCAAGGCTCCTGAGTCACGGGTCGAACCGCTCCCTGAACCCACACCCCGGAAGAAGTCCCCCTCCCGCTCTGCGGCGGCGAAGAAGAAGCGGGCGGCGAAGAAGCCTGTCGAGGACCCCCCGAAGGCAAAGACCACCTCACGCAAGAAAACCACCTCACGCAAGAAAACCACCTCACGCAAGGCGGCCACGCCTACAAAGACCTCCACGAAGAAGGGGGGCGGGTTCCTGTCTTCCATCTTCGGATCTGACGAGGAGAGTTCAGAATGACCATGATCCTACTGCTGGCTGCCTACGGCATCACCTTCGGCCTCATGAATGACAAAGCGAAGGTCCTCACCGACCTCGCAAAGCGCCTCCCCGTGCTACGGGACGAGGACGATGACAACCTCTTTGCCCGGATGCTTGCCTGCGCGTACTGCACAGGATTCCATGCAGGGTGGCTTGTGTGGTGCGTTGCGGTGCTACCTGAACATGTGGTGGCGGGTACGGTAGAGCCGTCCCTCGTAGGAGGCGTTGTCGCCTTCGCGTTCGCCTCCAGTGCTTTCTGCTACGGAGTGGACACCCTCATCCAATGGTTTGAGCGATAGCGATGTCATCAACAAAGAATGTGTCGTGCCCAGTGGACACCCAAGGCGACTTTGGTTCCTATGCCAACGCCTTCCGCATCATGCAGGACGGCAACGACATCCTTCTGGACTTCTGTGTCTACTCGGAGCAGGACAACGCGGCGAAGATCGTGTCCCGCGTTCGGGTGCCACCGACATTCCTCGGGGTGATCCTATCCAGGCTCCAGGAAGCCTTGAACATCGACCACAGCCCCGACCAAGGCCGCCTCTATGTCATGCCTGAGATCAAGGGGATGAACTGATGCCGATTGGCCGCCGCCCATCCGTGACCTCATCAGGAGGGGTCTTCGTGTTCCCCAACACGACGGCGAGCGGTGCCGTCCGAGCCGGTGCTGCGGTAGCCCTCATAGATCTGGCGGGTGCTGCTCGCCTGGTCGAGTGCAGTGCCACCTCCAACCCTGGTGGGTTCCAGGGGTTCGCCGTCGCGACGGTGGCTGACGGTGATCCTGTGGGGGTCATCACCCTACGAGGGTCGCTCGTGACCCCCATCCTTGAAGGAGGGGGAGCCTTGACGACGGGGCAGGCTCTGTTTTTGTCGGCTACTGCGGGAGAGGTCACCCACTCACCCCCGGCATCTGGGTATGTCCTCCGTGTAGGGGATTCATTCTCCACTACACAGATGTTCCTGAACACCGATGTCCGGGTCATTCGTCCGTAGTGGCGAGGCGCGGGTACAGTCTCCCCCTACGGAGGAAGCAGTATGACTTACGCGAAAGGCCAGTTTCAGTCCTATCGGGCTATCACCAAGATCCACCTCGGGGCGATCTCCGACAATCTCTCGGAAGGTGAGGAGATCGAATACGACGGGCATGTACTGAAGCGTGGAAGCGATGAACACTCTCTCCACAGCCTCCGTGCCGCCATCAAGGTGGGCTGGCTCGTGCCGGTCGAGGACACCAGTAGCGCCTACGTCCCCCAGCCTGCTGGGGTCAAGGTCCACAAGGCCGATGGAACGGACGACCGCCAAGAGATCGACCTGGACACCGTGTTTGAGACCGATGTGAACGTCGGCACCCTCGACGAGGTGCGTCCTGATGCCGCACCGAAGACCCACAAGGCCACGGCTGCCGGTCAGCAGAACTCCAGTGAAGGCAAGGTGGTGTCCCGAATCAAGACCTCCGCGAAGTCGGACACGGTCCAGATCGGCAAGGACGACCGCCAGGTGGTCGCCTCCCTGGACAACAAGAGCGGGATCGAGGTGGAGCGCGTGGCTGTGGCCACGGGCGATGTCCAGGAAGCCATCGGCGGGGAGGACCTCACCGAACTTCTCCCTGACGCGGAGTCCGCAGGAATCCCGAATCCCGGCCCTTCCGGTGAAGGCGCTGGTGACCAGTCCGAGAGCCGTGCTCGCAGCGCGGCAGGGTCCACTGTTGGCGGTGCTGATGATGGTGTCGTCGTGGCCCGCATCGGGGAGACCAGCCCGGATCCCAGTGGTCTGACCCTCATTCAGCAGTTCATCCCCGACTTTGAGTGGGACATGAGCATCCAGTGGGCGAAGCGCGTCAAGATCGCTTGCGAGAAGTACGGCGACATCCCGGCGGTGCTTGACTACATCAACTCCGTCGAGACCGAGACAGTCAAGAAGCACCTCGCCAAACGCCTCGCTGAGTCAAAGCGGTAGACAGCCTATCCGTCAGCAGGGGGCAGGAGGAACATTTTATGCGATACGTTCTACTTGCCTTTGCTCTGCTCTTTTCTGTCCCCGTGGCGATGGCCCAGGACGAGGCCCCGGCCCCGTCCGAAGAAGTGGCGGCCCCGGCTGAAGAGGCCCCGGCAAAGGTTGACGCCCCCGCCGAGGCCGAAACCCCATCCGCCGAGTCTGTTGAAGAAGCGGTTGAGGCTGTCTCGGACGAGGCCAGTGTCCTCGTAGACGCGATTCAGAGCAAAAACTGGGCACTCGTGCTCGGCATGTTGCTCTCCCTGCTGGTGGCCGTGGCGAACAAGTTTGGCCTGAAAGACAAGGTCGGCGGCAAGGCCGTCCCCTGGGTCACCTCTGCTGTCGCGGTCGCGGGTGCCATTGGCGCATCCCTCATGGCTGGGATTTCCGTCATGGAGGCTGTCTCACAAGGGCTCGTCGCTGGCGTAGCCGCTATCGGTGGGTGGGAGATGGTGCTGAAGCACATCCTGGCCCCCAAGTCTGACCCTGCTCCCGCAGAGTAGGTCACAGGAGAAACCATGAGCATTCAGCGTGATTCAGTCAAGCGGTTGGGAGAGGAGGCCACCATCGGTCTCGCTCTGGCCCATTCAACCGACCTCACTTCCTTGAAGGGAGAGGTGTTCATCGAGATGGTGGACGCCGAGTCGGGCGAGGTGCTGCACAAGGAGCACCGGCAGAATGTCATCACGCTTGATGCCGGTATCCTGGTAGCCATCCTGCTCCGTGATCCTGACTCCAGGGCTCACGGTTTCAACATGCTGTCCGTAGGTACTGGTGCTTCGGGGGCGTTGCTGTCCCCGAATGCTCCTGACCCCAGGCAGCGGAAACTCAATGCAGAGATCGCCCGGAAGCCCTGGTCGAGCACCACGTTCCGTGATGCCAGTGGGGACGCGGTAGCGATCCCGACGAACATCGTGGACTACACCTGCACCTTCGACGAGGGTGAGGCTGTGGGGCCACTCAACGAGATGGGCATCCAGAGCACCATCTCAGCCAACCCGGCGATCACCAACCCCAACCCCAACGTGTTCCCCAACCGGGACGTGACACTCGATCTCACGTTGTACGACATCCTCGGCAACTACCTGACCTTCAGCGTGATCTCAAAGCCCAACACGGCGCGGCTCACGATCACCTGGCGGATCACCTGCTGATGAAGGACTGAACAAGCCCCGCCAGGAGAATCCTGACGGGGCTGTTCGTACCTCAGCGGTGGTCACTCAGCGGCGCTGTCCCCGGAGTCTCCGCTGTCAGCGGGCGCGGACGTGTCCTCGGAACCGGAGTCCTCAGAGTCCTTGTCGCCACAGCCGAAGGCAAAGGCCGCCATGAGAGGCAGAAGGTAGGTGTACTTGAACATGGTGTCTCCTCGTGGGCGGGTAAGAGATGCCCACGGCCCTCCCGACCTATTGGAAGGCTACCGGTAGTGCTTCTATGGCCCTACCAGGGGTGAGTCCTTTGGAGATCCTGTGGCTGCCAACCTCGTCCAACTCGTTGCTCGGTACTTGAAGCAGGCTGACCTGAACCCCGCGCTGGGGCATCCGGGTGGCTCTTGCTACCTCCAACGACGTGTCCGTGAGACGGTTCGGAACCAGAAGGTCCAAAACTACCTGATGCGGCAGTACCAGGACGGCCAGAAGTGGAAACGTAAGGAAGAGGAGGCCATCTACAAGGACGACTACTCCATCGGAAAGGTTGGGACTTCCTTCCCTGAGATCCTGCTCAGAAGCCACGCACAGCACCGCATGGACTTGCGCGGGGTCACCGTCAAGGACATCAAGAAAGCCTTCCACGGCTGGAACCAGGAGATGGCGAACGCCCGTTCCGATGGGTACACCACCGGGTTCCAACGGAGGCTCATGGACTCCAAGGGGTCTCCTGGCGGCACCTGGTTCGATGCGAAGAACGGCTTGAGGTTGTCCCTGAGGCTTCTCAGGGAAGGCGTGGTCCGCAAAGGCAAGCGGCAGATCCCCACGTTCAAGGTGCGTGTTGAGACTGCTGTGTGGCCTGGATTGAGGACCCCCGACGTGGTTCCCGAGTCCCAGTGTTCGCACGCGGCAGGGCTGCCCGAGCCAGAGTGGTCTCGTGAGTACCCGGAGCATGGCCTGGACCGCATTCTGCCGAAGCGTGTTGCTGCAAGATACGCGGCGCTCCGACAAGACCCCATCCCCGGCTACCAGACCTATGTGTCCCAGAAGTCCTGGGAGGGTCAATCCAATGATGCTGGGGACACGAACCCCACGGCACTTCCTCTCCCTGGATCCGCTACTCCTGGAGGGGCAGGCCGGGTGATCCCGCAGTTTTCCTACAACGGCCCTGGCCCGGACTCGGACATCAAGCCCCGGACACTGGGACTGCCCGGCGAGCAGTACGGGAACCCGTCGAACAACACCTACCAGACAGTGGACCGCAGGATCATCGAGAGCAGCGAGGCTGACTCCGAGGGTGATCTCGACGAGCCGATGGACAAGCAGGCGTACCGCCCGAAGTGGCGGCCTGGCAAGTACCAACGCAAGAGCCGTGGGCGCACGAAGCACAAGCGCCAGATGTACTACCGCCGAAACAAGGCGAAGAACAAGATGAAGGCGAAGCGGTGGCGGGTACGAAACTCGCGGAAGCCTGCCTACAAGCAGTGGCAAAAGAGGAGGCGCAGCATGAACCGCAAGCGCAGAGTGGCGAGTACGTTGCGGGTGGTGAATGCCTACATGCAGCGCATGGGGTCAGTGTTGACTGTCCCGGACATCGCGTTCCAGATCGGACCTGAGATGCTGGGCGGCTACGTCCACTCTGTCTCCCCCATGAGCGGGATGGTGACCATCGAGTTGGACGAGACGAACGTGAGCCAGTTGGACTCGTTGCCGGTCGAGTTGTTTCTCCGCATGGCTGTTTTCTCGTCCGACGAGGACATCGACGCCTTCTTCAACCTGGTGGACGTGGAGATCGGACCCGAAGCCTACGAAGACCTTGACGAGAGCCTGGTGCGTGAGTGCGCCCAGCGGTACGACCGTGATCCCGACTCGGATTCCTTCAAGGAGGACTGCTTCGGTGTGTCGGGTGAGTACGACCTGGGCTCCATGGGCGCGGACCAGATGGAGTCCGTCGTCAAGATGGTCCTGGACGGCTACATGCAGAGCGGCGATGCCAGGGACTTCACGATGGGCCTGGACGGTGACGAGAGGTCCCAGAAAGACGCCGACAACCCCGAAATCCCCGAAGACTACGACCCCGGTCTGTACTACGGTGAGGTCAAGCGTGGCTGATGAGGCCCCCTCGGCAACCCGCGTGGCTGCCTTGTTTCTGGCCTACGGGAGAGGTGACTTCAGACCACCGTCTCAACCGGGAGGTCAGAACAACCGTCCCCAACGACAGCAGATACCTGAGTTGCGGAAGAAGCGGCAGAAGGAGCATCGTCGGAACAGGGCCAGGGACAACCGTGCCGCCAGGAAGCGATACCACGCTATCTACAAACGCAGACCGCAGATGAAGAAGCGGCAGGTGCTGTACCGGAAGAACCCTAACAAGTACAACCGCAAGGGTCCTCGCAGGTACGAACGCCCCGACGCCAAGAGGGTCATGGCTCGGTTTCTGGAGGCCGGGGCGGTGATGTTGTACGACCAGCAGAACCCGGCCAACAACGAGATCAAGAACCCAGGCAAGGACGTCAACTACCGTGCTGTGGGGCCAACTACCTGGACCATGTCTCCTGATGAGCGGGGCGGGGTCGAGCCTGGCGCTGGGATCAACGACCAGACTAAGGACGCACCGCCCGCTTCGTCGAGGGTGATCCCCGACCAGATGAAGCAGACGCTCCAGGACAACCTCACCTACGTCCGGGCCTCCCGTACCGCAGCCGCCAAGATCGATGAGATCATGGGCAAGTGCGGGCCGTTGATCGTTCAGCGGTCTGGGTCCATTCAGTTTCGTCGCAAGAGGATCCTCCCGAAGCATGGGATGTTGATCTACGAGGTCCAGGGCTCAGTGGGTGGTGTTTCAGACGGCAAGACCTACACAGTCAGGATCAAGGCCGACCGCCGCGACAAGCGCGTCAAGGCGTTGGCGAAGATGCCCGTCAAGGTGTCCTGCTCGTGCCCCTACTTCCGTTGGCAGGGTCCTGAGCACTGGGCGAAGACCAACGGCTATCTCTATGGCAGACCTGTGGGCACAGCCTCAAAGCCGGTCATCAAGGATCCGAAGGGCAAGCATTGGGTGTGCAAGCATGTCTATGCCATCCTCAACGCGAAGAAGCGGCTGCGCTTTGCGAGCGAGGGAGGCACTCTTGACCCAATCGACACGCTTGACCTCAGCCCGTTGTCTGACCCCGTGCGTGTGGCGTACCGCTACGCCAGGAAGACCTCGTGACCTATGGGCTCTCGGTGCCAACACTGTGGAGGGTACGGCTACTGCCAGGTCTATGTGGGCCGCGTGATCCGCGTCTTCTGCGACTGCGAGGCGGGCGACGACCGAGTGGAGTCTCACCAGGAAGCCTTGCGGGAAGCAGGGCTCGATCCGAGAGCGCCTTGTTACACCTGGACCAGGAGGTCTCAGTGCCTTCCTCGGTACGGTTGATGCCCCCAGCCACCCCTACTTCGGAGCCTTGTCCGGTTTGCGAGTGTGATCCTTGCGACTGCGACTGGGGGTGCTCCACTCGTCCCACACAGGCAGTGTGAACTCACCGCACACCTTCTCCTTGCCGGGGGGTCGAGGTTTCTCAGTCGGTCGGCCCCATTCGTCGCGCCTCATTCGCTTTCCTCCAGCATCTTCTTCGCCGCCCCCTCGTGTGGCAGCCGTGGTGTGGCGGCATCCAACAGCGAGACGCCTTTGAGGGCTGCTTTCATCTCGTTGAAGGCTCGCTTGTAGTCCGGCTCGTAGCGCAACTCGGTCTTCCCGCTGTGGCCGTGGATCGCCTGCACTTCGCCCACGCTGTCGTAGACCGTGACGCTGGGGTGCTCGGACAACCAAAACAACGCTGCCTTGCCGTTGTCCGCGACGAATCCCTGTGCGACACGTCCCGTCCCGCTGATGCCGGACTCGTCTTCGATCCGGTAGAGGTAGAACGACTTCATACTGTCTCCCTGGTGGGGTTTCACTCACCAACAGGGTTTATAGTCAGAGCAACGTGCTCGTGAACGGGTACTCCTCGGCGTCCTGTGCGGTCCAGGGGAAATCCGGTAGGAACTCGTAACCTTCATCGGAGAGGACGATGGTGGCGTTGGTGAGGGCGTCTGCGGAGTTCGGGAAGGGTCCGACCTCCGAGCCGTCTGCCAGGGTCACCCACCAACCATCGCTGGAGTGGAACACTTCCGCAAGGGGATCAACCTGGGCGTCCGGCTTGATCTTCTCGGTCGGGAACCGTTGGTACTCCCGCATCGAGAGGATCACGAAACCACCCCCTGTCCGGGGGATGGGGGGTGGCACGAGACCTCGGTTGAAGGGTTTTTGACGCCGCGCCAACTCACGCTCCGCGATGGCCCGGTTCAACGGATCGTCCAACACCGCAGCCATCGTGATGTAGCGTTCACTGGGAGGCATCGCCCCTCCTACCGATTGGAGACGAAGACGTTGAGTTCCTTCGCCGTCGAGATCACGTCTGCGACGGTGTAGGAGCCCGGCACGAAGCCATCCAGGTTGCCGTCGTTGGTGGCCGCATGGCCTTCTCGGGCGAGGTGGATGTTCATCTCCAGGATGTCCTTTGCCAGGTGCAGCAGGTCAAAGCGCAACTGAAAAGGGTTGGACCGCTTGCTGAGTGCGGCGGCGACTTCTGCGTTAATCGCAGCAGTCTGGTCGTTGGGGGTCTGAGAAGCCATGGCTTCCTCCTGTGTTGTGTGTGTACGCCGACCGGATGGCCGACGCTTCACCCTACCCCTTCTACGCCGCCTTCTCCTCGTCGGGAACGGAGATACTGGTGCCATCCGTAGCCTCAATGCGCTGCACCGAGTGTCCTGCTTCGCGCAGAACCTCGACGGCCCGCTCCAGGGTCCATCCTTCGGGGAGAGGGACCTTGCCTATGTTCGTGTAGATGACCATACAACCTCCGTGTCCTGTAGTACGCGATTGGAGAGGATCACTACCGGCCTGAGGCCCTTTGTTCCGGTGGCTCTCCTATACCCATCTGGGGGTAGGGTCGATCATCGAGGAGACACGGCATGGCAGCAGAAATCCGCAGCGAGGTGATTGCTCCCGTCGTCAAAGCGGCGGTTGACAACGCGAGTCGGAATGACCTCGCCGTCAATGATGTCGTGCAACTCACTGCCATCGGTGGAGGCACCACCTTCCAGTGGACGTTGGTGTTCGTCCCCGAAGGCAGCACCGCAGTCTTGACCCCAGCAGCCGCAGCGACGACGGCTGGTCCGGCCACATTCACCGTGGACAAGGTTGGACCGTACCTGGTTCGCCTGGTGGTGGATGCTGGCCTGGCGACCGAAAGCACGCAGTACGTTCGGCTCCGGGCGTTGACCACGACCCTGGGTTTGCACCTGGTCGCCGCAGGTGAGCGCCGGGACAGCAGCGGCGTGATCCCGGTCGATGTGGACATCGAAGGTTGGGCGAACGAACAGAACGCCAATCTGCTTGCCCTGGAAAACTCCAGCACATCGCGGGACTACCACATCAAGTGGTTGGGGACTCTCAACACTGCCGGAAGCACCCCAGCCACCGCTGTCACCGGGGAGAAGCAGGCAGACAACACAGTCTACTACCGGGGCTGGTGTCCAGACGCCGCCACCCTACTGGGAGTCACGGTCTACATGGGAAGCCTCAACACTCAAGGCAACTACAGCCTCGACATCACCAACGTCGCCACGGCGGCCAGTTGCTTGAATGCGGTCGAAGACATGAACGCCCTGGTGGCCTCAACAGTCACAGACGTTTCGCTCACAGGGGTTCCCGCAGACCTCTCATTCGCCTCCAACGGTGTCTGGGAGATCACCCTTACGTCCGACGACGCCGGGTTCGACGGGGCTGAGGTCTACATCAACTTGCGCTTCGGGGTGTCCTGATGGCTATTGCAGAAATCCGAAGTCTCCGAAACGGCGTTGATCCCGAAGATGGGGTGAGCCGTGATGATCTCGTCATCGGTGACGTAGTCGAAGTCCAGTCCATCAACACAGGGATCCAGTACGCCTGGAGTATCGCCTTCAAGCCCGAAGGCTCGACGGCAGTCTTCTCTACGACGGGGACGGAGCAGGCGGTATCTCAGAACCCCGGCACGTTCACTGTGGACGTGGACGGGCCGTACTTGATCCGGCTCGCATTCATGGATGCGACGGGAACCACCGAGCAGTTTGTCCGGCTCCGGGCGCTCACGGCGTTCGGTGATCTCAAGTTGGTCGCTGCTGGGGAACGCTACGACACAATGAGTGTCCCCGTGGACCTTGCCTTCGACGGGTGGGCGGACGAGCAAAACTTCAACCTCAACACGCTCCTGAGCCTGGTGAAGACAACGACCACCTCCGGGCGAGTGGTTTACGTTGACCCCGACGCAGGGGACTACACCACCATCCAGGCGGCCATCGGCTACGCGGTGAGTCAGGGGCCTACCTCTGCCCAGCAGTGGGTCGTCCTGGTCCGCCCCGGCACTTACACGGAAGACCTGACCTTTGCCCCCTACGTCCATGTCTTTGGCTGGCCAGGCGGGCGTGAGACCGAGATCGTGAAGGTGCGGAATGCCACCAACGCGGGGCACACCATCAACCTTCCGGGTGCGGGAGAGAATGTCGCACTGGCTGACATTTCCTTTCAGCAGCCCATCACATCCCCCAACGCCGCGTTCATCCAGACGGGTGCGGGGGCCGTTCGCGTGTTTCGTTGTACGCTGGAAGCACAGGGGAACACAGGCGAGGTGTGGTCTACTCAGGGGCCGACGTACTTCACGGAGTGCATCGTCAACGGAAACGGGGTCAACCCCACGGACTATGCCCTCCGCACGACGAGCCTTCTGGTCCTCAACCATTCATTCGTGAACGGGATGTCCTGTGTCCTCGCAGACACCGGCACCGTCTATGCGAAGGACACCCGCTTCACCCCTACCGGCACCTACGCGATCAACACCAACGCCTCCCTTGTTCGCCTTCAATGGTGTCGGGTCAGTGGTCTGATTGCGGCCAACCCCAGTGGGGCAGGGGCTGGGGGAGACCTGACCGTCGAGGCTGAGTGGTCTACTCTCCAGGACATCACCATCGACGGCAACGCGGTGGGAGGGACGGCCCAGATTCTGCTCGGCTCGGCTTCGCACGGCACTGTGACTCCCATCAACGGGGCCACGGTCGCAGCGACGGTTCCGTCAGACACCAACTTCTACGACAACACGACGACTGGCCTGACTGCCGAGAATGTGCAGGCGGCTCTCGATGAGATCTACGCCTACGCGGAGGCTGTCCGCACCCTTGATGACGCCTATGATGGGGGATTGCCCGGCAGCGGCTCCGGTCGCACCATCGTCGCTGACGCGGGTGCCGTCCAGATCACAGACGGACCCGCACCTTCGGACCCGCCTCCACCCAGCAACACGAACGGCAACCTGAACGTAGTCGGCGCAGTGAATCTCGGAGCCATCGACAAGCCTGAGATCAACCTCAACCCCAACCCCTTCGACAACGGCCCCATGGTCCTTTTGGGCCATGAGGTCTGGGCCAACGACGCACCCTACGGCGGCACGGCCTGGATCATGGGCAACGCTACGGGCCTTCCACAGGACCACAACTACAACCTGGTCCTCGGAACCATGTCCGCCCAGCAGGGCACCACTACCGGGCGTGTGATCCTGATGGGTGGGGACGCGGTGTCTGCCGTGGACGCTGCAACCGTGTTCATCCAGGGCGGTACGGCGCAGAACGGAGGTGGCGGTGCCGCAGGGGACATCTACCTGGCCCCCGGACAGTCCGCCGCCGGTGCAGCCGGTCAGGTGATCCTCGTGGACCAGTCCACAGGCACAGGTGCGACCCTCACTGCTGCTGGGGCCTTTGTGAACCCCATGGTCGCAAGCACCGTGACCTTCGGGACCAATGAGGGGGCTATCCAAGTCACCTTCGCAGGCGGTGAGAACCTGGCTGCGGTACAAGCACTGTTCGATGCCACGGGCGTCGTCACGGCAGCCGGTGATCCCATCGTCCTGACCACAGCGGCGAAGGGGCCAACCGCAGAGATCTACTTCCTGGGCGAGAGCGTGGCTGGGGCAGACACCGCCCTCGGCGGGTTCAACGGACAGGCCATGGTGCCTGGAACCTGGCCCAGCGCGATGGGCATCGCACTCACTGGACCCGACGAGATCACGTTCGGAGTGGGTGACCCCAACCCGATGATCTACGATTCCGGCACCGGCAAACTCACCGTGCCTGGTCTGATTGACCCCACGGGAATGATCTTCGACGAGGCAGTCAAGCCTCCGACCGGCGCAAACAAGGGTGCCTTCTTCGTGTCGAACACCACGGGTGGCGGCCTGACCCGGAACAAGCCCTACTACGTCGATGAAAACGGCGTGACCACAGAACTCGGCGGTGGCGGCGGTGGCGGTGGCGATGTGGTGGGTCCTGGTGCGGCTACCGACGAGGCTCTTGTTCGCTTCGACGGGGCTACGGGCAAGTTGGTTCAGAACAGCAACGCTTTGCTGGATGACATAGGCAATCTCACCCTTGCCGCTGACCTTTCAGTAATCAAAACTGTTACCGGGTCTCCCGCTGGGGATGCTTTCGTTCGGCTGGGTCGTGTGGATGATACGTCGGACTGCTCTATCCTCTTCCAATCCGGTGGTGGGACGCAGTGGGTGACGGGTCTTCGGGCTTCAAGCGATGACTACACTATCAGTTCAAACTCCGGTAGTAACCAGCGTCTGAAGGTTGACACCACGGGAGTGGTGACGTTCAACGACGCCTTTTCCTTCCCCAGCGCGGACGGAGGGGCCAACCAGGTCCTCCAGACAGATGGTGCCGGGAGCATCACATGGGCGGCTGTAGGGACGGGCGATGTCACCGGACCTGGTGCCTCCACCGACAATGCTCTGGTCCGCTTCAACCTTGCCACGGGCAAGGTGCTCCAGAACAGCAACGCCATCCTGGAGGATTCGGGAGACCTCACCCTGGCAGGCAGCCTGACAGTGGATCCCCCTATCGCTGGGAATGATGCCTACGGCATCTTCGACCGGGTAGACAACACGTCGTCCTCGGCCATCATCCACATGACCGGCGCTGCGCCTGACTGGATCACAGGAACGACGGTAGGGAACAGCAACTACACGATTGCCGATGGCGGCGGCACAGAACGCCTCCGGGTGACCCCGACAGGCGACGTCAGAATCAACAATGCGTTCACGCTGCCCAGCACGGACGGTATCGCCAACCAGGTGCTCCAGACGGACGGTGCTGGAGGGGTTACCTGGGCCTCTCCCTCATCTTCGGGATGGCCCACCTCTACCGGCACCGATGCCTTGGGCATCGACTACGAAATGGCTGAGTTGACCGTAGGCAACGCCTACATCGTGCTCCAGCCTGGCGCTGCTGGACCCATCCAGACCTCCGTGTCTGACGGGGCTATTGCTGGAGGCAGCAACCGAGCACCCTACGCGACGGACTGGCAGAGATTCAGGACCGCTGCCACTCAAGTTGCTTCTGGATCGTACTCCGTCATCGGAGGCGGGCGGCAGAACGAGGCCAGCGGTACAGATGCCACGGTCAGTGGCGGCCAAGCCAACCAGGCCAACGGCGACCAGAGCACGGTCAGTGGTGGTCAGTTGAATGATGCGGACGCCATCCACAGCACCATCACTGGAGGACTCCAGAACGAGATCCTCGCAGCAGCAACCTACGCAACCATCCCCGGAGGCCGTGAGAACGCCCTCCTGGGTCAAGGCAGCGTGGCTATGGGCGTCCGTTCCCGCACCTACAGGACCGCCCAGATGGTTCATGCGAGTGGTTCCTTCGCTGGTGCTGCACCCTTCGGTGATGCCCAGCACGGACGCATGGTGTTGCGGACGACCACGAACAATAACCTGGTTGAAATGAACTCCAGCCTGGGCCTCGGAGGAGTGATCACGGCCAGCGACTTCCTCACCCTTGAGAACAACTCAGGCCACTTCTTTACCTTGCATGTGATCGCACGGGCCGCAGCCACTTCCCCATCCCCCCAAGAGGATGCGTGGTGGTCGGTGGAGGGGTGCATCATCAAAGAGAACAACAACGCCTCAACCGTCTTGATTGGTCCCGCCCTTCCGACAGCGCCCGATGGAACCCGAGGGCTCAACTCGGTGAACTGGAGGCTTGATGTAGCCGCCGACACCACGAACGGTAGGCTCAGAATCGCAGGGGACAGCGCCGGTTTCGTTGGTGATGTTCGCTGGGTAGCCACTCTCCAGACTACACAGGTGGGCCTCTGATGCCAGTCTATCTCCCCGGTCTAACCTTCGGGGGCCTCGGATATGGTGGGGCATCCTATGGGTACTCCCCCTACGGTTCGGGAATCTTCCCTCGCCTGCCGGTCCCGGTAGACGGGGGGTACGGCGGCGCTCCTTACGGCCTCGCCTCCTACGGCTCCGTAGACATCACGCCGCCGAGGGTGACCGGAGCCACGTCCCTTGACGGCTACCGGGTCGAGATATTCTTCAACGAGGACATGGCCAACAACGCGGCGTTGGTTGATCCGGCCAACTACACCTTCGCAGAGACGGTCAGTGGAGCCTCGACGTTCGGTGCAGCACTCACGTCGGTGTCAGTGGCGGTGGGAACGCCTTCGGGACTCGGCTACTCCTCCATCATCGTGACCCACACAGGGTCTACGTTGGGGGGTCAGTACACCGTCACCGTCAACGGGCCGACAGACGTGGCGGGGAACCCGGTCGGACCTCCTCCGACGAACAGCGCGGTTTTCTACGCTCTCGGTGACACCACGACCGCAGAGGCAACTCTCCCCTCGCCAGATGACGGGCGCACGGTCCTTCTGGACTTCCGTTCGGGAACGGTAGGCAGCCAACTCCAGCCGATGCTCCCTGAGGCGGACTTCAGCCCAGGCGTTGACAGCACCACGTCCTATGGGATCACGACGACCTACCCGGTGACCCCAACGCTCGGCTCGGCCACGCAAGATGCCGTGACACCTTCGCGGGTTGCACTCGACGTGCATCCAATGACCAGCGCGGTCTACAACCTCACGGTCGGACCCAGTGAGGCGTTTGCCTACTCGGGATCCCTGCTCCCGGACGATGATCCAAACTTCACCGGAGCCGAGATTGGCACCGGCTCCAGCGCCGCGAGCAATACCGGCCTGGTCATGTCGAAGGCGGCAGGGAACCAGTACGGCTGGTCCTTTGGTGACTCCACGGGCCGCATGGCTCCCGGCACCACCTACCGAGCCGAGGTTCGGTACGACTTGTCCTCGACGACCATCACTCCGGCGGTGTTCAACTCCACGTTGGCGACCTTCTCGGTGTCGGACGGGGCGATCCAGGTAGACATCGCGCTGGCTGATGTGGCTGGGGTCAAGGTCCTCCAGATCGTTTCGGGGGCCTACACGTCCACGGCGCTCGCCAACTGGGACACCACTACCGCCCCTCACCGCCTCACCTTGATCCGCAACCAGAAGGGCGACTTCTACACGGTCGTGTTCGACGGGGTTCCCGTCAACACCTTCCCTGTGGCTTCGGCTACTGGCGCAGCGGTCTACGGCGCAGGCACGGCCTTCGTTTTCTCGACCACCCACGAAGTCACCCTGTTCCGCCTGTCGAACATGGGCTTGTCGTCCAGCCTGACCCTGTTCACATCGGCGTGGAACTTCATCCACGGCCTTCCGGTGTCGTTCACGGGGTCTTCCGTCCTCACCAACGACAAGATCACCACTCGCTATGGACCCCTCGTCCGAGGTTGGGGTGACGCCACCCCGGCTACGAAGCAAGACGTCACGGTTCGGCTCGATGGTGGTGAGATCGACATCGCTGGGGTCAATCCCTACGTCGGAGAAATCTACCCGACCTTGCCCATCCCGCTCGCTGCTGCCGGGACGTTCACGGTGGACGTGGACTACATCTGGTTCGCCAACCCGGCGATGGAGATGGCGGGCCTCAACACCCGTGGCTTGACCCTCTCAACCTGGGACCGGGCTGTCGGTCACGACGCAGAATCCGTAGCCCCCCTCCCTACAGGCAGCACAGGGGCGACACGGACCAACCGTTTTCCGATGGGTGTGGCTCTCGGCCCTTACCAGCGCCCCTCTCCGAAGCGCATCGGACACAAGTACATCGGTTGGCAGAAGGACTACAGTGCCCTCACCAACACACCCACCACGCTGCTTTTGAATCAGGACCCTCATGCCATCTCGGTGGGGGGCCTAAGCGCAGATGCTTTGTCCGGCGGTGGGGTCTTTGATGGGGTTGGTCCCCCTCCGCAAGCCCCGACTCCGTGGATCCTGGACGGCAGCGATACGGGTTCGGCGGGGCAGGCCGTCTACACGTTGGTGGACGCCTCTTCCGGCCCCTACGGCATCGGCACCGCTGCTTTCTACAAGAGGTTTGAGGACCTCGCCCTGGCTACCCATGTCACGGAGAGCGCACGGTTCCGCATCGCGGAGCACGTCGCGGATGGGGTCTTCACCGGAGTGGGTCTCGGCCTCCACGATGGTGCCCACCTGGCCTTTGTGGGCGCTCTGGTCGTAGATGGGGTCTCGCATGTAGGCATCCTGGCTGATGCCACCATCCCCCATCTGGAGGAAGGTTGGATCATCGGGCCTTCCGCCCTGGCGACCGGGGTTACTCAATCAGTAATCCGCATCGCCTACGAGGACTTCCCCACGGGCCTCGGAGCAGGATCACGGTTCCGCATCGCGCAGGGCAACCAGGCCGGGGTGTACACCATCGCCGACTGCGGTGTTGATCTGGACGTTGACGGCAACGTCCTCCTCACACTCGACAGCCCACTACCCGCCGACATTCAGGGCCTCGGTGACCTGACCTTCGCCATTCTCTTTGAGGTCAAGTGGGTAGACGAGTTCATCTCGCTGCGGCTCTCCAGTGTCTTCCCCGCCGGAAGCATGAACGTCTTCCTGGGTGGGGCTTTGTCAGGCACCGTGGGGGAGATTCCTGAAGTCGCCCCCTTCCCCGCCCAGACTTCACTGTTGCTCCCAGCCTCCGAAAAGGGAGTCGTCTTCTGGGGTAGCCTCAGTCGCCGGGCAACCTCGACCTCGATCTGGGACCTGGCGCAGTACTCCTCGACCCCACAACTGTTGACCCAGACGGCGCAGGGCATCACGGCGCTGACTGAGATGAATGTGATCCCACAGGAGGATCCCAATGACCCCTGGTTCGTCGTCGGTGGGTTCGGCACGGGGATCATCGACGCGACCGGAGATCAACTGCTCCTACGGTCCACCTCGGACGAAAGCCCGATTGACACGCAGTTCTACTACGAGCGCGTCGAGCCGTTCATCAACCCGAAGGTCCGGGTCGATTCCGAGGCTACATTCAGTCTGGACTCAGCGGTCCTGGGCGTGGGGTCTGCTGCTCTGCGCGTGCGGGACACGGAACGGGAAGCCGTTGTCGAGACCCTCTGGATCGCCACCGATAACCTGGGACAGCACGCCCTCATCCCCCGTCGCCCACAAGCCTCGCTTTCAGGTCTGCGTTCGCCACCGGATGCTGGGTGGACACCAACCTCTCCATCCCCGCCACCTGCCAGTGTTTTCGTCCGAGGACAGACCCTGGAGTTGACCAAAACCCGTGATGATGAAGGGGCCTGGACAAAGGGCGCTCAGGAGGCTGCCGCCGCTGAGGACATTGGGGTGATCCTCAATGCTCGCTTGTCCGTTCAAGAGGCTGCCGTGGGGCTAAAGGGCATCGGCATCGGCTGGGGGGCGGAGGGACGCCTCCCCTCATCCAACTTTGAGAGGACCATCTGGGTCTCTCTGGACCAAACGCTCGCCACGAAGGAGGTGGTCCTCCTCGACCGGCTTGAAAACAAAAGAGCCGCCTTCCCGTTTGACTGGTCAGACGGGAAGTATCACGACTACCGGGTGCTCTGTGATCCTGTCGCAGACCTCGTGGTCGTGGTCGTGGATGATGTAGTGCTCGGAAGCGTGGCCTTTTCGGACTTCTCGTCCGCGATGGTCAGCGACTTCGGCACCTACCTGACAGGCAAGATCGGGTACGTCGGCAAAGGGTCCTGTAAAGCAACACTCGACTCCCTTTCTGTTGTCCCTCTACGAACCGAAGCCCTCCCCTTCCTACCGGCGCTCATCAAGACCTTCGGCGTCCGTCTGCGTCTGGGGGTTGATGGGGACATCGACTCCTACCGCCTTCCTCGGACAGACGGGACGGAGGTTCCCAACAGCCACCCCACGGCCACCTTCAAGGAGATGGACTGGACGGCTCAGTGCCGGGTGCGGATGTTCCTTGACCCCACCTGGGGCGTCTCGGTCTACCGCCCGGACCTACCTCTCCCCCCAACGGCCACAGAGGACTTCGCCACTGAGACCACGGACCCGTCAGCGGCCTGGATCAACGTCGAGTACCGGGACCTGCCTACCTATAGCGTCCATCACGGCTCGGTCTCCTTCGGTGCGATCAACGAGGAAGCCATCAGCCAGCAACGGTGGGACTCGGTGCGCTACCGCGTCCGGGGCGGGCCAGAAGGCTTCGGCATCGCGCCACAAGGCATGGTGCTCAACCGTGCCTTCACGCTGACCAGCGGCGAGTACAACCTCGACGTCACACCCGAGACAGCGACCATCACCTCTCGGACACCCTTCCTGGTCTATGTCCCCGACAGCGACATCTACGCGGATCGTGTGTTCGTGGTTCAGGTGGACGGCGCGGTGATCCCACCAGCCGACTACACCTTTGACAAGACCACACAGAACCTCCAGTTCACTTCGTTGGCCCCGCTCCCCTCAAGCCAGCACGAAGTCACGGTCACATTCGCGGTCGGCAAGCCGGTCACTCAGACCTATCTGTGCGGGCAGCCCATCGACGAGACTGTCACGGTCCTCAACGAGGGCACGCCTCCCATCCCGACAGACCTGGACCAGCCTGCTGACCGAGAAATCGAGAACGGTGGGATCATCAACGACCCCGCAGATGTGCTCGACGAAGCCGAGAGCCTGGTGCTCAATGATCCCTACCGGGTCGTCACCTTCACGGACACTGCCGAGAGCATCTACGCGGACCTCCAGTTTTGCACGACGGAGGACGGGGATTCCGTTCACATCACACCCGTCTGCGACGGACCTGGACCTGGTCTGGGCCTCTCGCATCTTGAGGTAGACGGCCACTTCACGACCAACGCCTTCACGGTCCCAGAAGGTCCTGGAGGACCCTGGAAGGGGTCGCCCGCCATCAAGGGTTCCGCCACCCACTTCAACCCCGCTACGGTGCTCACAGCGAGCGGTGGGAACATTCTGGGAGGCAACCTCGGTCCAGGCACCGCGATTCTGTACCCCAACCAACGGGGACCTTCCGGCAAGCCGCCCGAAGGCGGGATGGGGATCAACCAGGACTTCGCCCTCCGTCTGGAGGACGTGACCCCACGCACGGAAGACCTGAGCATCGACACCACGATGGGGGACAACGTGCCCCCGACCTTTGCGGACCCGGTGCCCAGCAACCCGGACGGTGTCCCTACGCCAAACGGCAACGGGGCAGTCGCCTACAAGATGGTGGACTACGCCACGGTTACAGCATCACGGCTCGGTCCCTGGGGCGGCTTGACTGCACTGGAGACCCGGTCCCTGCTGGCCGGGGGCGCACCCCTCAACGGCTCCGAGTTCATCCTTGAAGGAGGCACCCAGATCCCTGGCCCGGTTGTGACCGAGGGCTACATCCGTGCGGCCAACTGACAATACCGCCTCTATCTCCGTGATCCTGTGAAGAGAGCGGAGACTTTCACATGGCCTGGGTAGAACAGTATTGGTGGAAGATCCGCTGCCGGGTATCGACCCTATGGGGGCGCTGCATAGAGGTCGTGATTACCTTTTTCAACTTCATCCGCACAGACAAGGTAGGGCTCGTCGCCCCTACGATTCTGTTCATGGCCATCAGCCATGGATTCTTCTGGTCCACAGTCGTATTCCTCAATGACTGGACGACCTCGTGGTATGCCGAGCGGCACCCGTCTCTCACCACGTCGATCAGCGTGTGCATTGAAAGCCTGCCTCAGGGCGTCTGCGCCAGGCTCGTGGAGCATCTGACCCTGGTGCAGAGTCGGGCAGAGCACCACTACGAGATCAGCCGGACCTTCCAGTCCTACCAGTTCGGGTTCCTGAGCACATCCTTTTGGGCGGGCACCCTGCTGGCTCTGGGCATCTTCACGGTGGTCCGCAAGGGTTTCGATGACCTCGGATCATGGGGCAAAGGAATGCTGATGGGCTTGCTATGTGCGGCGGCTTTCTTTGGCGGCTTCCCGGCGCTCGTGAGCATCGACGACAACATCAAGGACAACCTCGACGGCTACAACGCCTACGACGGCATCGCCGCCGAGATCAGGACGTACATGCGGACAGGTGAGAGTGTCACCGGCAACCATGTGGACGGGGCCTCGTTCCTCCACAAGATCGACATGATGATCTCGGACCTCGATGCTCCCCGGATCCAACTCGATGCGACCCAGATGGACCTCGGCAAGAGCAGATTTTTGGAGTTGAGCCAGGAGATGGAGAGTGGGGTCGCCGCCCCCGACACGCCTCGCGTTATTTCGCCTATTCCTCCTGGAGAGGTAGAAGAGAGTACTCCATGAAAAACGTGATCCCTTTCCCCACCCGTGCCACCGTCTTCACAGACGACGACGTGTGCCGGGTGTTCGGCACTCACCTGCCCGTTGAGATCACCGACGAGGACTCGACCGCATTCTGGAGCGCATCATGACCATCTCTACTCGACAGATCCGTGAGATCCTTGCCGCCGAAGGACTCGTGGCTGCCTTTCCTTCCTTTCAGGTGACCCCCAAGCCGCGAAGCCCTGAGGTCAATGACTTCTACCAAAAGGCCGCACGCAACTGGAGCCGCATGGGCGTAGTGCCATGGACGGTTCGGTTCGACGGTGACAAGGCCGAGATTCGCTTCAAGTCTCGGACGGCAGAGGCATCTTACGACTTCTCGGCCCTCATTGGCACAGGCGACAGAGGGGCTTTCCTGACCCTCAGCAGCAACCCCCGCAAGGAGTACGCAAACCCCCGGCAGGCAGCGCAGGCGATCAACGGCAGGATCATCCTTGAGAAGGAGTTGGCCTCAGGCCGGATCGCCGCTCGGTACGCCGCCCGCAATCAGGGTGCGGCCAACGCGGCCTACCTCGGCAGCCTTGATGACCGGATGACGAACAAGATCCTCACAGGCATCGCCAAGCACTACGGTGTCTCGACCCAGGCGATCTACAAGGAACTGATCGACCGGGACGCGGAGGCTCTGTACGAGTACATCACCGATGGCTCCCGGATGCGGGTGTACGAGGACATGAAGAAGGGGCGGTACGCCAGCACCCGCAGGGTTGCTCACCGTCCGCACTTCGTGACCCCGAAGGAACTCCGCGACGGCCATGCGTTCATGACCTACAAGATCGACGCCGGGAAGAACAACAGCAAGTTTTACGAAGGCAAGATCACACCAGCCGACGACGGCTCGTGGTCTTTCCTGAAGCGTTGGGGTGCTCTGACTGACAAGGGTGCCCGCCACTCGCGGGTGGACGGTGCGAAGTACGACAAGCACGGACTCACTGAGGCCCAGGCACAGCGGATGCTCGACAAGGAGCGGAAGAAGCGCCTCGGACCCCGTGGCTACACCGACGCCATGAAGTCGCGCCCTGTGGGCCAGTACCCGGTCGGCCTCCAGCGCGACGTCGGCTTCGGTTGGGGCACACAGGAGATCACCAACTGTGTCCCGGCGCTGCGGAACATGTCGGACCTCATCGTCACCGCTCTGGCAGAAGTCCAGCAGGATGATCCCGGCGACCTTCTCCGTGCCCTTGAGGGCCTCGCCGTACTCGTGGGTGACCTTCCCACGAGCAGCATGGCGAAGGAGATCGCGAAGAAGATGCGGCCTCCCGTCCAGCGCATGAAGAAAAACCCACGCTTCATCAGTGATCCCAACCGCACGACGAAGGAGTTGATGACCCTCAAGCGGTACATCGACCGCCAGACCAAAGAGTGCAACGTCTAAGGAGACCCCATGAAGAACCTACGCACAATCATGGCCGAAGAAGGCTTCAAGATCGCCCGACGCCCCTACCGTTCGGAGAGGGATGACATTGACGAGCAGTACGGCGACGTTCCGAGGAACGAGCGGGGCGATCTGCTTCCCGCGATGGGTGATCTCAAGAAGGTCAAGATGGTCGTGATCGGCCCCAGGGGCCGCTATGCTGCCCCGGAACTCAATCGGGAAGGTAAGCGGATCTTCAAGGAGATCACGGGGAGTGACTACGACTCCTACGGAGGGAAGCGCGGCACCCCGCGACACCACCCCGCATTGGTGTGGATCGCCCAGACCTACCCCGGCTTGTTCGCAGGTGGGTTTGAGTTGGTGCCTGTCCCTGGTGGGGTCTACAAGATCCGCGAGTACGACGGATCAGAATGGCTTGAGACCCCGCAGTCCGTCGAGTGGACCAAGATCTGATTTCTCAGCGCCTGAGACGAAAAAAGCGCCCCCGCCGACCCGAAGGTCAGTGGGGGCGCGTTCGCGTTTAGGCGTTTCGGAAGCGTCGTCGGTCTTCGCGGCGAAGGCGACGGCGAGCAAGGCGTCGGGTGACACGTTTGCTGGGGTGTTCGGGAATGAGGATGCAGTAGTGTCCACGTTCACCGTAGGTGTCGCGGACGTTGAGCCGTTTGAATCGGTCCATGTCTCTCCGGGTTGGGGTTAGCGGCCAGTCTCGTCCACGCCAGCCTCGACGAGCGAGGTAGCGAGGAGCATCTCGGTGGGGGTGAGGACGAGGTCGTTGCCGTCCTCGTCAAGGATGTGGGTGGGGAACCACTGTCCCCCTCGCTGGGCGAAGGCGACAGTGATGTCAATGATCCCGCCCGGCGTGGTGCGCTGGACGGTCACGGTAGCGTCGGCCATGGGGGCCTCCTGTGATGGGGTTGAAGGGATCATGCGACAGTGGCCCACTGGTTCCAGTAGTCCACGCCGCGCTGGTACTCGGCGGGGTCGAGGGGCTTGCCGTTGCCACCAGCCTCGATGCCCATCGCGTTCCGCATCTGTGATGCAGGACCGAGGGGGGCGATCTCGTTGGTGGGGCCAGCGTTGATGGAGACGATGCCCCACTCAGCCCACTCGGAGAGGGTCACGCCTTCCTTCGCGCACTGTTCCGCCGTGTAGAGGACCAGGTGAAGCCACTCGGCCTCCTGGCGCTCGACGGAGCCAGCGGGGAAGTGCCGGGTCAGCACAGCCAACTCGCCTTCGCGGCGAGCCTTGTACTCACTCACCAGCAGGTGAGCGTTGTCCTCGGTGATCTCGGCAACGCCCGACAAGGCATCGGTGAAGTTGCGGACCAGGACGTGCCGGACGAAACCTTCGTCCTTGACGACGACGATCTCGCGGTCAGCGTCACGGAGGGCAAGGTCGAAGCCTTCGGCGTGGTGGCTACCAATCTTGGTGCCAGCAACCATGTCGTCGCCGAAGTGGCGGCGGGATGCGAAAGAGGGGGTCTGAATAAGCAAGGGGTCTCCTTTGGCCCTGTAGGGCACTGGGGGTGGGTGAGGGTCGCTGCCCTCACCTACTTACGGGAGCAGGGGGAAGTTTTAACGGCGACCCCCGAAAAAAATCCCCCGTTAAAACCGTCTGCTGCTTCCGTAAGTAGGTGAGGACCCGCACCTTCGCGCCCTCAAACCCCCAGAGCCCCATAGGAGGCTGACCATGACCATCGTATCGTTCGACTTCGACGACACGCTGGCCTGGACGCGAGTGATCCGAGACGCTGACGGCGACATCGAGGACACCGTCCCTGCTGGCGTCAACCCTCACATCATGCCGCTGCTCCATGCAGCCCTCGACCGTGGCGACGAGGTTCACATCGTCACGACCCGCCACGCCTCTCGCTGGCGCGACATCACCCTGGCCGAACTTCGTGCCTGGGGTGTGCTCGACCGGCTCGCAGGAGTCCACTTCACCGATGGTGAGTGGAAGGCGGAAACTTTGTCCACGCTTCGGGTAGAGGTACATCACGATGACGACCAGGATGAACTGGATCGTCTGCCGCCCGGATGCAGTGGTGTCCTGGCACCTCTACACCCGTCCTGGGGAGGTGTGCGATGACTGAGGAAGAGGCCAAAGCCAGACTGCTCCCCCCTGTGCAGAAGGGTGCTTTGGTTGTGGTCGTCCGTGGACGCAAGGTGCCACGCGGCACTATGGGCGTCGTGAGGTGGGAAGGTGACGGTGACTACGGCCCCCGTGTGGGCCTCGCTGTCGAAGGCGAGGACAAACTCGTCTACACCGCCTACAAGAACGTCGATGCTGTGTACCCTGGCCTGATGCCTGGCCAGGATCCCGAAGGCGGTTGGGTCGAACTCTACGAGCGTGTGCAGCGGGAGCAACGGCTTCCGATGAAAGGGCACCGAATCGAGCACCGAGACTCAGGCATGAAAGGCAAGGTCTTCTGGGCGCAGGGGAGCCGTATCGGATTCAAGTCCGACAAGGGGGTCACCAACTGGTCCGACGCCCACGAGGTCTGGATGTTGTCAGGACCCATGGAGTGCCGTTTGGATTACGTCACCGAGGTTCCCGCCGTGCCTGCATTACGGGTCCTCCTTGAAGTAGACGCCCGGTCGCTTCCGGCCCCTTTCAATGAGATCCAGTACCTGGACGCCCTTCCCCAGGGCGGCTACCGAGGTTTGAATGGTCGTCGAGAGTACGTCGCGACGTTGCCCGAAGAGGTGGCCCAGCAACACCTTATGGTTGTGGGTCACCTCCAGGATTCCGGGCGTCCTCGGTAGCCCGCCTATCGCCCCTCCACAGTCGGAGGCTTTCATGGGCTGTGGCTGTCGCAAGAAGAACGGGGCGAAAAACCCAACGGCAATCAAGAAATCTGCTCCCCAGATTCGTGTTGCCCGTGCGATCCCTCGTGAGCCTGTGACGAAGCGACTCCCCCGAGGGACGCGGGTGCGCCGATGACGTGCCTATGCAACCGGGTACTGTGGCCCTTGATGGAGACTTGAATGGCAATCCGCGACAAGTACTTTCCTGGCTCAACCGTCAGTCGATACCTTCCACCGGGAGAACACTCCTGGTCTGAGGCTATCTACCAGTCCGGTAAGCCAGTCCTCGACGCTGAACTGAATCTCTCCCAGGAAGTAGGGAAGGAGATCCGGCGTCTGATCCAGCACCATGAGACCCCGTCTGGGTGGCTGCGCGGACCCGTTCCGCCCTCCCTGACAGATTTCTCGTTCGGCAACCCCGCTGGGGGCTACCCCGCTGACTCCTTCTACATGGTGAACCGCACCGCCATCGTGGCTCAGATGCCCGTCACCGTGGCCTACACGGAGAACACGGAACCTCAGAACCTCATTCAGTTGTCGCCTGCGACTCTGGACAACGGCACCCCCGCCAACGTCAAGCGCACCGACTTCGTGTTCCTGGAAGTCTTCCGTGCCCTGGTGAGCCCTTCACCACACGCCTCTGGGTCCATCACCGTCCTGACATTCCCGACCACAGGCTCCATCACCATTAACGGTGTGGCACTGACCCCCGCTGGCGGGCCTCGTGGCGTCGGCATCGGAGCCGACAACTACGACAACACGTTGGCGTCAGCAGCGGCCATCGCGGCTGACATCCGGGACGCCATCAACGATTCATCCAACTCCTGGGCTGGGGTCGTCACCGCAGAGATCGACATTTCGGTCGCAGAGCAGGTGAACATCAAGGCCACGGATGCGTTCGCCGGTGCAGCCGGTAATGCCATCGGATTCATTGAGTCCACAGGTGGTGCCGAGTTTACCCTCGACCCTCTCGTTGGGAACCTCACAGGCGGTGTAGACACCCCGAACAAGCCGACCCAGGCCACTATCTACAGGAACGGAAACATCCTGGCTCCTGCTGGGGTGAACCTGCCCGACCGCATCGCTGATCCCACCATCGGGACCGAGAGCACGAAGCGGGTGCAGATCCAGTACAACATCCGCAAGACCAACCAGACCGAAGCCGTCAACTTTCAGGTCACCAACGGCTTCATCGGTGCCAACTGGATCGCGGCCACTACGGTCCCCTCTACAGCGGACTCAGAAGTCCGGGCTCAGGCCACCCAGGTCGCCCCTGTAGGGCGCTACCGGTTCGTCCCTGCTGATGGGGTCACAGTCCTTGCCTACATTGAAGTCACAGGTGTCGGAGCCATCGCACTTGGCGACACCATCGACGTGAACGGCGTGACGCTGACCGCAGCGAACCCTGCCGTGAACCCTGACGAGTTTGACCCCACAGGTGCTCCTGGAGCCATCGCCACCAACATCGTCACAGCCATCACGGCCTCGGTGGGAACCGTTGCGGCTTCCGCTTCGGGATCACTCATCGCCATCGTGCCCGCCGTAAGCGGCGACAACGTGACCCTGAGCAGTGTCTTGACGACAAGCACCTCGGTCATCACGGCGGTCAACTCGGCTGTGTCGTACCAGACGGTAGACAATGGCCTCTACATCTCTGGCGACGGCACACAGAAGGCAGCGACTGATCTCGGCACTGTGGACGGCTACTCCTATGCCATCCCCATGTGCTTCGTCTTCCGCCGCAACGATGCCAGCACAACTGGCGGCTTCGACCCGGCAAACAACACCAACGGTGCGCTGGCGCATGACCATGCCCCCTTCAACAACACCCACCTCACAGGCGGGGCGACTGCGATCCCGGCGTCTACGTCTGACAGGCCCGACCAGCGGTTCCACGATGTCATTGTCTCAGGGGATGTCCTGGACCTTCGACGCCAGGTGTCCCCTGGCGGTGTTGATCTCAAGGCAGAACTTGAATCGCAGATGACCGCCCTTCTCGATGGTTCCATGCACACATGGGCCATCGACACCGAGGACATCACTGAACTGGGCAACTCCTCAGGGGACGTCTCGTCGGTGTACCTGGTGTGCAACGAGATCGGTGACCAGGACAACGTCAACGGCGAAACCATCGGCAAGTGGGATCACATCCGACGCCGGTTCGCTGATCAGCCTGTCGTTGAACGCCGCATCTTCCCCATCACGTCTGACGCCCCTTCCGGGACAAACCCCGGCCTGTTCATGGACCCCACGAGGGCTGGATGGGAGGCAGGCCAGGTCATCAACATCAACCTCGGCCAACTTGACGCCTCGGGTCTGGGGGACTGGGTTCCCACGGCCTCTCCGGTGGTGGTGACGAACCAGTGGCCTGCCGGAACCACCATCACCAACGTCCTCCGAGTCGTTCACGACGACGGCAACTACGCTGCGCCCATCGACCAGAACGTAGAAGTGGACCTGATCTCTGGTGTTGGTACGGACCACGTCCAGATCACCCTGGCCCCGAACAACGCGCAGGCCAATGGAGGTGTGAACGGCGACCCTGACTATGATGTCGTCCCCACCGTCGCCGGTACATCGGCTCGCCGCATCTTCGTCGAGTTGGAGATTTCGTACCCTGCCGGGGTAGGCATCTCGGCGACCCCGGATGAGATCATCGGCGGCTCCCCGACTGTGACCCCGTACCATGGCTCGGCCCTGGAGTACGACACCAGCAAACGCCCGACAGACTTTGAAGACCTCCAGCCCCCGGCCTACCGGCCCGGCTACCGTGAGGTCATGATGGAGTACATCTGCAACGATGGTCTCACAGTCCCCGTGTCGGGATCACCCATCACTGAGGAAGTGGTGAGTGGCAGTGGTATCGACCTGATCATGTCCCGCCGCTTCTACGGCATCAAGGGTGGTGCTCCTGCCCTCATGTCCGTGACGGACATCGGTGGAGGACTCGGCGCTGTGCCGATTGACGACGCAGCCACGACATGGGGCAACTCCGCACGCAAGATCGTCCTCTCAGGGGCGGGTGTGGCTCCCGGTGTCCAGAGCAAGTGCTCCGTGGAGTACTTCGCGCAAGACCCCATCCCTGATTTCTCCAGCCCCGGCGACCGCTACCAGATTGCGGTCTACTTCCGTAGCAACGCGCCCCAGACGGTTGGGGTCATGGGCGGGTTCCCGGCGACTTCCCCGTTGCCGGACAACCTGAACCTTGAGCCGTTGGTCATGTCCCGCAACCTGTGGACGAACACCACCTCCGTGGGATCGCTGGACCTGGCGTTCCCCTACAGCAACCCGTCTGACCAGATCGCCGTCAACGCTGACCAGCAGATCGGCGTCAATCCGCCGTTCCCCGGTGAGTGGGCTCTCATGTCCCTGGCCAAGATCAGCGTCGGTGACTTCGACGCCGAGACGGGCCTGCTCAACCTGCACCAGATGGTCCCGGTTGACCCCAACTCGGACTTCTCCTTCTCCAGCCGTGCGTGGGATCACGAGTTCCGAGGCCACTACCGGATTGCCGATGTGAACGCCTACCGGCCTACAGCGATGGCCCAGCCCCTCTCTGGGGTCGCGACCCACAAGGTCTTCTTCCCCTTCCTGGCTCAGACCTCCGCAGACAACGTCTACTTCCGCAAGGGGGAGGTCGTGCTCGTGGTAGTCAGTCGATACGCACTTCTTGATGGAGACAACGTGGTTCGGTTCACTGATAGCGGCACAGACACCTGCGCTGCTGTGTACCGGACTCGCGGGCTACTCCTTTTGGCCTCGGAGCGATAAACCATGCCTCGTAATGTAGATCCTGGAACTATCCGAGTTGGCAAGGGACTCGCCCCCGAGGGGACGGTCGAAGACAACTCGCTGCGCTACCCGGAGCGGGATGCTGATCCCCTTCGTGTTCACATCCATGACCCCAGCCGCGCCCACATGGCGTCGAGCATCGGTATCGTAGATGAACTCGACTGCTACGTCTCTGACGAGGTCGAGGGTGCCCTCCAGGAACTCTGCGGCAACTCCGCTGCGGGTCGCCTCAACGGCCTGATCGCAGGCGGTACATTCAGCGAGTTGGGGTGTCTCCCCAACGGCACAGCGGGCGGTGTCCACGCCACGTTGACCCTGTGCTCTCCTACAGAAATCCTGATGAACGGCACGGTCCTGGACGCCACGGGCCTCACTGTGTCCGTCCCTGCGGCCAACACCGTCTACTTCATCTACCTGGACACCCAGGTCAGCAGCCCGACTTACCGAGAACTGGTCGCGACCACGGGAACCCCTCCCCAGGTCGAAGTCGGTGATCCCGACACCACCACCGGTCCCGGCAGCATCGAGAACGTCATGCTCGCCAAGGTCACGATGGACGCAGGCGGCAACGTCGTGTCCTGGCAGGACGCACGCTTCTTCGTGCGGAACCTCGACCGCAAGGTCACTTACAGCAGCCGCCAGGGCGAGAACGTGGACGCCTGGTCCGAAGGTTGCTTCGCCAACCTTCAAGCCTTCTTCTTCTGGGCTGAGTACTACGGAGACGGTGCGCTCCCCTCCAGCAACGAGGAAGAGAAGGGCATGGTGCTGATCCGAGGGAAGCACACGATTCTCTCGACGCTCAATGTGCCCACCGACCACCTCCAGTTTGTCGGTGACGGCGAAGCCATCATTGAGTTGACCGGCAACGCCGCCTTTGACGGGGTCATGGTCGATGACAAGAAGGACATCACCTTCCGCAACATCACCTTCCTGTGCAACGTGGCGAGCACGGGGAGCAAGGGCATCCGTAGTGCTGGAGACTTCACCGATCTCACCGTCGAGGACTGTCGTTTCCTTAGTGGGACGCAAAACTTCAGCACAGCCCTTCACCTGGACGCAGGCGGCGCATCCAACGAGCGGATCACAGTCCGTGACTGCGCGATTGAGGCTGTCGATTGCGGTGTCAATGTCGATGGTTTTGGGAGCACGTCCTCCTGGGGGGCGTTGATCGAGAACTGTTCCGTCGATGCTCAGGCGGTCGCTGTCGGCTCTGTGGGCATCCAGTTGGGTGACAACCAGACCAACGGCTACGGCACCGTCCGGGGGTGCTTTGTTTCGTCCTTTGAGGTCGGGATCATGGTCAAGGATACCGGCGTCACCCTGATCGAAGGGAACACCATCCGCGACACCCTCAGCGGGATCATCTACCCCAGCGACAGTGCCGTTGGCCATACGGTGGCGAACAACCACATCACGCTCGGCGACAACCTCACCCTCCATGGCATCTTCTTTGGGATCGGTCACCAGAGCATCGTGATCTCGGGCAACTACATCCGCAGCCTCATTGACGGAGGTCACCCTTCGGAGCCTTACGGCATCTCCGTCCAGGGTCGCACGGCGAGTGAGAAGGTGAACGCCCGCATTGAGAACAACCACGTCATTGGCTTCTATGACGCCACCGCGACTATCGGACACGGCATCTGGGTCGTGGGGACTGACGGTGTCTGTGAGGGTGTGACCATCACAGGGAACACCCTTTCCCGGAACAACATCGCCGTTGAGTCCTGGATGAACGGAACCATCACGGGGAACACCGTTGAGGCAAACACACCCGGTATGCCTCCGGGACCTACAGTAGGCGGGGCGATTGATCTCACCAACGCTCGCTCCTTCACGGTGAGTGGAAACACGGTCAATGCGCGGGATGTCATCCGCCATGGGGTGTACGCCCGTGTCGGCAAGGACCTGACGGTCACGGGGAACACTGTGACGCAGCCTTTCGTCACCGGAGTCCTGCTCGACTCCGGTCCCAACTTTGGTGCAATAGCGGGGATGGAGAACTTCACCGTGAGTGGAAACACGGTCGATGCCCTTCCTGATCCGGCCAACCCCTCCCTGCCTACGGCAGACGGGATCGTCATCAGCAGCACTACGGACGACGGATCCCCCGAAATCGGTGTTGTCGATGGCAACTCCGTTCGGCGTTGTCGCCACGGAATCTTGCTGACCGGCTTCGCCATCAACGTCCCGATCCGGGACGTCACGGTGTCAAACAACATCGTCTCCGAGTGCGCGAAGGACCAGGACACCTGGGACATCTTTGACTTCCAGGACGCGGGCACCTACGGAATCGGCTGCCTCTATGCGAAAAACATCATCCTCTCAGGGAACAACATCGGCAGCGTCGGTCAGGTCACGCTCGACACGGGCGCACCACTCGTCCCTGCGAACAACGTCTTTGTCCAGGCACTGTTCGCCCTCAACTGCTCGGGTGTGACGGCTCAGGGGAACACCATCCGCAACTCGCTCCCTTATGGGACGGGTCGGGCCAACGACATCGCCCTGCTTGTGGGCCGCCTTCCCAGTAATGTGGAGTGCATCAACACTAAGGTCGAAGGCAACAGCATCATCATCAACGACAGTGTGGACCCCGGTAGCCACCAGGGCATCCTGGCCTGGGCGGACGGTACGCCTGCCGCTGCCACGGCTTCCTTCCTGGACCTGTCCATCTCGGACAACACGATCCACACAGTGAACGGAGCCAGCGGTTCCGGCGTCGGCACCGGGATTCACATCGTCGCTCAGGATGAGGGTGCTATCGAAGGTGCCCGCATTGAGGGCAACCAGGTTGGAAACTACCTGTCCACCGGGATCTACGTCCAAACGGGTGATGCGAGCCCTCAGGGCGACAGCAGCATGTATCGCGTGGGCGTCCGGCACAACACGCTCAGGTCCATGGGTGCAGCCGGACCTACGGCGGCTATCTACGTCACAGCCTTCACCGACGACGACCACATCAAGCGCATCTACATGCTCACCATCGAAGGCAACACCATCTCTAACTCGTGGGGTCAGGGGATCTACTTCACCTGTGCAGCATCGGACACGACCACGACCGGCCTTATCGGTATGGACGCCATCACCGTAGCGGACAACGAGATCGACAGGCTTCTCTGGAACCAGGCTCAGGGCGCAGTCGGAATCGGCTTTGTCCTCGACGGAGGCACGAATGAGAGGATGAATACTGGATACCCAGCGTTCACCACTCCGGGCCTTCAGAACTTCTCGGTGCTCAGGAACCGTATCAGCCAGGTGGGTCGGGGCTTTGACCTGGGTGGTGACGACATCCTGTCCTGGGCCAACTTCACCATCGAGGACAACAACTGGTCTGGGAACGGATCTGCTCACCTCACCCCGACCACCGACTACCTCAACCGGGTGGCCCTCACCCTCAGCGATAACGCCAAGGAGATGACCCTTGAGAACTGGTCTATCTCCGGGAACAACTGCGCTATCGACCCTCAGAACCGGCAGTTGGATAACTGGCAGTTCCTGACGGAGAACGCCAATGTCTCGGTCCTTCGGGTCCAAGGCAACCAGATCAACGGGTCCGGGCTCGATGCCTCACCCAACGACCATGGGCGTGCTTTCTACTACCTCGGAAACAACCAGAAGAATGGGTTGGTGTCCACCGACCACAAGGAGATCCACATCTCCGGGAACACCTTTGGAGGGGGGCTCTACTGGGAGGCCAGAAACTCCAGCCTCTACAGGATGGACATCCACGGGAACCAGATCTCGGTTCCTGCCGCAGATGCCGACACCCCCACCCTGTCTCCCCTGGTCCTGTGGAACAACGGCTACGACGTTGATGGCCTCAACCTCCAGACAGTCCACGTCCGGGAGAATGCCCTGACGGGAGGGACACACAGTCTTCTCTTCATGGTTGACGACACCCAGGAGATCGAGGAGATCGCGATCTGCGGGAACGCCTTTCAGGACGCCCGTCTTCACGCGGTGTGGTTCGGCGTAGACCAGTCATCCGGGGTGTCGTACCACTCAGACGTCGTCAGGAACCTCCTGATCGACGGCAACATCATCGGCAACCACGGCGCAAACTCAACCAACCAAGCCACCGGCATCCGCTTCGCAGCGGGGCAGGCGGCCACACAGACGCTCGGGATCACGAACAACCAGGTGTACAACCAGGACCTCCAGGCGATCACTTGCTTCTTCGGCGGCTCGGTTCCGGCCTTTGGGGGAGCCTACGACAGGAACATCACCATCGAGGACAACAAGATAGACCTGTGTGGGTACACCGACGCCGCTCTCCCCTTGATCTCCCTGGAGGTGGACCCTGCGGCCAGCCTCGGGGCCAACGACGACATCAGTTCGGTCTCTGTCAGCGGCAACCAGATCAGCAACTGCGGGTGGTCCGATGGCAGCGTTGGCATCTACGCTGACTTCGCTGACTACGGAATCTGCTACGACATGCGAGTGGACGACAACACCCTGACCCAACCCTCGGGCAGCATCATCAACCCGAGTCGTTTCGGCTCGGGTGTCGAGTTGGACCTCCCCTCCGCACAGCGGCTCTCCGTGTCCCGCAACCAACTGCGGTGCAGCGGGTTCGCCGGGGGTGTGACTAAGGGCTTTGGGATCTTCCTCCAGTTTTACCGGGGCGTGGATCCGGGATCCACTGAACCTGGCATCTCTGGGATCGCCCTGGACGACAACATCATCAGCCTTGACGACGATTCTGATGGGGGCATCAACTGGGCGGTACTGGCGACCGAGGACATGCAGATTCGGGACTTCAGCGTCTGCCGCAACCAGATCCGCGCCAGGACCGCCAACATAGTCAGCACCGGGATTCGGTTCGTCGGTGAGGACGGAGCAGGGGACTACTCAGGCTACTTGCAGAACCTCCACATCAACGACAACCTCATCTCAAACTTGCGGACGGCGGTGGAGTTGCGCCAGTCCGAGTTGGACATGCTCCATGACGGACTTCTTCTACGGAACTGCGGGATGGACGGCAACAACGTCTATGAGTGCTCCATCCAGGGACTCGTCTGGAAGACAGGGGATGTGAACGCCAACTCGGGCAACATTCATGGTTTCTCGGCAAGCCGGAACCAGGTGACGACGACTCGCCGTGGAGACCAGTCCGTCGCAGCAAACCCCCTGCTCGGCGTTTTCTTCGGTCGAGGGCTTTTGTCCGGCACCGGCTCGGTCAACATGCACTCGATCTCTGTCGATGAAAACCAGATTTACCTGGCCAACCCCGACGACCAAGGCACTGAATGGACGGGCATTCATCTGCGACTGTCTGCGGTTAACAATGACGGCGGGGGGCCTGTCCCCAGCGGCATGACCACCATCAGTTGTGACAGGAACCACATCCGAAACACAGGCTACAACGCCATTGACTTTGAGATGCTGGGCTATACCGAGCAGAACGCTCAGGGTGACCTGACCAATGTCACCAAGGTCAAGAATGCCTCCTGCTCGGGCAACCTGATCATTGGCGGGACGGAGATGGTAACCAGCGTTCACCGGGGCCTTCTCCGAATCGATCTGGAGAACGCCGTCCTTCAACAGTTCACCCTCCAGGGGAACAACGTCGAAACCGTCTTTGTAGACGGTCTGGGCGAGGCTTTGGTGGTCGCCACCAACTACCTCCCCCCCAACCCTCCCGTGAACAATAACGACGACAACCAGTACTGGTCAGTGCAAAGCAACGTCATCACCCACGCACAGGACGGCAACGAGCATGTCATCGCAGTCATGGACGCTGGAGGTGCTACGGGCTGGCACTACGGACCTCCAGTGCAGGGAATCGTCACGGGGAACCTCAACACCTCCGACACGAATGCTAACGACGACTTCAATGGTGCGTACTGGGCCTTCGGGGGGACCAGCATCCAGTCCAACAACCTCGTGATCCCGTAGGAGGACCCATGCTGAACACACCCATCATCACATACGTTGGCAGATACGAGGATGCCGCTTCCATGGCGGCCCCAGCATCTGTGCTGTCCGCCCAGGGGTGGTTGTCCCACCGTGCGGGACTGGAAGCAGATGAGGAGATCACCCCCGCCGAGGCCCTGAGCCGCCGGAGCGCGGTGCTTGCTGCCATCGTGGCGAAGATCCCCGCTGGGATCACGCGAGTGCTGGACATTGGTTGCGGCAACGGTGACTTCGCCGCTGCCCTTCACGCGACCCGTCCTGAGGTGAACTACCGGGGCATAGACATCTCCATGGAGGCCATCGCCGCAGCCAACACAAACCTGGAGACCTCCCCCGGAAACCTTCCTGCAAACGTCGAGTTGCAGACGGCAAACCTCACGGAGTACCTGCTTGCAGGGGTGGATGACTGGGACTTCATCGTCTCCTCTCGCTGCGTCTTTCGGGAGACTCGCAGATCTGGCGACCGCGCCCTTCTCCGACTCATCGACAGCAAGGCTCCCAAGGGGTGGTTCATCTACGGAACCCACTGGCGCATGCTCCGTCCCGATCTTCAGTACGTCATGCAGGAAGCGTTGACCAACAGCACCGACCCCACCGAGCACTACTTCAAGGGCGCTCAATCCTTTCTGAATGTCGATGCGGCGTTCGTCGGGTACGAGAAAGAGCACCCGGCCTACATCATCAGGGGGGCCTCCGTGGCTCCTGCGCTTGATCCCGGCAAGTACCAGAAGTTCGATGTGATGAAGAACGGCAAGTTTGAGGAGGCCCGCGCACAGGGGACCCTCAAGTACGACTCAGGCATGACGGAGTACAAGAGTGCTACGTTCGACGCCCAGGGGCAGTTCACGGGAGAGGTGGTCGTCGCCAAAGCCGGTGCTCCCGCGAAGGCCGAACTCGCGACCCTGGAGTCACAGAAGACCAACCTTCAGAACCTCAAACAGATCGCGGGGTAGGACATCAACATGAGAATCTTCACCGACATCGCCAGCCATGACACGACAGGGGTCGCTCCGGGCGGGCGTATCGTTCGTACCGACTCCACCCCCGTGCAAGGGGAGGAGACCCCGATCAACGGTCAGTGGGTCTTCCCCGTCCCCGAAGGCGCAGCACTGACGGTGGACTCGACCTCCTTCTGGTTCCCTCAGGAGGACCTCGACTCGATCCCCTCACGAACGGCATCCGAGTTGCTGATCCGCTACCCGATGTACGACCACATCATCTACAACTTCTACCTCGACAACGGGGACACGGACGCCTTCGATCTGTCGAGCCCCACCCCGCAGCCAACAGTTGCGACCACGACCCCGCCGATGCCTACCATCCTGGGGGCCAACGCGGTGCCGCGCTGCCAGTTGGGAGGCCCTACAGGCGCTCCCTCAGTCGGCATGGTTCCCAACTCCCTGGGTGTCCTGCCTCGGACGGAAGGCCGCCCGAACAACCTTTTCGGCTCGCTCGTAACGGCGATGATTGACCTGTGGTACTTCAACCCCTGCTACATCGAGGTCAATGATCCGGTCACCCTCAACCCCGGTGACATTGTATCCCTCGACGCCCTCCCTCTTGAGGCGATAGCAGGTGTTCGCGTTTCCGGCGCTGACAACTTCTCTCTGAGCAGCGGAACCGCTGCGGGCATCGCAGCGGACATCGTGGCTGCGATCAACGACCCGATCAACTCCTTCTCGACACTGGTGCTGGCGACGATTGACCCCACGGTCCCGAGCCGCATCCAACTGCGTCCCGTGCCTCCGACCAACACTCAGGTCACCGTCGTTGCTGCTGGTGGGGTCACCGGGTTCACCCTCGTCGAGTCCCACCCTGGCACCGACGAGGTGATGATGTGGTGGAAGGTCAACCGCATGACGGTGACCGAGGACCAGGGCAACACTCAGGCTACGACCCCGATTGGCAACACCCCAGCCATCAAGAGCCTTGTCGAGATCAATGAGGAAGACCCCGACCTGCTGGTTTACGCCAGCGTGGATGACGGAAACTCCTGGTATCGCATCCCCTACCTTGAGCCGATTGACTTGATCAACGCGGGCACCGAGTTGCGGGTAGCATTCATCAACCTCGGCACTGACAAGATCTATGTCGAGGGCTTCTGCGTCCTGTTCCCTGACCTCTTGCCTCCGCTGTAGTCATGCACCACATCTCTATCCACGACCTGAAAGGCGATGAGCGCCGCCGCTGGGCAGAGGCTCGCAAGGCCGCCTATCGCAAGGTATTGCGGGATCGGGGGGCGTCTGAGCAGCAGCGCAGGGAAGCCCGAGCCAAGTTGAACGCCATCGACCGCCCTTCCCGGTAGTCCGGCTATCAGGTCCACCGGGGTAAGGGTGAGGCTTGCCTGATCCATCGCTTACGGAGACATAGACATGGCCCAAGACTTCGGAAACGGCGTGAGCCGCACACTGTCGGCCATCCAGCGTCAGTTTCAGACGGTGGTTTGGCAGGCATCAAAGCCCCCGCTCGACTCCGAACTGAACCTGATGTCGCAGATGGAGATGAACCGCCTGGCCGAGGTGGTGCGTTCCCAGATGCACTCAGGGTTCCTGTTGGACCCGATGAACGCGGATGCGGACTTCGTGACCGGCAAGGACTGGTCAAACTGGTTCAAGTTGGGGCGTCCCTCCACCAACGA